TTATCCGTTGGCGGGAGCAAAAACTTGCTCAAGTGCAGCAATATCAAGCCCCAAGTTCCCCACGAGTGGAGGATTTTCAAAAAAGACCACTTCCCCTGCTAGAGGAGGAACTGCGGGAGCTAGAGGCGCAGCGACTTGCTTTTTAGCCCGACGCCGACGCCTCTTTTTTTCAACAAGTTTCCCTTTTGGCTTGCAAAGCCCACGCTCTACAAGGAAGGCAAACAAATAAGGATACTGGCTTGAAAAATTCTCTACAAACGAGCAGAATTTTGTTGAATCGCCCATATCGCATACTGACGCTACGCCTGTTTCACAGAAATCTACTAGTGCAGAAACGAACTCAATATTCTTGAAAAACGCCTCTTTTTTCAGCGTTCCCTTAAACAGACGTATTTCAATAGTCTGATTGCTATTCAGGTTTACAGCGGTATGATGCCCCTCTTCCCCAATCCATGCAGGGCGATTACGCTTTCCTGTCTTATTGCACTGGAAAGGAACATCGCATACACGCTTTGTTTTGGTAAAATTGTTGTATCTATTGCTAGCTCTTTGCGCAATTGTTCGTATAAACTTGCGATTGTTAGGGTTAGTAATAAAGTTTACGATTTTGCCGATTTGTAGATTTGTCAAAGATGCTCGCGATACATGGATATGCATACCGCAATTATCCGTAAAGAAGCTGGAAAGCAATCCCTTTTCCTCGAAAGCGTTAAAGAATAGCTCCCACTCTTTAATATGACGCTTATATGTAGCAGGTGCGCTAACAATCTCAAACCCACCACGCCCTTGATCTTTCAAGGAACTATCATGTTTGCACAAGATGAATGGATTGGGAAAACAATCGTAAACACGCTTTGCAGCACGTTCACGAGTAAGGTTGTGATTATAATCAATCTCAACCTCAAGCTCAATGCCGAAAAATCTTTCGGAACCTTGCTTGCTAGCATTTAGCATTACTGGTGGACGATTGCCACGCGGAATGATTGCATGCCCTGGAATTCCCTTATTGTAAAACACCTTGCGCCCATCATCATCACGCATGAACGGATCATCCATCATCTGTTCAATTTTTGTGTGATAACTACGAACCATATTTTTCATGCAACTACCACAACAACCATCCTGTAGGCGGTTGGCATGGAATGCCCCATGACAAATCGTACATTCTGTATACTTCGCTGCACAACCACCGCAATACCAACGGTGACTAAACTTACGTGACTCAGCTTTGTAGTCTAAATTTCCGCAGTCATTACACACAATGAACTTTGTTTCGCGGCAGCCGCCGCAAGCATTAATCTTCTGCCTACCCTTTACGGTATAGGTGTCGATATAGATTTTTGCCATGCGTGAATCACAGCAAGAACAAACACTAAAATCCTGATCCTGACAATTAGCGCAGCAGGCAGTCAGCTTAAAGCCAACTGTGGTAAACCGAAGCCCATCAAGAGCAAAGTCCTGAGAGCATACACCGCAATTGAATTTCGTATTTGTAGTTGTGTGAGGCATACTTGTATTTAATCTTTCTTTCTGGTGCTGCTTATGATTACCTAGAAATAACATCATTATTCTGCTATTAAATGAGATTTATTACGTTTGGATTTTTATAGCACCAGTCATATATGGAAAGGATTAAAATTGGAGGTCGTCTGCGTCTTGGTAGCGACTCTTCAGCATGTGGCGAGTAACATCGTTACCAACCCCCATCCACCTATAGAAAGCTACCTCTGCTGCCCTTGCTCGTTGTTCCCTTGGTGATTCCATATACCCATGGTTGCCGTTATCAGGCTCTTCATCAAGAAGATGAGCAACCTCATGAACTATGCTTAACTGCACCCCATCAGCATCCTGTCTACCATTTACTACAATGATAGGGTCATCTGCATTCACCTGAAACGGAATTTTATTCTCTTCCGTTTCAATCCAGAAATTATCAATCTGCTCTCCGCCATGAACCAACGTAGAGTATACAATGTGTTCCCCGTGATAAAGAGGATGTTTTGTAACATATATATCTACATCTTGTACGTTCTCAATCTCATGAGGAAAGGCGGCATTCAAGAACTGGTTGGCAGCATTAAAATCCTGCAATTTAGCAGGTTCAAATAGCTGTGAGTTCTGGCTCGTAAATATGAGCTTTAAGGACTTAGCCGCCTTGGGGTCTAGAGATATTTCTCGGATGTTCTTCATAGTCTCCATATTCAATATTGGATAGTCGCTTTCCTTCGCGATATTCAATATCTGTCTTTCCTATATATGTGCATTACATATAGATGGGCGTAGACGCGCTAAATGCGCGTGCTTGGTACGTGCGTAACACGCGCATGCGTAACACGCGCATTGAACACATGTGTTGGTAGCACATCAGAATAATTATTCCATTATCGTGTAGATAAGTTAAAACTTTATAAAAGTATTACTCAATTTGAGGACATCATGCAGTTTGCAGCCCTACCTACCGTTGAACTTCCAGAAGACGTTCTAAAAAATATACAATTAGGACCAAAACGCTCCTATATCCGTCGCGAACCAGCCGTTCCATTTGACGACTTCTATGATACTATTGTCTTGCCCACAATGCAACATGTTGCAGCTAAAAACATTAAAAAGAATATGGCAATGACCATATCTGCTTTGTGTGGATGTATAGACTTTCTACCAATACATCCCGACTATACTGGGACTACGAATCCGTTTCAAACATTCTCTTCCTCATTAACTAGAAAAATGCTTCAGCCAGCTTACAGCGGGAAGAATCCAACAAAAGCCCAATCAGTAAAGCCTGCCACAATTGCTTTAGATCAAACCACGATTCCTGTTCACCCTCAGCTAACACTTGAGCGCGGAGTGCCTAAAGCCATTATTGATCGCTTTGTGCAGTTGTGTAATAAATACCATATAGATCACAGAATATTCACCCAAACGGGTGGTAGTATCACCTTGACAAAGAACTTCCTTATGGTTGTATCTTATTGGGCATCGGATCAAGGGTTAGAAGCAGACAAAAAAATATGGGGTAGCCTAAAACCTATGCGCTATGTTCCCACTAGATGGCTGGATGATAAAGACTTACCCGAATATATAAAGAAGAAAGTGAATGGCAGAAAACCAGGCAGACCAGCGAGAATAAAAACTTAAGACCCCTGTATTTATACTCGTTGACATGATCCCAGTAAGGTTCGATGATATTTGTTGTTCCTTAAATGAATATAATCGAATGTCGATTGTTTTTATGTTACACCCTCATCATATCCTGTTGGAGACCATTACGTATGGCTGAAGTATCCGATTTACAAACCACCACCCTAGTAACGAGAGGTTTTAAGAACCAGATCGTTGAGCAGTTGGGAGAATCCTTTGAAGAGCAGGCAGGGCTTTCTACAGATGCTGCTACTGAAGAAGACCAGTCTCTTGCTGCAATCATCCCAGTAGACCCCAAAGAGACAGAGCTTCTGGCTCTCGCCCAGCACGGCGACGATGAAGCCCTTACAGTAGTTTGGAAACTATACGAAGAGAAAATCTTCAATGCAGCGCTACGAATTCTCCGCGATTATGATGAAGCTGAGAATGTAGCCCAAGATGTATTTATTAAGTTTAAGAACAACATCCATACATTCCAACTGGGTAAGTCGCCACTACCTTGGCTGAACCGTATTTGCAAAAACCATTGTATAAATATACTTAACCGCGCTCGTCGTCACCCAATTAACTTGGTGGGATCAATTAGCGGTGATGATGCAGTCAACCAGGATTCTGAAACCTCTCAGTATTATGAGGCAGAGGATACGAGCACGCCATCTCCATTTGAAATTCTTTCAAAGCGCGAAGATATCGCCAATCTACGTCAGGCAATCACCCGCCTCCACAAAGATTTCCGCGACATCATTTACCTGCACTATACTGAGGAATTACCATACAAGGTAATTGCTGAAAGATTAAACATCCCAATCGGCACAGTAATGAGTCGGTTATTCAATGCAAAAGCTAAGCTACGTGAGGAATTTAAGAAGGTTGAAGCAGGGGTGTAACCGCGCCCAAAAAATAAGCACTTTTCTTTAGGGAAATGCTGAATTTATAGTCCCTTAGCTAGTATGTAAGATAGCTAAGGGACTTTTTTGTTTTGTGCTTGTCCTAAAGCCAGAATATTTTTTTCACATTTAGTGCATTTGGTCCTTGACTTGGATCAGGAAATCCAAAATCCTAGCCAGCGAATCAACATGTCACCTTTGGGGGAGTACCCGCACTATGGAGCAAACGAAACGCCGCAGCATTGTAGCGAAAGCTGTTCGAGAAGCAATTTTGAACGAAGACCCTGATGCTGTGGTTAAGCTCAAAACGAAGGAACCCGATTCCACCATTACTATGTTCGGGAAGCCTTTCACCATCCCCGAAGCTGAGCAGGTGGTCTCTAAGATTTACCACTCAATTGGGCTGGCGATCAATCTCTACGATATGATTAATGAGGTTGATACTATCAACGCTATTGATGAGCTTGTAGAGAATGGCACTATTTGCCTTCCTGAAGAAGAAGAGCAAGAAGAAGTTCCCCAGTACACACGTAGCTTGGATCGCGGATACTTCCCCACTCGTTCCTTAGATAGATTTAATAATTAGTGGAATAATCCCATGCCTCGTCTGTATTTATTAATATGAGTGACAGCAATTGCGATCACGTTGGACTGGATGTGGAATTTGATCAAGGAGAGTACACCTTTAAGTGTACAGCCTGTGATCAAGTGGTTCTTCGTGATCCCATTTTGCCTCGCGCATTATATCAAATAGACAGGATGACACTCATTGCATTACAAGTTGCTACCAGAAGACGACAAGTGGAGAGTATTGACACCGCAGGGTAGACCCGTATCTGTTGAAGGCTTGACTGTCTTCACTAGGGCTGAATCCATACAGCTTGCGGCATACCTTTCGAAACAAACTCCAGGTGTTTTCGCAGTTATGTATCTTGGTCCATGGCGCGGATGTATGAAGCATGTAATGTTCAAATACCTTGTTGAAGCTGGCAGCATTGTTGATACATGGAATTTGGAAAACCCTGAGTATGATCCAACCTATCCAGTGAATGTATACTGGGTTCGTCGTCGTCGCGGGGGTGATCCAGGTGTCATCACTGGCAATGGTATTTCTACTCCTAAAAAGCCACGGGCGCTTACTCACCAGGAAAAGCGCAATGTTAAAAGACAGAAACAGCGTAAGAAAGAAGCCGCTAGATTTAAGAAGTCTCCCGAAGTACTGCGGGAAAGAGCAGATATCAGAAGACAGATTGCACGCTTCAGATTGAAGTATAGCAAGCGGCAAGGACCAGTAGCAGAAGCAGTTTAAGAGAGAGGGTTAATTCCCTCTCTCTTTTTTTATTGCTGCTATACGAATAAACCAGCATTCTGGCAAGTAGATGCTTCAACACATTTAATGTTAAGTTCTTTAAGAAGGTCTTTATAAAGCATGGTTTTTCTGTCACATACCTTTACAAGCTCCCGAAGTTCTTCATACGACAAATGAGCATATTCGCTGGGTTTCTTATTCAAAATTGTAACAGCTACATCAAACCGCTCATTAGAAATAGCGTGTTCTAGTAAAATGTTCCAAACCTTTACTTCCTTACCGTCGATCTTCTCGACGTTTCGAATTAGGGTTCCTCTCGACTGCTGAGTATATCGCTTCTCTAGAAGCTCGAACATCTTAGCATCTGCATTAGCACAGGCTATCCCATACATATCAAAATTAACCGAACAACTGCGCTTGCCTGCTTTTATTAGACATAGCTCTGCTAATGCGTAGTGATTTTGGGCAATTGCAATGTATGCAGCTAGGTTAAATTGCATGGTTGGTTCTGCCCCAAACTTCATAACCAAAGCTTCAGCTACTGAATAATGCTTATGTTTTACTGCTTCAATTAAAGGTTGTCCGTCTGCTATGTTTACATTGGCACCCCTTTTGCAAAGCACATATACAGTATCAAGGAAACCATCTTTGCACGCTTCGATTAAAGGATCACCGTTTGGATCAATTTTACACTGGGTTACTAAAAGCTCAACCACCCTAGGCTTGCGAAGCCTGATAGCTTCCATAAGTAAGGAGCGGTTGGCAAACGACATATCAAAGCCTGTTTTATAGGCGCTCTTAAGCTTTCCTAAATACTCGTTATAAACAGCATCAAGAACTTCTTTTTTCGTAAATCGTCTCATTGGTTTCCTCTATATAGTACTATAGTATAACGCTAGCATTATTCACTAAGACATTGAATAACAAGGCGCTACGACAGTAGATATGACTTGATACGAAAGCTGTAAACAAAGCAGCTACGAAAAAATGTAAAATGAATGAATACGATTCAATAGACACGGTATTATAAAGCAAGAAAACAAAAAACACTCTCCGCAAAGAGTAAATCCAATGGAGGATACGCAACATGGCACCACTAACTAAGGTTCAGATCGCAAAGAATGAGATTCTTGATCGATTCGATGCGCTGCCTATCGATGAACAGAAGGGCTTGGTAACTGGTCTTCGTGACCGTTTCCTAGCAAATGCAGTACGATCAAGCGCGGCAAGTCTGTTTGCCCCTGTAGACGTTAATAGCGTCTTGGAAGCAGTAACGGGCGATGCTCCGCAGATGGCAACCGCGCCATCACTTCCTTATACGGGTAAAAAGCGCGGTCCAAAACCAGGTTGGAAGCAGAATCGCCAGATTGCTTCCAATGCTGAAGCAGACGAACCTGAGGACAAAACTCAGCACCTTATCGAGCAGATTTGCAATGCTCATCCTGAAGGCATCAACGTTCTCGGTATTCGCGATGAACTTACGTCAATGCCTGAATTCCATACGAATTCAGAGGGTGACAATCTAACCGCTCTGATTCGCAACTGCCTCACTCGTGCGAAAAAGAACAAGCAGATTCGCCACTTCGCTCGCGGTCTGTATGGTCCAAAGCAGCGCGGGGTAGGGCGTCCTCGCCTTACTGAAGTTGGGGTCGGCGTAAACTAAAACTGAAAGCGGCACTGTAAAAGGTGCCGCTATTTTTTTGTATACAAATAGAACATTTGATCTAGCCGAATAATAGCATTAATTATTTGTTATTAAGTTATGGCTAGTAAAAGAGCAATAAGACGAAAGAAAGAGCGCAAGCAAAAGCAATTGCGCGAGTCTGCCATTGCCTCTTGCGAGAGAAAGAAAGCCTATGCCACAGAAGGCGCTGCCTTTAATGCCCTTAGGAAGACCGCAGGGCTAGGAAGAAAAGACGACCTAAGATACACAGCCCTTCATATTTATAAATGCCCTAAATGCTCTCTATTGCACATTGGGCATCGGTCCAGGCTAGAGAGAAAATGGCAGTACTTACATAATCACAAAGAGCGTTTGGATTTTATCCCTACCAATCATATACCTAAAGCCCCTATCCCTGAAGTAGTTATCCAGGCGGAGCCGATGGAAAATGTCAACCTTGTGTCAACCTCATTTTGCACGAGAGCAGTGACCTTTATCAAAAAATCAGTGAATAATTTCTTAAATAGAATAAGGTCAAAGTTCATTAGTACGTAAAGTGAGAGGTAAAACAAATGCAATGGCTATCAGCCGACATGTTCTTGCAAGATGACAATAGAAATCTGATTGCAGTCGTTAGGGTCAAAGAGTTTCCTGATGGCAACATTCACCCAGAACTCAAAGTGACTGGGCGGACATGGGTCAAACTCCAGGTGGATGACTATGAAGACACCAAGGAGATTCGGCGTGCTGCGATGGCATATCTAGAGGAGATGGGACTTATTCCCACCCCTGATGAATGCAAAATCAAGGCGGATACACCTCCCGTGGTTCCTCGCGCCATCGCTAAGGAGCTAAGGCAATTGCGTGACATAGAGAAGAGCCATCGTAAACGGGGCGGAATTGATCCTGTGCTCCAGGGCACGATTAATGCACGCAGGAAAGAACTTGAGGCTCTGATAGAGAAGGAAAACAAGTCCCAGCAGCCTGCTGGGACTGAATCCATTGATCCTGATCTATTTCTCCAACTTTCTAAGAAGGCAGATTTACTTATGAAGCATGGTGTGCATAGTCGTACCAAGCAACAAATAATGGCAGACCTACTAAAATCGCATGAGCTTAGAAAGATGCCTGATGATTTCGCACGCCAGATGTTGAAGCGTGCAGGATACCACTCTTAATTACCTTTAGTAGCAAGTTATATTCGTAGCAATGTATACGCAAAAAAGTTTCGCATAGCGTTTGGATTTCCGAGCCATCAATCATATATGTAAAAGCCAACCTAGCCGCGAAACATCTAGTTATCTAGTAGATATCTATTATCTACCTTTTTAGTATACATCTATCTCAGGGGTCGAGCTTGGTCTCTCCCTAGAACAAAAGATCAACTCCCCCTTTCTCTCCCTTCTTGGTTTAGACCTGAATAAATAATTCCTATGTTGGTAAGTAAGATAGGGTGGCTAACCTTTGAAGAACTTTGCCTCTCATAAGGGCTTATACTTCTTTGAAGGACATGGGTGGGACTCTTTCTCCCCTCATGGCTATTTTACTCAAGCGAGGTGCCTCAGGTTTAAAAAGCAGTGTGGTCTGTGGATATCATATAGGGTGCGCAACCTAATGAATGAAGCTTACAAACACTTTTTGGATCGTTGCGAAACTTGTTAAAATTTTCAGAAGCCGTTGCACTGGTCGTAACGGCTTCAACCACCCACAACGTAATGCGTCACCGATACGCACTCACAATTCGGTTTACCAGCCAGCGGGAAGCTGGCAACTATTTAAAGTGTTGGTACATAAGGTGCCTTCATAGCCCTCCAAGGTTAAAGCCCTGGTCAGTGATTTATTGGATTCCAATACTCTTTGCGGAGATTACTGATCAGGGTTTTTGCGTTTGTATATAACTACAAAACGCTATCATTTTTTATGCATATGAATTTGGCATTTTTTCGAGGATGTATTTTCACACCCTTAAAAAGAAAAACCCCCAAAAGCGCGAGACGCACACGTGTAAGTCACGCATGCGTAAGTCACGCATCGGGGGTGTGAAGAAGACACATGCGTTAGTTACGCATGCGTCTTTGACGCATATGGGGGTCCATCCAGTGATACTGACTCATCCAACATGTATCCACCAGTACACAATAAACCCTTAGGCTTTGTTGTATCCTTCTTTTCCGCTACGTGAGTTTCCCCACTTGTTGGCGGAGGGGGCGGAGGAGGTGGTGCCGAGGCTACCTTCTTCGCTTCTATCTCAGCCCTCTTCTTCGCTTGCAAAGCATTCCACTGATCAATTACTTCTTGCTTGGATAAAGGTTCCATTTCCTGAACTTCTAACTCAGCAGGAATCACAGGAAGCGCAGGCAGTTTTCCGCCGTAGTATGTCTTTATTTCCCTTTTGCTTGAGATTCTGCATCCTGGCAGCGGATACGCAGCAGCTTTATATCTTTTATAACGCTTTGTCTTATCACCCTTAATAGCATAGTTTTTAAATTTGCGCTTAGGTGGTGGTTTGACTTCACGCTCTTCTCTTGAGTATTCACCAGTTTCAGGATTATATACAAGCAATGTCTCATATTCTACTTTTACTGGAGTAGGAGGATTATTCACGTGAGTCTTTGTTGCGGTCTTTTTCTGGTTTGGACTAGGAGGCTCTCTAAGAGCACAGCCAACCAAAAACCCATCAGGATCATAACGAGCGATCTGCGTACAGATAGCAATCAGACCTACAAAACACATGAATCCCAAAGTGGCTTGTGTTCCCATAGTGGTACTCATGATCAACAATAGAACTGCACCGAAGAACGCACCGAAGCCCATAAAGCATCCCCACGCCCATCTGTCGCTCTCGTAATAATCATCATTACCATAAATATTGCCACTTGGATATTTAGACATTTTTCCTCATATTTTCTAGAAATTTTTACACAGAAAAAACGGGGCGTTCAGAAGTCGGCTTTTCAAGCTGTTAAGTCGCCTTTTCAAACACCCGTACATCAGTTTCTTCTATATTAGATACCACAAACACTTGGAAACATTCACTCGCAATCGTTCAAATACTGCCGCCCGAATATCTCTTTAATGCCGCGAATCATTATTAAGCAAAGCTGATACAGTCCATAAACAATTCCCCCTACAACAGAGGCAACCAATAATGGCAAATAGCAAATAGCGCAAATAAAGGCAAACTTATTTATTGCAAAATCAAACTCTTCTCTCACGGCATGTCTTTTGCCTATTCCTGCCATGAAGATCACATACAGTAACGTAATAAAATATATCGCACTATACAAGCCTTGCGTAATAAAGTAAAGCCATTTCAAATACGGAAATACCCATACAAGAAAATCCCACATTAGTTCACGCACTCTTTCGTGGTCAGTTTTTTATAAAAAGCCTTAACTCCCTTAGCAAACACAATCAGATACGGGACAATCCAGCATACCGCATAAATCCAGTTTGTCTTAATATATTCAATCTCTCGATTGATATACTGTTCGTTTGTCATATGCATGAGGTAGCCATTGCCATCTACTGCTTGATTTTGCAGATCGCCCTTGCCAAGCATATACAAAATCGTTACGAACTTAGCAAGAAACACTACAAGCACACAAGCTTGAATCACGCAAGCAAATAAGAATGCCAGTATTAACACAATCACTATAGCGTCTAAAATCATTTTACCATATCCTTAACTACCTTTACTGTTCCTACTAAACTCGATGCCACAAACTGCGCTACTGAGCCAGCAATTTGCCCTGCATTCTTCAGCCCATAATAAAGCCACGCAGCGGGAAAGCATATAGCGTACTTTAGGTAATGCTTAAGGTCTCTGATATGCTGACTATGATCCCTATGCGGATGAAGTCCCACACTGATGCATGTTATGGTAAAGAATATTAAGTAGATTACAAAAGCCGAAACTTGAATGATACAATACATAATAAGTAAGTCTTGCGCCCAATTTTGATTCATCTGTAATTTCCTCTTTTTATCCGTGTAAAGCCGAAAAAGACCCTAGTATAGAATCTTCTAACTTTCACTAATTATTCAATCGTTTTGATGTTTTCATACAACATTGATTCTAATAGACTTACATAAAACTTACGCAAAATATGCAAAATATGCGTTTTTCAAATTCTTTACCCAGGTTTTCTCTAAGTGTTTATTAGTCAATAAGCTAGGCAAAACTCGTCATTTTATATTCAAATCTTTTAACGCTTCCGAAGAAGCGCCCTCGTGTTTCTCACTATACAAAAACAAAGTGCTAGAACAAACATTATCGGAATCATAAACAGCCAAGTTATAAGATATCCAAACCACGAATACTCTGCCAAGATAATTTTTGTACCATCACGCATCTCATTCCATTTAAGTGAATGCCATAACTCTTGCTCTAGCTCTTCCAGATTTTCCGCCATTAGTTCCAATACTTTCTATCTTTGTTCCACTTCGCCGCGCTCTTACACAACTGTTTTGGATTCTTCGCCATGCGGATAAATCGAACTGTTGGAACAGGAGCAAAGATAAGACAAAAGATAGTTGTCCATGTAACGCCTAGAAAAGTGATAAACGCTATTGTCGCTATTACATTCAATTGACAAACCTTTTCACTTGCTCTTCTGCATTTCCGTCAAAGCGAAAACCAAACGTGATCTTCGCATACACTCTATCCAAAAAAGCGCAGTACGCATTTATCCGTCCTCTTACTACGCGGTGAACCTGACTTATTGAACCTAAAGAGACAAACACACTTCCCACACATTTTACCAGTCCTACTATAACCTTTGCGATTACGCAGTACACAACGAAAAGCAGTGTCAAGACTGCCCACAGTACAACCACTGCCAAGCGTTGTCTTTCCTGCGTTTTTTCTAGCTCTACTTGACTCAGGCATAACAACGGTATTACAACGATCATTACTAGTACGAAGATTACATAATAGAATGGATGTGCATTTACTTCTGTATATCCATTAGATAGTACTTGTGCTATATAGTGTGATATGTCTTTAGGTATGTACATAGATTCTTTCTCTTTTGTTATACAATGCACTATATGGAGTATTCACATGAATGTAGTGAATGGTATTCACATGAGTTATGCGAATGTATTCACCTGAACGTAATGAATGGTATTCACTTTCACCTGAGTTCTACGAATGGTATTCAGTTGTTTTAAAAGATGTAGCGTGTAGGGATAAAATACATCTTTTCCTTGATATTGCTAGGGGTTAGTTTCCCAGCGTTCCCCCGTTTCCCGTTTTTCCGATTAAAGTGGGTCTTCCTTCGCGATCACATCCTTTAAGATCAATAAAACAATCACAACCGCAGCGAGCATCACGCCTGTCCACTCCACTGCACCAAGAATCCTTTTGTATATACATCTCACCATCTGAAGTATTCCTTAACAGATTGCCATATTGTTATTGAACTAAGCATAATCATTGCGAGAAGAAACGCCTCGATATAAATGACCGCAAACTTTATCATGAACCAGTCAAGGATTTGCAAAGGGGTCTTTCCCTTCCAGTGCTTTGCGTGGAAGGCGTTGTATACACCTTGGATGTTCATTGCATGACCTGTGTGCTGGTGGTAACAACGCGCACATTGGTTGTCACATTCTCATTCGGGACTCTAATGGGGAGATTGTGCGCGATAAAGATGTCTGTATAAGTGTCTGTCTCCACAAGCTTCACATCTCTGTGGGTGTATGTTGCTGTTTCCTGAAAAAATGCTCCGTATACAATAACCCCTACGCCGCCAACAACAATACACACAACAAGACCCATCAAGCCATTAAGAATAACGTCTTCCCAGTCAATCTCATCGGCAAGCTTATCTATAAACCAATAGACAATGTTTTCCATAAACCATTTGTATGTTTGATTAATCATTGTACAATAAAGGTTTGATCACCGACCTCGATTTCTGTTCTGTCACTGTGCTCAATCACTGTGATATCTCTCAGCTTGTGAACCTTTGCGTCCTTCAATGCTTCCTTGACATTTTGATGATCAATATATGCTACCAGTCCCATCAAGCCAACAAAGATCGTGATGAAGGCTCCCATGAGTATTAAGGGGAAATGTCTATAAAAGAATCTTCTGATTGCGTTCCACATTTGATTAATCATAGGTACATTGGTGTCCCATTGATGATATATAGCATTGGCTCATAATCCCCGCCGCTTGTTGCCATGGGTACATAGTTCTCCCCCGACGCTTCGGACGCTGAGCTATTTTCTTGCGGCGACTGGCTGACTGACGTAAGAAGCACTATGAGTATTATGATTACAGGCAAAGGTATGCAGAGAATAAATAGCAGTATTCCCCACCAGTCATGCGGCTCTTTACGCGCCAGATCACTGATCCTTGTGTTTTCATTCACCTGATAAAACCGTCTTCTCTCCATGCTTGCATACTTTCTCATTGAGTTAGTAAGTCCAGCTTTTGATCAATTGCTGCTCTTTGTTCTTGAAGGCGCTCAATTTGCTGCTGCTTACTTTTCCGTTTACAGCCGCATCCTTCAGGAGCAGTCATGACAATAATAGCAAACAAGCCAATGATTCCGAAGAAAAACACAAAGGGCGCTACTGCATGCCAATCAATTCTGTTTTTAAGGTTTCTGAAATATGTAAGGGTCTGATGAACTGCATCTAGTTTCTTAGCCATTGTTTCCCACTGTTCCAATCCGTTTTCTTTGTACGATCTGGCGCAACTCTGCTTCTGTTAACTCTCTCGTCCATGCTCTGCCTACATTGGGAGCAACCTGTGCAAAAGCATCATTTAAAGCCTGATTCAATTGCTGTTGAGATACTGCTTGTGGAAATGCGACTCCCTGCGGTCCTTGAGCCTGAACAGGTTCAGGCATTGCTGCTTCAACTGCATTTGGCGCAGGGAAGGCTGCTGGAGGCGGGGCATAAGCTGGAGCCACGTTGCGCGTATTATCGCTGTAATAAAAAGTCTCAGCAGGTTCTACGTTGCCAGCATAGGCTCTTCTAACGATTTTCTCTGGTTTATCTTCGTTCTTTGGAGGATCAGGAGCTTTATATACCCACGGTGTACCATCACGGTTTAGCGGATTACCTTGCTCGTCGCTCCACATTTCACAGTCTTGGACACTGCCATTACCAGGAGCTACACCCCAATAAATAGAAGGGTCTGTAATTTTTAGGCGGACTAATCCACTGCTGCACACTACGTTATCTGGCGTCTCGCATGGCTTCTCAGCAAGCTCTTCACGGTACATTGTCTGAAAAGGAAAACTAAAACCTTTGCCGCTTTTGCTCGTCTTTTCAATCGATACTTCACCAGTGTTTGGGAAAAACTCGACAACGCGACCCAACTGCCCATAATATAGAATACGGCGATTCTTCATTGCCTCTACATCATCTGCACTCGCAATGCGTATTGGGAATGCCTCTAAAGCGCTCATAGTTGGCTCTAGAGCCATTTTAGCCTGACTTCTGTTACTATATGCGTTTGAGTACATTAAAAAGCCATCATGGTACGCTTTGATGACGTATTGTTTCATAATGCATGTATCGCTTGGGCGGGGAGGCACATTATAGCGCTCTTTGCTGGGCTTTTGTCTTGTAAGGTGAGCCTCTTCAACAATCTCCACCTTAAGAGCATGAAGTTTGAATGGCTTGAAGTTATATTTATCTAAGTCGATAATCTCCATGTCGCTACAACCTTCTCTTGCAGGGAGCAGAGCATAAAGAGTATCTGTGCGGTAGCCAGCATTACGGGCAGTGTTGGTCTTTGGGGTATAAACACCCACTTCAATTCTGTTGCGGATACCGTTAGGAGATGCATTCTCACTAATAATGACAGTGCCCTTGTACTCGAAATTCTTCTCGATAAAATCTTTAGGGTCCAATTTAGCTTTCTTCTTTGTAGCTGAAATACTCACGTCTAAACTAACTTCCTCTGGAACTTCAATCTGAAATTCTGGTATATTTAAAATGTCTTCAATTGGCATTGATGATTTTCTCTTTAGAATTACTTCTCTTGGCTATACACGCTGTCTCAGGTTTTATTCTAAGACAAATTTTATCCTATAAATAGAAAAAGAACTCCCCACTAGGGAGAGTTCTGATTTTTTCAAAAATCGAATCACCTATCGAACATTTATAATATTGTAATAACGGACGTTTTATACGATTACTTGATTTTATTATAGATACAGGCAACTAGTTAAACGTAAAAATATTTTAAACGGGCAATCTTTATTAACGGGAAAATGATATTCTAAATGTCAAACGGGCAAACGTACTGCTCCTGAACTGCGCGCTAGTCAGGGATCGGCTATTCTAGACTAACCTCTCACGCTCTATATACATCATTATAATTTAATTTTCCTTTAAAGAAATTATCTATAAATGGGGAAACCTGCATAATTACCCATAGAGAAAGAATCACTACTTGTATTGTTTGTCGTAATAGTATAACCTGTCGATGTTGCGGTAATAGTATAGCCTGTAGATGCTGGTACATCTTCAGTATAACTCCAAGTATTGCGAATGCCGTATTTTTTGTCCATATCTCTAATATAGTCAACGGCGCTCTTTTTCGTAAAGACGACTCTGGCTGTTTGATTCGTATTAATTAAGTCTTTAAGATTCATATTTTTTGCCTCGTCTATAGTATTTAGAAAACGCTGGCTCAAGCCCACTAGTAGTTGTAGACATTGATTGCATAAGTACTTGTCTAGATGATGGCGCTGTTGCAGTTAAAGTCTTTCCTGCTCCTCGTCCAATCCTTAGTTCTGCCTGTTTATAAGTAACATCTTTAGCAAACAAATCTCCATACATAGCTTTATAGTAATCTCTGAATGAATCTTCGTCACTGCGTTGCTTAACAAAGATAAACTTTACCGAATGATTTTCCACCAAATCTTTAATTAGCATCTCTGCTTCCTCTGATAGAGCCAACTACTTTATTGGTTCGCTTGCAGACAATATCTCCATTGTCATTTAAAAGATGGTTTCCCCAATTTGTCGTTAAATTCTCTTTGGTATCTCTCGTGCCAAGAAATCGGGGTCGCGGTGTTGCGGCGTCTGGCATTCCTCTCTTGCCTTCTCTTTCTTTTAAGTCTTTCTTTTCGGCGGTCCTCGACACCCTTAGACAGATTTTGCGGATGCAGAGGCACATGTATATATTGAGATTTTGCTGAATGTTTTTCGATCAAAGTAAATAAATAATTCAAAGTCTTTGTGCTTAAATTTGCATAATCGGTATCTATGTCAGGAGGGTAATCAAGCGAATGCCAAATATCTTGTTTCTCAAAAATAATCTTTAAGTGATTATTGGTTATAGCGCTCTTAAGATTCATACGTAATCCATACCACTTGATAATTCGTGTACCTTAATCACTGCCATTATCATAAACCGCCATTTGATATCTTGGTCTTTAGCTGACTCTGCATACATTCTGGCGTGTACCGAATCGCCCTTCATTAAACATTGTATGCATTTATAAGCAGTCTCTACACTCTCTTGATCGATATCATCGTCTTCTTCTACTAGAAGATTATAGCCTTGAATTGCTTGTTCGATGACCTTTTGGATCGATCTTTTAATTTCAACGTTCATGAACACCTGCTACTGTTTTAATCCCGCAGAACCCCTAAAACTAGGTAAAACTTGGGTATACTTTAACTACTATTTAATCAAGGCATTATTCGAAACGCTCTTATTTATTATTTCTCTACAACTAGGGCATAGATAATCTGTGCCAATTAGACGAAACTCGTAACCGTCTTTAAGCCGACATCCGAAGCAAGGAATCTTGCTAAACTTAATCTGTATACAATGACCTTTCATCACTGTTTCAAGCGGCTGCTTATTTAGGCTCATATGTGAAATGGCAGGTTTTTGAAACTTTTTAGCGATACGTGTTAATAGTGATTTCATCTTAATAATCATTCAATGCGTCAGGATAATTTTCTTTAAACCATTCTTGCAACTCTTTGGCATCGGCGTGGTTATCATCTAGCAGAAACCTATACATATACCTACATAAGGAAACGCTAAAGCGCACATCTTCTGGCTTAGAAAGAACAGGGACTTTTCGATCAAAGTTCTTTAAAAATTTACCAACAGTTTCATAGGTCTTCCAGAAGTGAGCCTCTAAATGCCAGCCCTCTTTAGTAAAGATAACTCTTACTGACCTATGAGCATAATTTTTAATACTATTTGCCATTAAAGTATATGTTCCTCAGTATTTCTTCATCCTCAGTTTGTTGGATTGAACGCTTAGCATTTATTTGCGCTCTATCTACTATATAAAACCGCCTTGCCTTAATTTCACTTAGGCTAATTTGAGGATTTGCACCGATTTGAAAAGTCGGAACAAGGAAAGTGCCTTCAGGCTGTTCTTTAGTAAAGACAAAATGTATGGAATGGCTTTGCAATATCTGCAAAAAGTTGTTGCTTAACATGTGTTACATTTTCCTAAATAAAAAAGCTTATATACATGTATATCTTGTATATAAGCTTTTATTTAGAAAAATTTTAATCTAGTGGAGAAATAGTAACAACTTCTTTTAGTAGGTCGAAATACTCATCTGATCCTAAGGCTGGAAAATCTGCTTCTCTCCCCTGCGATTGCCATAATTTTAATAACTCATCATCTAATGCAAGCCTTAAAATATCTACCGCCAACGCGGTATAGTGCTGGATTATCTTCGCGTCTTTTTTATCAAACTCCATCTCATCTAGCTTGAATGAAAGAACTTCATAAGCGCATCTTACAACCTCTTCGTCTAAATGGAGATTATCAGGATGGCTGCGCGGCGGACCTGTGAGCCGAATAAAATGATTCATTTGGTCATGAGCATAATTCAGCCTCTCAATGCTCTCTTTTTCTGAGAGAGGAATAGAGGGACCATCCACCACTAAATCCTTCTCAAAGACAGCATATCCATCTTCAAAATTTCTAAAGATAATGGCTTTCGTCTTAGTCAGGCGGTAATCCCGATTTAGGTACATAAATATGCCTTTCGTAAATAGTGTATTACGAAGACATTCTTTAACCTTTGCGTCTCGTTCTTGTTTTAGTTTTTGAATCTTCGCTAGCGCAAGCTCAGCAGGCTGCTTGGGCTTTGGAAGTCCAGGTGGCTCTATAAACGTCACACTTACTTTGTGTGACGCGCAAAGGTTGCGAAGTTTGCCAGTTTGCCTGAATCTGCCGAAGAATCTCGCTTTGGTAGTCATTATGCCTTTCTCTTTCATTTAGATACAAGGCAGCTTTTATTTTATTCTTCTTTTAATGCGGTATAAGCGCTAATCGCATTCGTTAACAGCGCAGTAGCCTCTGCTGAAAAATCATAATCTTTCTGACTCGCTATAAAATGATAAGCCAAGTTGTAAAAGTGCGTTTTAAGAACTTTGCTGTGCTCTGAATATAAAGAAGAAGCATGAATAATACTCTTTAAATTTTCATCGACAGGAAGTTCAATGGCAGCAAAAAACATGAGTGTCCTATGAATTTCACCATACATAGGAAGAATCATATCGTGATGCCCTGAAATACAGATTATATCCATGCATTGAACATAATTTTCATAAAAATCAGGAGTATACTCTTTAGAAAATATAAATTTTACATCACCATTATTGCATAAATCTTTAAGCACTATATATCCATACCAAATGAATCGTTAATAGCATCGTCCAACTCGTCATCTTCCGCAAAGATAATACTAAGCTCTTCTTCCGTAAGATCGGAATTTCTAAGCTCATAGATAGTTGATGCAGGAATAAGGGAATCTGGCATGTCTTTCTCACTGCGCTTCATATCCCACAGTTCCTTTGCTACTTCTGCTGCTTTCCTATCTTCTTCTGCTGGCATCATGTCGTGGGTATCTGGACTCCACACTGTATCTGTCGTACCATCAGGAAATGTAATCAAATATTCGTGACCTGTCAAGCCACTTGTTCTACCAGTTCTATTAACTCTTAGCGCCATCACTTGCTGCTTTCAATATTTCCTTAATGCGAGTAGCCATTTTATCAGAACCAGCTTCCTCAGCGGGTATTGGCTCTACTACGATTTCATCACCACTAACATAGCACTTAAACGAATCGCCCTCTTCAAGCTGATAATTTCTAAAGGAGTTTTCTTCTACTTCTGAAGTGAATGAATGCCCTGCGCTATCAATAAGCGTGATAATAGCAACATCTTCCTTATATTGCTGCAAGCAGCCACGAAAACAAAAACTCATTTCTTCCCCCGTGCTCCAATTATAACAGTCATAGTCATTTGGTTTCTGGTAAATCCAGCCTTTCAATACTCCACTCTTGTTCGTACTGCTTACGCACAGCAATCGCCTTCTCCAGCTTATCGCGTTCAAACACCATTCGCTCTGCCATATCAAACACTTGCTTATAGAAATCATCGTCTGGTTCAGATACGTTTCCTTGAGCAAGCCTTAAACTTGTAACTGTATTCATAGCAGCGACTACATAAACGTCAAAAGTTTTTGGGTCGTCCATACTTAATCCCTCTAAACCTTTTGCCATCATATCTACACATGTGCAAGAGACAGCGGTTATATGCTGCTATTTCTCTACTGGTAAGTCTGTTTATATATGCGCTAACGTCGCTAATATATAGAAAATCGTTTAAATCTCTAAAATCTTCGTCACGGAAGGGAGCCTCTTTTAGTTTATTGCAATGGTTGCACTTACTTTCGTAAAACCAGTGCTTCTTCAAAGCGCCGCTTTTGCTACTAGTTAAGTACAAATAAGATGTTCCGTGACTGTAGTTATGGAAGTTAAATAAACACATTAATTTCTTCGCCCATGGCATTGACCCCACTCCCCGCTAAACGTGGTCTTGTTTAGCTTACAGTTTAGATGTGCATTTATTTATATTCATCTTATTTACCATATTATCTTTTTTAGTTTTAAGAAAAACTCACATACAACTGCTACTGCGTAAACCATAGCAACCAGTGCTAGCAGAATACCATACACAACTGCTCCCACCACTTTGTTCAGCATCATGCAAACCCTTTTAAATTAAAAAAACCGCTTGTAGATAAAATCTCTTACCTTATCTACAAGCGGCTACTATCCTAATTCTATTTCTTTAGCTTTTCCCACGAATATTTTTCGGAAACATCGCTTAAGAACTCTCGCATATAACTCTTAAGCTCTTGCTTTTCAGCGTCTGTTACTTTTTTGTCGCTGTATTTTCCAGCCTTTTGATCTTCAAAAGCAGATGCTTTCTCTACACAGTCATCAATATCATTCTTGATTTCTCCATAAGTGAATGAGAATGGACTGCCGACCACAAGAAAAATCTCTTTAGACTTTTTATTAGCATTGGAAGTTTGCCACATTGTATACCAACGACTAATTCCCCATCTACTATAAGCCATGACGCTTTCCCTTCTTTGGGAACTCCCGAATGATATCGTCAATAAATTGCTGCATATACGTTCGCAATTCTTCTCTTTCCTCAAAAGAAACAGGGTCAACTACTCCGCATTTTTTACAAGCTTCATCAAGACAAGCTTCTATATCTTTCACTAGTGCAGGATATTTAAAAGAAACATAATCGTAGTCGCCATTGCTGGCAATTTGGAATGTTTGCTCATTTTTATGATGAGGCGCAAGTGTATTTCTAGCAGTTGTCTGGTATGTATGCCATCTGCTTTTATCCCATCTGCTATAAGCCATATTATTTTCTCAGTCTCTCTCTGACTTTCATCAGAATTTTACCAAGATGGTTTTCTCCAGAACCATCACCACTACAATAATCCACTTTGTTTCCACCGCAGTAGCAGCATCCGTAAAAACGGTCATGCCAATAATTGCCCTCTTCAATATATGTGTCTCCAGTACCAACCAAAATATCAGCTAATTCTGGAAAAGTTTCAAATTTTGTCTGAACCAGGACTTCCATGTACTGAAGATTTACGTCTTGCCAGTCTGGACGTACCAACCCCGCATCTCGTAATCGAGACCCCTCTTTTTTAGAATCTCCAGCAGACATTGCTGCAATTCGCTTGCGTTCTAAATGGTCTGTACTTTTTAGGGCTTGGTACAAAGATTCGGTATTATTGGCTTGAAGAGCTTCAAACCCATCCTCTGTTATGATCAAAATGCCATTGCATGAATAAAAATTAGAGAAGCATGAATATGCCCCTCTAAAATTTTTAATCTTATCGTCCATGCTATTTCCCCTTATTTCGCTTGATTAAGGTATTTGCCTCTGGACTAAAACTAGCACCGTTTTGCGCCATTACTTCTTCAGTAAATTCTTTAACGGCTTTCCGAAGATTGTATTTGCGTATTAAGCTAGGAATTCGCTTCTCATAAGCTCTACCGTTTGCAGTCATAACCATGACGGTTTGTTTGCGCTTACTAAATACGAGCACAATACCATCCTTAGTATAACAAGTAGCAGAGTATCCAGACAGACCATCTTCGTCTGAAACAAAGTCAATTTCTAATGATCTGATTTTATAATCTTTATAACGCACTTTCATACGTCGCTTATTCATAAGTTCCAAGCGCCTTAATTCACATTTGTCACAATAACACTTTGCAGGTGAACCCTTCATGTCATGTCTCCGTCACTATAAATACCATATAGCTATAGTTATATTCAATGAGGCGGGTATATTTCTACGGGGATATCCATATGAGATAGATAATCAATCATGATTGGCTCAACTACAGCCCAAGACAATCCACCTTTTCCACAACCCAAGGCGGGAATGGCTAAGGAGTCAATTCCCCATGCTTTGTAGGTGGCTAATAAATGTTCCAAGCCTGTACGAATATACGATAGACGCGAAGGCTTTCTAAAATCATCTTTAGTAGGAAAATTAAGAATCCAATGAGGATGTGTTGCAGCCACATCAGGCGGCGGTTTATACAGCAGGACTTGCCCTGTTCGTATTTCCCCCGCCCGACAGTGACGCTTATAGTCTATGTTATAATGAGGGTAGGCTCTTTGGAATATTAAGGCTATTCCAGCGCCAGAAGCGCCGAGACAATTCACCGTGTTTGTTATTGTTTGACACTGAGACTTAAACATGTCTCCGTGCATAATTTGTATTGGCATAATACTTTTATTATTATGCACAACACATTTTATTCAAAAACAATTTGCCCAGCCCTTTGTAAAAAGCCGTTAAGCTCTGTTGCTGGCACATGCCAAAATGGTTCGTTTAATCTTGAAAATCTCATGGCTTCTTTGCCACTAATCCAGCCGATGAGCTTTACAGGGATAATATCTCCAGGTTCATTGATATCACAATATGTATAAATGAAAATATCATTAGCTCTTTTGCCGTTGGATTTTTTCATACGCATTCCATTGCGAAGAATATTCTTCACATTATTGCTACACTTTACTGTAATATTGTAGTCGTCAATATTAAAATCAGCTTCCTTTTGATAATTATCAATCTTGCCTGTCCATTTAACATCTGCCCATTTTGCTACAGCAAACTCAGCAAGAGCGCCCCTGATATGAGAATCATATTCAGAACCGTCAACGAAATTGTCTTTCTTGCCAACCATATAAGCTCGTTTGCAGCGCTTAACGCCAACCATTGCTGCTTTATAGAACTCTTCCTCTGTAATAGGTATATCAATACCCTTTACAGCAATCTTATTATTAAGTGTTACAGCACCCATTATTATATCTTCTTAGTGTAAATTGTGACGCCTTAAGGGTCTATGATGATATGGAGATAACGAAACTTCACTATGATGAGGATAATCAAATTCCTCATGATTATATACATTTGCACCGTTTTTAGGCTGACTGCATGGAAAAGTTTCTCCATTTCTCGCCTCAATTTTTCCCATACATACATTAGCTATGTGTGGATTGATTCTATTGCAAAGAGAACATCTCCAAGAGTTACCTAACGCATTTAACTTTTTGTATGTATTTCCGTCTTTAAAATAACCTGGAATAACTTCGTCATCATCGTCATCTTCCGATGGAGCAGCATTTTCCTTTTTTACTTCTTTAGGAACTTGTTTTTGTTTTCTTATTCCAAATGGAATAAAGTCATAATACTTACTGTCTAAAAATTCTTGCATTAAGATTTCCATTGATCCCAAGTTGATGTAGGATTCCAAGGCTGAGGATATATAGGGTTCCAAGGATGAGGCTGTTTCTGATTCACACTGCAAGGGCAATACTGAACAGTAGGAGCACAGCTATTTTGACACTTTGGACAAATCCACCCCATTGGCAGGTCTTTCTTTTCTTCTGGATGTGCTTTTGCCCAACAGGAATCACAATGAATATCTCCATTAATAGCTCTTAGCTGACCATACGTTTTGAAATCCTTATTGCAGACATCGCAGTGTGATCTTTGAGATACGCCCCTAATGTCCCAGTGTCCCATCCCTGAAGTATGAATCGGACTATAAAAATGTTTTCTCATTTGTTGCCTCCCGTATATATTTATTATTATATACGCTAAAAAAATAGCCCTCCGAAGAGGGCTTCTAATTACTTAGCTGCAACAGCCTTCTTCGTTCCCTTTGTAGCTACACGCTTTAGAGGAGATGCCACAAACTTAGATTCTGTGACCTTCCAAAGAGATACTGAATCACCAGCACGAAGACCGTGATGCTTGAAGAAGCTATTCCAGAAACGTCTGCGGAAAATCTTCTTATCACCTGCGATATCGGTGCTAATTGTGGTGTTTAGTCCTGTTAGATAAACAGTAACATTACGACCTGCTGTTTCGGCATTTGAGCCGCCGAGAACTGCCTTTGAGAACATGTCGATTGCACTTCCAAGATGAAGTGATCCGTTCTTAAGGTTTGCTTCGGTAATTGTGATACTTCTAATTGAGTTGTTAGCCATTTTGCTAATTCTCCAGTTGATTTTGTTGCTATCTTATCAACAAAGTCCGGGAGATATTATTCATAGCAATTTGCTATTAACTCACAATTCCATTAAAATATATATGAGCAGATGTAATCAAATTGTATACATCTTTAGGCGAAACAATCTTATCAATACCCGTTCCCTTAAGGACAGGAGCTACCGTAAAGTCCACTGCTAACAGCGGCAATGTTTGGATAAAATCAATGGCAAAGATAGGTTCGCTTATCGCTGGGTGATATTTATTTTCTCGCATTTCTTCAAGTATACGAACAGCAACATTGTATCCTGAGTTCGAGCGCCATTCGCTTGGATTATCAGTCATGTTTACATATCTCAGCCACCAGCGCCTGTTTCCTATTTGAAGATATCTAATAGAGGAAGGATAGCTCTCACGTACTGGCTGTATATATTCGCAGCAAAAATGATTTGGATATAGCCTCATCGCTTCGTGTGCTGGCACTTTAATAGAGTTATTTCCCCCAGCCTGATATTGCTGAAAGTATACGATTAGATAAAAGTCAGTAATTGTACTGTCAGAATAGAAAGATTCCTTTTCTAGCTGATCAACCACTTTGGAAACCTTGCCGTAGCGCGGGGTTCTTAAACCTATGCCTTCCAAGAGTTCAAAGATACCGCTCTTTTTTGGACCCATATCAGCACGTCTTATGAATGATATTCCTTTATCATAAAACATATTGTCATAGTAATCTTCATAATCACTTTGAATTGTAAATTCCATATCTTACTTTTTCAGGTAGGCTTTCAGTTTCTTGGCTATAAACTTTTCGTGTTTTTCTTGCTGCTCAATATCTGTTACAAATCTTGATACAAACTTAGTATGCTCTTCGTGAGCTAATCCAGCTTCAATTAGAATGTTTTCTACTTCCCAGTAAAGAAGGTTTGGTTGCAGTTTAAAGAACTCTTGAAGTTTCTCTGCGTCGTCTCCCTTGGCTACTGTGCGACACTTCATTCCATCAGAAGTTACGATAGTGATCATGGCAAGCTTTTCTCCGCTTAATTCATAGTTAGCATAAAAGTTATCAAACTTCCCGCATCCACGACACTTGCTTCCACCAGCTTCTATAGGAGTCTTGTAAAAAATCACCTGTCCCGTATTCCTACAGTGGTTACATGTTGATCTTATAACCTTTGTGCCCGAAGCCGATTGCACTACTTCCTTGTCGTTCTTTTTAACTTTTGCCATTTCACACCTATTGTTTAACTAATTTGCATACAAGCGTTTAACTTGTATTATTCAAATAAAGAAGGGGATTCCATCCATGGAATCCCCTTGATTTATTAACTTAAAAATTTATTTAGAGACATTAACATGAGAGAAAACCAGCTTTCGCAAATGCTGAAATCTCTTCCAAAATCCCAAGTCGTGATCAATCTCTATCTTTAATCCCTTTATATCATAATGATGAATAAACTCATGAAGTAGTACGTTTACGATATGAATCCAAGATAAGGTTCTTTCTGCCTGGATAACTTCTCCATCTAAAACAACTTCACACACTGAAATGTTCCATATCTTTATTAGAGATTGTTTCCTAGGTTCGTATTCGTATAGCCCACGATACCAATACTTCATATCTCTTGAAGCATTTTTGGGCTTTCTCCCCTTGACCGTTGGACGCCGTTCGTCATAAAGCTTTAATCGGCACTTGGGTAAACCAAATTCGGATGAAAGCAAATTTAGGATTTTTACGGCTGCTTTCTGTCGATCTTCAGCATCGTCAGCATTTTTGAGTTCTGTAAGGAAATCCCCCAACACCAGAGGGAGAGATTCTTTGTTAAGTGATTTGTTTTCAAGGCTTTTGCGTCTATGCTCAGCTTTCACCCTCATAAGTAATCCCTCCTGCGGAATATATTTTCCGCTTCAGGATTTTGAGGGTGTTTTCCTTTTATTTAGGACACAAACTATCTCAGTAAGCAGCAAACGCCCTGCTATAGTTGCCTATTTCAAAAAGATTATAGTTAGGGGCACGGTAGTTGCTATCAATAGTGTAGTGATAATAACCATCTTCACCAACTCTATATCTTCTTGCTTTATGTACATGACCACTCACAACAAGCTTGACTTTTGGATATTTAGCTAATTCTTCTCCCAGCGTTGGATGGTAAAAGTATACATCTAATATTGGGTCTTCAAAGCGGCTTTGCGGACCCTTGATTTCTTTGTAAAGAACTGGATGATGTGTGCCCACGATTATTTCCTGAACATCATCATCCTCTTGAATAGCTTCAATTTGTCCAATTAGCCTGTCTCTGCACTCTTTTGCGAACTCAATGTCCGTTCTATCCCATTTGATATTAATATCGATCATACCACGCTCTGCCTTAGTTTTAGGCGATTGCCAATACTCAGGTGGCAGTGTCATGTGAATATGGTCCATTTGAGCCTTACAGTCATACCAGCCGATATTTCCAATCAAAAAAGTGTGCGTGAATCCAATTCTAATTGGCTCTGCTTTATCAAGATATATGATATCATTATCAGTAAATGCTGCTGGAAACTTTTCATCGTACTTTGTGTCTCCATTCATACCATCACCACTGGCAATCAAGTCATGATTGCCAATGGTGCCAGCGATAGGCATGATCGATCCCGCTACCCTACGAACAAGTTCTAAGCACTTGGTTGTAGCGTATATATGTTCGCCTAAATCGCCCAATAAAACTATCTGGATAACTTCTCCATCTAACCTCTGCGCATGTTTAAGGGCACGTTTAACTATTCTTTCAGCCTGAAATACAGGAGTAATTCCGATATGCAGGTCGGTTAAAAATAGTATGAATTCCTTGTTCATTAGTTAGATAGCTTTCTAGCGTTCTCTTCTATAACAGCATGCGGCTTGCCTTTTTCAAATGAAGCTTCCGTATTGCGTCTTAATTCTCCATTTTTCCAAAGTTCCGATATATTTTTGGAACCACTATAAGTAAAACTACTACGAAGGGCTGCTAAATATTCAGGAAAAAATTCATAAATACTTGCGCCCACTGGAAGCTCAATGGCTATGCCTTCAGATGCAACGTGTTTTTTGGTATCGCCATATATTTTGTTTTTCAAAACATTGGATGCCATTCCGTAGTACAGCTTATAATCATATCCATCGCGCTCAATTATTTGCGCTGCGCTTTCAGGACAACGTGCAAAAATCTTACCCGCCATAGCACTACTTGCACCTGCAACGAGAGCCTTCATTACATCCCCAGGCTCATTAATACCGCCATCGCATATAATCGGTATTCCGTATTTTTTGGCTTCTTCGGCACATTCAATGACAGCAGTGATTTGCCCAAAGCCTGCTCCTGTCTTTACTTGCGTTTGGCATACACCACCATTGCTGACTCCAACTTTAATAGCATCTGCATAAGGCGCTAAATCTCTGACTGCTTGCGCAGTGCATACATTACCAAGTATTAACTCCGTCCTCTTGCCGAAAGTATTAAAGAGCGTTTTAAATCTCTTTGCTTGATCAATCATCATAGCTGAATGTCCATGAGCTATGTCAATAACAATCGCGTCAATTCGAAAATCAATCACATATCGCTTTAGATTCTCAAAATCTTGCTCTCTGCTGCCACACGAAAGAAGAACTGGAAATCCATTGGACTCAGCTAGACAAAGTAGTTCTCTGTATTCTTTGTCAAATAAAGCCTCAGAAACAAAAAACCTATGGAGAACACCTGCAATATTGTTCTTCCATAGGTCTTTAATAAATGAAGCATTTGTAACACATTCCATATTGGCTGCTACCAAAGGGGAAGGAATCTTTATGTTTCTCGTTAGCTGAGTTTCAAGATTAACTTCTTTTCTTGAGTAAACATTATTAAACTTAGGAACAATAGAAACATCACTATAGTCTAATGCTGGCTTTTGTATTAAAAGCGCCCCAGCTTTAGTTAATTCTACTTTGCCACCTTCTTCGGTGATAATACCTAACTTTATTAACTCATCAAGAAGGTCACTCTTGGACTTGTGCCACGGATACAAAGACATAAACATTCCTTAATCTAATAGGGTTTCCTATTTTATATACTCTTAATTAGTGTATATATTTAATAATTAAGCATTTTCAATTAACTTTGCTTCTTCGTCTCTGCGTCTCAACAATCCCTCAACTTCAGTCCCAACCCACAATCTCTTCATCTTGCGAATTTCAGAAGCTATTGCTTTTAAGTTTCCTTGCGCAACAAAGCCTCTGATCGCCTTCATTTCACGGCGGCGTGGAGAGTTATCAATTAGTCCACCACGGTTGAATACCAGGCTTACCAAAGCTCCTTGAGCATCTTTAGGAAGCTTCTCAAGCCCAGGAAAGGTCTTTAGGGTTGTCTTGTACCACTTAGGCACTGTAACATTAATAAATACATTGTATGCAATATCCCAAGGAATAACAATGTCTTTAACACTTGGAATTAACTTCTTCGCTGAAGAAGCCTTTGCTCCAATGCATTTAGCCAAGCGGTTCTTAATATCGTCATCTAGTATTGCCCAGTCGTCATAAAAGGCATTAGTGCTATAATAACCTAAATCATAACCCACACCAATTGTAACACCTGATTGATAGCCAGGATAGCTGGGGCGTGCAAGATACTTGGAATAGTAATTCTTGCCGCCTCCAACTTCGAACTCAATAATAAGTTTTTCGCCTGCTGGAGAAAGTATATCAGAGATGGTTGAAGGTTCAGGCTGCAATTCAGGGTAAAGAGCAGCGAAAGTCTTTTCGCCAATAATACCATCTGCCTTTAATCCCTTATCTTTTTGAAACGCCTTAACAGCATTTTCCATATCTGAATCAAACTTGGCATCTTCGTATGTCTCTAGATGACCTAAATCCAAAAGCCTTTGTTTGATTCTCTGAACTTTTAAACTCTCATCTCCCTTCTTATACATTAACTCCCTCCCAGTGTTACTTTCCAAATTTTATATACATATACTCAATCCGTCTTTTCTGCTTTTTGCACCAGAATGAAACTTTTCGTTTTGTGCGCTCTTTCAAAACAAAGAGTGCGTCCTTAGAGTCTTCATAAACAAAATTCCAATTAAATGGAACTTTGTATTTATTGAGCATTTCTTTATAATTCTTATTAAGATTGATCCTGTCCTGCTTAATTTTCCTTCTCATTTCCCGAATGATTTTTCTTTCGGCTTTCCCATGCTTTGCTAATTGTTTAGAAAAAGTTCCTATCCAGACTGAATCAGTTGCACGATATATTCTACTAGAATCAAAGGTAGGATGCGGAGATGCATGAGTTTCACTTGCATGTCCTGTTATCGGAATAGCATCAAACGATTCTACTTCGTCTACGATCTGATCGTGTCGCTTAAGCACTCTAGGAATATGATTTACTAGACGTGAATTATCCAAATCCGAAGGAAGCTGGCTGGTCAGCCCTTCAACAAACTCAAAATTTTTGAGCTTATATATTTCAGAGCGCAATTTAGGTGCACAATATTTAGGATTGTGGTGAAGGTCTTTATACTTGCCCTCATTCTTTAGCGTCTGAATCGTTTCAGATTCTGCACTTACAATAGCCTCAATCTGCTTCTCTAACTCGGCAATTCTGGCATTTTTCTTCTTTTCAAACTCTTTTTTGTTCATTTTTCATTTTCTCCTTTACTACTCATTTTTCATTTGTTATTTCTACCTTAGCATTAAGGTAAACCTTATCTCGATTGGGAGATCGCTTCATCTCTTCAATCTTAAAATTTCCGTTCCCGTGGACGCTTGTTTCAAAAGAAATCCATTCACTATTAATGTTGCGCATAAATAAAAATGTATATAAATCAGCGCTGTTTACACATTGCAAATTCATAACTATTTCTTCTTTTTCTGTTACTCGAATATTTATATCCTCAAAGTCCGCGACTAATATTTTTCCATTAAACTGAAGCTTTATTTTTTTATCCCATTTTAAAGCCATAAAATATTCCCTTATCTTTGGGTTGGTCTTGAATCATCCTTGTACTTGGTCTTCTCGTACTTGCCGTTTAATATACGCTCTATAGTTCTAGCTGCTTCTTCGGCTGAATGACTAGGATCAAGTTCAATGAGTCTATCTAGTTTTCTTAATTCTTTCAGCATCCCTACAAATTGCTTCTTCCATGAATAGTAGCGATCTTTTACTACGTTGGGCAAATCCTCTGGTCGTATTGTTAAAATGCTGTCGCAGCGATCACAACGAGTATTATCTTTCGTTGGCGGATGGAGTTCTAAATGATAAGAATACATACATGTAGGGCACCATCTTTTATCTTTTTGGGTCTTAACTTTACCCTGCATGTCGTCATCCAAGTAGACAATACTATCAACATTCATAGTAGAAACATGATCTTTACTAACGGGATACCCTTCAAGAACAAATCCATCCAGACTGTCGCTAATCATATGGAATAGAACTTCTAGAAATTTAGGCTTAAGTTTATCTATATTTTGTTTTAGATACTCGGCTTCTTCATCTTTATAGAAGCCTAATTCAATAGCCTGATTCAACATGCCGCTAATATCTAGATGAGGCACATCATAGAAGCTAGCAAGCCGTTTGGCGATGCTGCTACGATGTTCTCCAGGCAACCCTATCAAGCATACTTTTCTTGTCTTTACTGAAGAAGCGGTTACAAGATCATTGACTTTTGGTTTGCCTAATTTTGCGCTGGCGGAGGTCGTGTCGTACTGAGTTATATCAAGTCCAGCGTCTGATAGCTCACGAATAATATTTACAACCTCTTCGCCTTCAGGATTAAACTTAATTTCAAATCCTTTGGACTCAGCACATGCCACAACTCTATCAACAATCGTAGTATCAAAACCAAAGTTTATCAACTCCTCTCTTTTTCTAGTAATTTGATCATTGATAGAGTGTGGTGTGCTTACTTGCAACTGGGAAGAAGCTTCTTTTATTTCTCTTTTCCCCATTAAAGCCTTTATGAAATCAACTTCACTAAAAGCTTCGTGATAAAAATTTGGATCGGCTTTGAGGACTGCTTCTCTCATTTGCAATTGCATCTCGTAAGGCAAGTTATGACAACCAGCCTTATCCCAAGCTATGGAATGCTTATCCCCTGCTTTACGAAACTGCCAATAGTAGCGATATGCTCTTCCGAAATCATTAACACTATCATCTCCAATATCATTGACATTAAAGTTTGTAGGGTTGATTTCATGCTCTGGTCCACGAATTATATATTGATCAATCGCTTGACCCTTATTGTCGCTCGGACTAGCTAGCTTTATTATTTTTTGAAAGAAGTTTGACATATAGTAACCCCATTATGTATTATTATAATATACGGTTACAGTGTGTCATTATCCTCTTATTCTTAGGTGTCTGATCCCACACCAAAGACATCAAAGAAGTCTGAATTTCCAAATCCGTAACCATAATGGTATCCGTATTGGCTGTCTTCATATCCGTATTCGTAACCGTACCCATAGGTCGGTTCAGGGTCGGGGTCGGGGTCGGGAAATATCTTCCAATCTGGCTTCTCGTAATCCCAATCTCTTACCTCGCAAAGCTCCATAACTTTTTCATTAATGATCTCAATGGCTGTATAATAAATCTGAAATAGAATTGCTTCTCTTTGAGAAACGCTTAATGCTACTTCATCTTCATCAATACCAAACTTTTCAAAAGAGCCGTATAACACATACATTAAGATGCTATTTAAGCTTGTATCAAAGTTATCCTTTGGATAGTTGCTTGCAACTAATTTAACTGCAAGTCTTTGCGCTACGGATAAATCGGTAACATTCTTTAAAATATTACCTAGTGCTCTAGCGTTAAAATCCACCATTGAAATAAACTGCATAGAAGTCTTAAAGGCATAGAAAATCTTACCTTCAGGACTATCGGGGTCGGCGGTTATAAAGCTGGAAATAAAAGGCATTATTCACCCTTTCTTTCCACTTTATCGAGAATGATCTTTCCACCCTGTAAGTCAAGCTGCTTAAATCTGATATTTTCAAGACCAGATAGAGAAATTTTATCATTTACTAGTTCAGTTAGTTTAGAATCACGCTGACCAAAAAATTGAGCAGTGCGAAGAACTTCAAGAACGTGCTTTCCAATAAGCATCTGATAATGATTCATCTCATTATAAAGCTGACCATAAGCTCTGGACTCTTCTTCTGTTAAATTAATAAAAGTCTGTTCAACTTCTGGAGCCTGTACAGCTTCCTCGACAATGTTTTCAATTTTGGTAGTTTTTTTCTTCATTTTACTTAATTCTCCATAGACTAAAGGTTATGTATATAATATACGCAACAAGATTTATTAGGCAAGTTTTTTTAATTTTAAAACGTATTCTTTTTTTATTTCGGAGTCCATCTTTTGTAATCTTTTTTGAGTACGGATACCTATGTTGAAATCTACTAGTGCCATTTCTGGATTATCACATAAATTATTATACGCTATATGCACTGCATCTAAGTCTTGAATATTATCCCAGTTCCATTCATCTAGGTACATATTTAAAATAAGAGTTAATTCTTCCTCATTAAACTCAGGAGTCTCGCCAATTTTATTGGCTGTAGAAGACCACCTTTGCTCATGCCTCGCTATAAAATAAGATACTGCTGCTTCATACGGGTCTCTTTCTAGCAATATGAATATTGATTTTGGAAATAGATCAGACAATTTATCTTTTGTCTCTTGGCTAGACAGACTTCCATAAACCTTATTAAATTGCGACTTATGAACTATCGCTACTGATCCAGGCTTCCAGACTCTTGCGAGCTTACTTTCTAGCATTTTTATATGCTTTGAGGGATAACCCATATTTTCTGATAATTTTAATGCAGAATAATACTTAAACTTATCATGTTTAAAATAGCTCATGATATGATTTTCGAAATAATCTCTTTCATCTTGTGGAATAATAGAGCTATATGTTCGTAAAATCTCATCATGCTTGACATAGCCGTTTGCTACAAAGATTTCATGAAGCAAATGAGTGCCACATCTAAAATTTGATAAGATCACAACTGATTGCAGCATCTTAAGCCTTGCCACCTTTGTTTTTCTTTTCAGTCTTAAATCTTTGTATATATTCGTCTTTTAAAGGGTCGATCTGCTTTTCTACTTGATTTTGCTCAAATAAAGAAAGTCCTAGTCGTGCCATAACGTCTTCAGGATTAATTAATAATTCCGAATAGTCAACTACATGGTCCGCTAATTCTTGAGACCAAAGCCAATCACCTTCATATTTAGATACCCATTTTTGAATTTCCTTCTCATTATATATAGGGGGTTCTTGACGACGCTTTGCCTGATGAGAAAAAAAGCTACGTTCATGACGAGCAAAAAACCATGAGACAGCAGCTTCGACAGGATCGCGGGTGAGAAGAATAAAAGTAGTATTAGGGAATAGCTCCTTAAGCTTAGCGAGTTCAGCTTCTGGACTAAGTTTTCCGTATAGCAACCGACTTTGTATACGATGAAGAATTCCAACCGATCTAGGCTTCCAGACTTCCTGAACCTTTGCTTGCCTATGTTGACGGACGCCTAACTCAACCAGTTTTTCTTGAATTTGTTCAAAATTCAATCCAGCTTTACGTCCATTTCTGGCGGCTGCTCTTACCTCTTTTCTAACTTCAGGAGACAACAATCGCTGTATTTTGCCCGTAAACTCATCTTGCATCGTATAACCATTTGCGGCAATAAGTGCATGAAGATAATGAGTGCCACATCTAAAATTTGATAAAATTAAAAAGTTTTCCATTATGGATACACCTCGATTAGTCCTAATGCTTCTAAAGCTGCAAGTAAATCTTCCAGAACATCCATAACCTGTAAAGCTGACACACTTGAATATGTTCCGTAATGATTAACAACCTGTTGCTTGGTAACGGGAGTAGCGCCATAAAATCCTACGCTACTGCCAGATGTTCCAATTCTAGCAGAGCCGTTTACATCTAGTGTATATGATGGTGAATCAGTACCAATGCCTGTATTACCGTTTTTCATAACCAATGATGTGGGAGCAAAGTTAGTTGTTACAGATGGTGAAGAATAAGCCGTATTGGTTGGAGTGATCGTAGTATTTTTAGTGTCTCCTCCAACCATAACTGTGATATGTGCAGTTCCCGCTGTTACTCCTGAAATACGACGAATACGAAAGTAAGCAGTTGCTAAATTGATTCTAACATCTATTTCAGCATCGTTTCCCGCGTAAGCACCTGTTGTTGATATTGGTAAGCACTTATGCCAAACGCCACTGGTCCCATTGTATTGAACAGGAACAATATATCTCTTAGATTGAGCAAAAGATGCTGAGTGAGTAGTGTACCAAATTTCAACATTGCTTGAGAAATCCGTATTTGTTACAGAGCAAAATTCTATAGCGTTAGTTCCTGATGGAACAGTTACTGAGAATGCTTTAGTGAGGAAGTTAGATGCTTTAATTTCTCCATCTGCCCAAATAGAATAATGCCCAGTGCCAGGATCATCTACCTTGATTCCATAGCAAACATCTGCTAGGGTAGGAGAGATAACATTAAGAGCAGTTGCCTTAGCTACTGCTTCATTAGTAGGATAACCTGAGTTATAAGCATAAAAATCATCATCATTTAACTCAACCTGCATACCAATCAGATCAATATCACTGAGATAGTAGTAGTATTGAGCCTGAGTATCAATCTTGAATTCTGCTCCTATTTGGATATGATCTCCATAAATAGAATTATAATTACCTTGATCTAAGTTTATAAGGGGATTGTATTTAAGACCTGAGCTTAAATTTCCCGTTTCACTTGTCTTTATTAGAAATTCACCGTTTGCAGCACTTAATCCGCCGTTACCCATGTAAATCATGCCATTTGAGTTAGTATTTAAATGCAATGTAGACGCATCAATTTTCAATGGATTTCCGTATCCCCAAGTAACCAAGTTAGCTACAGCACTAGAAGCTGTAGCATGATAATCCCATCTAAACTGTAATTGTCTTTGATTGGATTGTCCTACACCCAAACAGGAACTTGCTGATGTATGTCCGATGATTACAGTAGATGATCCTGTTCCTGTAGTCATACCAATATTTCCTAAATCATAACCAAATGCAGCAACATATGTAGGAGCAGGGTAAGTAGAGCCTACACCTAATGATGGCATTCTTTGAGGACCGTTCGTAAAGGTATTGGCGGAATTTAATATTGCAACACCAGTTAAGCCTGTACCGCTTCCAACAAATGATGGAGCATGCACATCATTGGCAAACATCCAAGCATCATTATATACATCATCAAAATAAAAAGAACCGGCTAAGCCGCCATAAAAAAATCCGTTAGAAGATGTTATATCAATTCCAGTAATGCTTCCGCTTGAGATAATGCTAGTTGTTGTTAAAGTCCCTGTGCGTACCGCGCCGCCGAACCATCCTGAATAGTTGTTTGTTCCTATAGTCGGAGCAGCAACATATATACCATACACATTTGTTATTGTCCCTGAGCCAGATTTTGCTGGAGCATTGATTAATATACCATAGGCATTTGTCATCGTTCCAAAAGATAGCGAAGCGTCTATATTTACCTCTAAGCCAGTTAGTAATGAAGGATATAATTGAGTTCCCCAGATTTTAATGTCATGATCTACTTCAAAAGGTGCGCCAGCAAGCCAAAACCCGCTACTGCTATACACTAAACGCTGGTTATCTGTAAAATCCAAGCTAACACTTAGAGCAAATCCGTCATCGCTATTTAATCTAAAGGAGTTGGATGTAGTTCCTGCATGATCATGAGCTGGAAGATCAGAAGCTTGTATTCCAGAAAATCCAGCCGCTGTAACTATCCCTGAAGTATTAAAATTACCAGTGGTATGATTTAAATAAGCTTTTAACGTGTTTCCAGAATCTTGACCTGACCACCATTGAGTATGTAGATCAAATCCAGCACCTAAATAAGTATTTTTTCCAAAGTCAAACGTACATTCGGCATCGTATGGAGCGCCAAAGTTTCTATTTAAATCAAATTCTAAAGTGGTTGCATTTGCGTTTATATCAGTGGTGTGCAGCAAACCTGTAATTTCTACATCAGAATCAATTTGAGTCAAACCCACACCAGTAGGCGATATAGTAATTCTATTACCGAATGAAGTTTCGTTAATAACAAATGATGTCCCTGAGCCTATTAGTCTCCATTGTTTATTACTGGAAGCGGTGTTTGTCAAATTTATTGTTGGAGTTGCTGCCTGAACCGTTAGTGCCCCACTTAATGTTGTGGCAGCAGCAGATAGAGAACCAGGAATAGATACGGACTGAGAAGATGTAGCGATTGTAACTGTGCTAGCTGAAAACGCGACTACAGGCACGTTTCCACTACCCATATAGATCGTGCCTGAGCCGAGAGTATTTGCATTAATTTTAAATGAGCTATTGGTCGTTCCAGTAATATTTGTCAACCCAGCATTAATTTCCAAATCACCGCCAGTAATAGAAATATTTCTTGAAGGAGAGTCACCTCCTGCAATAGTATAGCCATCTGCGTTATTTGTATATACTAGATTTTGCCCAACGGCATTTTGTTTAGAAGCCATATTTCACTCTTATACGAAAGTTATGTTACCAACTGAGCTAACTACTTGCCAAATGGTGTTAGCTCCAATGCATGTTACTTCAACACAGTCTCTTTGATGAGTAGAAGCAATATAGCCTGTAGCTCCTGTTGTAGTGTTAGACTCGCCAAAATATATTACCTGTCCTGCGTTCTGAGCAAGCCTCCATCCACCCGTGCCTTTACCTACAATTTTAATTACGCTCCCAAAAGCTGCGGTGCTTGGCAATGTCACTGTTACTTGTGCAACGTTATTAGTCACATAGGCAGTGTTGATAGATGCTGCTTGAGTAGTCCCTGTGACTTCGGTCCATGTATTGACCCAAGTCATGGTTTTATACTCTAAAGCGTTGCCTGCGCTGTTTACTCCAAGTACTTGATTGGCAGAACCAATTGAAGTTAGTCCAGTGCCGCCCTTTGCAGTTGTTATTGTATCGCCTGACCAAGTTCCGAAGTAGGCGCTAGCTGTTACTTCTCCATCATTTACAGAAGCTGAGTTAATATTCACTGTCGTAGCATTAATGTTAACAATATCATCAGAGCCTGGAGCAATAGTTACAGTTCCAGTAGAATTTACAGAAACAGACCCATTCGCTACACCTAAACTTAACGTGGCAATATTAGAATCTGAAGAATCAGAATTGATTGTAAATGTATTACTTGGCGTTCCTGAAATATTAGGAGCATCAGACCAAGTTGGAACGCCCGAAGAGACTGTCAGAACTTGCCCTGTTGTTCCAATCGCTCTTTTTGCTAATGTATTTGACCCAGATGCATATAATAGATCACCTGTTGTCCATGTTGTCTGGTTTGTTCCACCATATGTAGGTCCAATAGCTGTACCATTCCAAGTTCCGTTTGTAACTACACCTGCATTGATCTCAAAAGGATTAGAAGCATCATAAAAAAGAAATTTGCCATATGATGTTCCATTATGTTGATAAAAATTCATGGAGTTTGTAATTTGATCGCTTGTAATCTGAGCGCCATCAGTGCCGAATTCTAATTCAATTATAGAAGCAGCATTTCCAGAATCGATTGTAAATTTAGAGTTGGTTGTTCCTGTGATTCCAGTGGGGGTAGCAGGCGCAGCCCAAGTTGGAACGCCTCCAGAGACTGTCAGAACATCGCCAGAACTTCCTATTGCTCTCTTAGAGAGAGTATTAGAAGCAGATGCATATAATAGATCACCTGTTGTCCATGTTGTCTGGTTTGTTCCACCATATGTAGGTCCAATAGCTGTACCATTCCAAGTACTGCCTGATCCTGCTGTTAATGTAGCTGTGTGAGAAAGCTCGATTCTAGAAGTGGAAAAATTCCATCTGACATAATGAGTTGCGGCATTACCAAATAACAAAGTAGCAGTCTCCGAAGCAGGAGCGCCATCAGAGTTAATAGCGAAGCTCGCGCCTGTGGTTCCAGTATCTGCGCCTGGGCTATGGCTACTAATGCTTATGGAGTTTGCACCGTGAGTAACAGTGGTTCCCCCTGAGCCGCTGACTGTTTTGTATTCTGGAGCAGTTGCTCCAGAATTCATTCCAATAACTTGATTGGCAGTTCCTTTCGCAAGCTTCGAGAGCGCTGTTCCTGAAGCATAATATAATATATCACCAGCCGTATAGGAAGTTACTCCCGTGCCGCCGTAGCCTGTCTTGACTGATGTTGCCTGCCAAGTACCAGTTGCAACTGTCCCTAGCGTAGTTATATTGGTTGAACCAGCCCATGTAGATAAAGCTGTGTTTTCGACGTTTCCTAATCCTACATCTGATTTGGAAACAGTAGACCAAGATGGAGCAGCAGAAACTGATCCAGTACCTGTCTGGCTTAAAAATTGTTTTGTCGTAGTTGTGTTACCTGCTAATTTAGCCAGAGTATTAGAAGCTGACGAATATAAAAGATCACCAAGCGTGTAAGAGTTAATTCCAGTTCCGCCGTAGGTTGGTCCAACAGCACTGCCATTCCATGTTCCAGCCGTAATAGTTCCACCACTTAGAGTCAAGGAAGTAGTTCCATTCGTCAATGCCATGGAAGTAGTAGCGGTGATTGTCATTACATCGCCACTTGTATACGCAATGGAGCCGCCATGACCAAAGGCTAATGTTTCAGTAGCAGCATTTGCATCACTATCAATTGTAAACGTTGCTTGATCGGTCCCAGTATCAGTATTTTGAGCATGACCGCCTGATAGAGTATGAGGAACCCATACACCTGATTGATACTTTAGTACCTGACCATCTAATACTCCAGAGACGCTAACATCACTTATCTCTTCCAAAGTTAAATCAACGTAAGCGCCATCAATTGTACCACCGTTCCACACACATCCAGAACCCATAGTTTTATTGCTTAAGCTTTGAGTTGAAGAGATATTCACAAGCTCTATTTCCGAACCGACAACGCCAGCTTTCCATACATCAGAAGCTTCGTCCCAAAGAAGAGATGCATTTATTATTGAACCGCGCTCTACCTCGATACCGCCATTTTCTGAAGGTGTTCCCCCAGCATAGTTACTATTAAGAACGATTATATTATCTGCTAGGTTAATTGTTTCTGTATTAACTGTAGTTGTAGTTCCATTTACAGTTAGATTACCTGCAATTATTACAGTATGAGAAGAAGTTCCAATTGTTAAATCAGTTCCAGATAAAGCCATACCAACTTCATCATCAAAATAAAGAATACCACCTGTTCCGCCACTATTAATAGAATAAGAATCTGCGGATGTTCCAGTAAGATTAGATACTAGTGATGAAAAACTTACACTACTACCTGTAATGGTAATAGTTCTAGTTGAATTGCCACCTGAAATGGTATAACCATCTGTCTCATTAGTGTAGACAAGATTTTTACCTATAACGTTTTGTGTAGCCATTTATCACCCCTTGTTAAACTGTTGCGACTGTTCCAACAGAGCCTATTACCTGCCATTGCGTGTTATTATTAATACATATAATTTCTACGCAATTCCTCTGGTGCGTAGATGATAAGTATCCTGTTGTGCCAGTGGATGTACTAGACTCACCGAAGTAGATTACTTGACCAGCGCCTTGCGCAATCTTCCATCCACCAGCACCTTTGCCAACTACTTTAATAATGTCTCCTGTATTGGCAGTTGCAGGCAGATTTATAGTTACCAGTGATGCATTATTAGCAATGTATCCATTATTCACTATTGCTGTCTCTGACGTAGTTGTTATTTCTGTAAAGCTAATAATACCCGTATTAATTGCAGCGATAGTATCATCTACATATTTTTTGGTTGTTGCATGATTATCAGTAGAAGGTAAGCCTGGAAGAGTTATGTTTCCAGAAGCGTCAACTGATGCTATTGGAGTTCCTGCATTGTTTTGCCACTCTTGAAGATTTGCAGATTGACCAGCAGAACTTACTACTGTCAATACAGGAGCAGATGTAGTTGTTCCTATCACAGATAATGAAGCGTCTGCTGATGTTCCTGTTGCAAAACTTCGAGCCGAGCCGGACTGCCTATTACCAGATATTTCAATTCCGTAATAAGATTGCATAAGCATTCTATTGCCATAGAGCAATCCGATGGAATCCCACTCATTTCCAAATTGAATGCTTGCGCCCTCTCCGCTAAGTAATCCAGAGAAGATTAATTTTCTCAGCGATGAAGAAGATGATCCAGTTGTAGATATTGTTTGATCCAAAGCAAATTGATTTGCGCTATCTAATCTGGCGACATTATTTGAAAGATAAGCATCATCTAATTCTCCACTAGTAATAGCCGATGCGTTAAGATTTGTTAAACTTGCGCCTGATCCAGAAAATGTTCCAGCAGTACAAGTGCCCGTTATAGATGCAGATGGAGCTTGTAGATACGCACCAGAAGAAGGCGGAGTTGTACTATTTAGTGATAGTCTAGAATTAATGGATACACCATTACTATTGTATCTAATTCTTTCCGTGGTATTGCTTTTAAAAACCATGTCGTATAGTGTGCCAGTACCAGCGCTAGTTGTACTCAACACAGCTACACCATCTATTATCCCAAACTGTAGATTACTATAGTTTACTGCATCTGTATCAAAATTAGTTCCAAATATGTCAATGTAATTTCTTGTTGTTCCTGTAGCAGGAATCAATCTAAATGCGTTATAAAGAGTCGTTCCAGGACGCAATCTAACAGAGCTTAAAGAACCAGAAATAACCTGAGATAACGTTGATGTTCCGATTGCAATTCCTTTGGTAGCGCCTGTTGTAAAAGTGTTTAGCTCTGCAAAGGTATTGGCAGAACCTTTTAATGCGACATTTCCAGATAATAAAGAATCAGATACGCTTCCAGTAGAAAGATTGCTTGCGTTAAGAGAAGTTAATGCCGCTCCTGAAATTGCAGGTAATGCCCCTTGCAGGTTTGCAGAAGGCACTAATACATCAGTATCTAACGTTCCTGCTGTTATATCTCCAGCAGCTACAGAGCCTGCCGAAACGCCTGTTAACTGACTTCCGTCGCCTATATAAACATTAGCTTGCATTGTGCCGCTAATTGTTACATCATTTGGTAATGAAAGAGTTATTCCGCCTGCACTATTAGCAATACTAATCTGATTTGCTGTTCCAGTGATATTTGATAGCGTGTATCCTGTTCCGTTTCCAATAAGTAATTGTCCGTTGGTTGGCGTTGTTGATATTCCAGTGCCCCCGTATCCAATTCCAATTGCGTTTCCTTGCCATGTGGAAGAAGTAAAAGTTTTATTTGAAATTGCTTGCGTGCTCGATGCATTCACTAAGACAATTTCAGAACCCAATAGCCCTGCTCTCCATGTTTGTGTTGTTTCATGCCAAAGCAATGAAGCATTTGGAGATGTTCCACGTTCAATTTCAATGCCTCCGTCTTCCGAAGGAGTTCCAGTAACATTGCTATTTAGCACAATCACGTTATCTGATATTGTTAAGGTTTCTGTATCTATTACAGTTTGCGTTCCATCAACATTAAGGTTTCCCTTTAGTGTAAAGGTTCCAGACTCATATCTTAAGTATGCACCAGTAGTTTGATCGCCAAAGTACAGATTAAAAATTCCTGAGGCGTTAGAGGTTCCTGCGCCGATATAAAAATTTGTAGAAGTGGTTCCATCATCATCTCCTGAATCGGCTTGAGAGGCAGAAAAGGCTGTATATATACTAGCACGAATTAAGCCACGTTCAATAGAATCATAATCTTCTAACGCTATGCCTAAAATAGCTTGATCGCTAGCGGTTCTAGCTGTAGCGGTTCCATCCCCAGCAGAAGTAAGAAGATTTCCAGCAACGATAGTGCCAGTTACATAGATGTTGCCTTCCCCTAAAATAGTAACATAGGCTGGCTGACCTGACAAAGAAGTATTGTTAACAATGCCTGCAAAGATATCAGTCGCATCGTGATTTGGAAAAATAACTTCGTCGGGATTATCGCGGTTATACACAACAACATCACCAGAATACATAACTTCATCACTTCCGTTTATGTATTTTCTTGTTATTTTATCTATGTTGATAGTGGAATTTGCCATAGTTATCGTAAATTATCTATAATTTTTTCTGCACAAATTTGCATCTTTTGGTAAATTTCTTCTGTGCGTTGAGCAATGGTGTCAGAAGCCTCCACATAAGAAGGAAAATGCTTTTGAAAAGCATCAGAGTATACATCTTTATCTTGATCCTCATACATGTAAATTCCTTGCCCAATAAAATGATTAACAATTTGAACTTGGTCTCTAAGTCTCTCAATCATACTTTTAGTTTCTGGGTCATTCATATCTGCTCCATTTTCAAGTAAATGTCGCATAATGTATGTAGTTTCATCAATTTCTACGCTAGCCTCGAAGGTTGGGACTAAATCGATGTTGTTTTCTAGTTTGTAGGCTGCGTGCCCATCAAACGAACCATAAAATTCATAGTTCGCAATTTGATTAGCTAATGCGTGAGCCTCAATTTCATCTACAAAAGATTCATTTTTAATCGATTCAATACAACTAACTACTCCCGCAATAAACTTAGAATTTACGCTCAGATGTGTCACTAGCTTTTCAATCTTGTCGTAATTAAAATTACCGTCCTCATATAGGTTGGTACTTATATAACTTACTAGTATATTATCCTGATCAACTAGGTCATCTATAGAGAAGCCGCCCACATCGTTTTGCATAACAATATCTGCATCTGTTGTTTTAGCTAAAAGTTCTAGCCTTGATTTATAATGTTCTAGATTAACTTTATTTTGTTCCCATAATTGATTAATCACTTCTGCATCAAGAGGCATATTGGGATGCAAGCCTCTTGGGTTATTTTTTCTATAGTTAGCCCCCACCTCTTTGACCAAAGAGTTGTTTAAATCTACTCTAAATTCTAACTCCCCATCGTCTGATCTTTGAGTATATATATTGGAAGCTGCTAATTCGGCATCTTCTTCAATGGTTTCTTTCGTTGAAGAATAGTCTATAGCGCCCAATACGGTCTTTCCAAACCAACTTCCGAATAAATTATGATCATGTTTAGCATCTATTGGCTCAGTGTTTGTGTTTAAAGAAATATCTATTAAGTTCTGATCATTATCATCTAAGAACGCTGTCTCTCCCTCTTCGAGTTCAGCAACATATTCACTCTTTTTGGCAACTCCGTCAATGATGACATCATCAAATAACTCATAAATTCCAAAGGCTCGCAACAACAATACTACTGGCTGAGCGTCATCGGAAACACCCTGCTTATCGCTTGCAGAGACAATATATAGATTTTTACCCTTACTTTTTAAGGAAAGCAATTGCTCTTTAAAGCCTTTTTCTAATTTGACCTTGCTACCTTTTGAATCTTCAATTAAAGTGTTGCTAATGAGCTTATATGGCGCTTCTGTGGCAGCAGCATATGATAGACCACCTTCAGGATTAGTGACTTCCCAAATTGTGTCATCGGCGTCGAAGATGATTGTATCATATTCGTTCAAATCATAACCTGCTACCTCTGTAGGTTTCATGTTCATCTGAGTTAGCAATTCACTAACATCATCATTTCTATTACTTGGCATTGTATTTCTCCGATCCGCTATAAGCCTTTTCTTTAAGCTCCAATATGGCTTCTCCATGTTTCGTTACATCATGCTTTATTTCAAAAATTTTACCCTCTAAGCTCTCAATCGCCTTAGCATTATTATTAATCCTCACATCGTTGACGGTTGCTTTGGTCGATATTTCATGAATGTCTTTGCTAATTTCTTTATATTCTTCTTTGCCATTATAATTAAGGGTAATTAAAATACTCGCAATGCCAACAATAGCACAAATGCCAGCAAATGCCAGATTTAGCCAACTATCGACACTAGGCTTCTGGGGCTTTTCATCAGCAGAGAGCATATTTTCTAATATTTTCTTAGCTAAATACTGATCGGTCATCTTACTAAAAAATTGTTTATTTCTAGTAATAGCCATGTCTAAGTCTTGGATATGCTCGTTAGCAGCCTCTAACTCTTCTATATTAATCTTCTTTTTATCCACGACTTACCTCTGTTTGTTTATGCGATCACTGCCCTTTACAATCTTCTTGTCAACTGAAGCGAAAGTCTTCTGAAAGTCTTTCCATGATTTAATTTTGCTAATTCTGTCTCTTCTTTGCTCCCGACGCTTACGGTTTCTGTATTCTTTACGTCGCTGGATTCTCTCGTACATATGAGTATTATTATAAGCTGTTTTATACCACGATTTAGTATCTTCAAGATACAAATGATCCTTAACTGTGGAGACAGTTCCCAACTGAGAATCTAGCAAATCAATTGCTGTAGTAGAATCTATTAGGTCTTGTATATAAAGGCTTGCTAAAGCCTGCTGAAGATTATTCTTAATGTCAGTATTAAGTAAATCTTGATAAGCAAGACATAATTGCAACTTGTTCGCTGTTTTATCCAAGCTACATAAAACATTAGAAGCAGCCATATACTTGATTCCCATTTGCCTCTTTATTGAATGATCAAATATTTCATGAGGAATCGGAATAGTATCGTATAGCTTGTATTTTTTAAACATAGCATCCGCCTTCTCATTGTCTATATCAAAGATGTCTCTTACAAGATTTTCAACAAAGCGCTCACTTCTATCTGCTGTAGCTTGTGGTAAAAGTCCTATGCCGTAAGGAATTTCCTTTTTAAGGTCTTCTGTTGGTTCTAGTTCAAACTCCAACTGAAAACGCATCATTCTTAAAATAATAAATGGATTAAACTCAATGGCGCTTCTGGCTGGAATAGGAGTTCTAATAACCTTGTTCTTTATCAGGTCGTCATAGCCTTGACCAGTAACATCCAAAAATTTCTCATTAATTACATCGTAGCACATGGTATCGATTGTAAAGTCTCTCTCATAAATATTCTTATAAAGAAAAGTAATCGGAATTCCTAGGCGCTGCATTTCGCCTTCTATTGGAAAGTGCACATGAGGATTATCAATACTCTGAAATTCAAAGTTATAACCATTGCATACTATTTTTTTTGTACCTGTGTACTCGTACACAATAGGCTCTCCAAGACCAAACCTCTTTGAAAAATCCTGCAAAATTGCTTCCATTTTTCCTTCACGCGAAATCACATCAAAATCTTGAATATCTTCGACTGGAACACCAAGCAGCCAGTCGCGCACGAATCCACCAACAATCAATGGATAATCACCAACTGCCTTGCCTGACTGTGCCAGTTTTTGAAAAGCATCTACTAGATTTTGAGGTAAGTCGCGCATATTATTTTCCTTTTAAGTGCGTAATATCAATCAAATCCCAAAATTTGGTTCCAATATGAACATTACGATCACTAAACCAATCTTTGCGTGTTTCAATAACATACTTAACATTATAGTCTTTTGAATTAACGGGCTGTTCCTGATTTGCTTCTAATTGAGCTACGTGAACTAAAGAGCCACCCATGTCAAAGAAAGCCACATCAATAGGGAAAGAGACATTTTTATTCCAAAATGACTGCCTTGAAGGTCTATCAAAAACAAAAAGACCGCATTCATCATCGGGAAGAGGTTCACTAAACATTAACCCTTTTTCTCTATCTCTTTCATTAATTGCTAAAAGTGTTATTTTTAGTCTTCGTTCCATTCCTTAATAATTCTCCATTTTCCATTGTTATCTCTAACTATTTTTTCACCTTGATTTGGAGAAGGAAACTCCAAAGCTGGTGTATTTTGAGTGCTACAAGTCTGAATAATATTCTTTAGGCAACGTGAAGTCTTAGATAAAGAAGAAGAATTATCAAGCATTAACTTAACCAATATTTCATGCCCTTTATCTGTCAAACTTACGTCATGCCCAGCGCCCTTCAATAACCCCTGTGCCTTTAAGCGATTAAGCTCGTTATCTGAAAGGTTTGAAATCCTAAACACCTTCTCTGGGGCGTTACTTGAATCTTGGATAATGCTTGCACTATCCCACGCTTTAAAAAGTAAACTCTTATCCTCTTCGGCTGTTACTTGATGAAATCCATTTGATTTCATAATTTGTTCAAGAAGAGGGGAAACATTAAAATACATGACCCCATCACCACTGGCTGTTGGCGCTGAGGAGTTATTAAGAACATAATCAACCAAGCTTCTTTGACCCATATTAGACCACTGGAGCTTATCTGTTATATGTTGAGATGGACCCTGCATGGTATTTTGGTCAAAACCATGAGCAGGAAAGAAGTTTTGTGCAACCTTTACCATTCCGTTCTTTTGCGCAACACGTTGCTGATGTGCATTGGGAGTTCTAAAAAAACGCATAATTCACCGCCATTAAAATTGATCTTGTTCTTATTATACTATTTAATGTATACAAATACAAAATCCTGCGGGAACATTGGCGCTATATGATAAATTGCTCAAAACCATACTCTTGCAGCAATCTCTTTCCATTGTCTGGATTGGGCTTTAGTATTTTCTCAATAGTTTTTGAAGCCTTATCAATATCTATTTCAGTTAGAATATGTTCTCTATGTTTTCTAATGGCTGCATCAAGCTCATTATCTATAGTGAAATCATATCTGTTAGCAAAAACTAATGCTCGAAGAGCAATTATGGAGTTTGTCTTAACTGATAAATCTGCATTGACAGGACATCTAATAATCCCATCATCCAAATCTTTTTTTGCCGTACCTAATACGTCATAAATTTTACCGCTTCTCAAGCTCATGATTAATGTATTTATAGTAAAATCACGAGAAATAATATCAAAACTTAAATTGTTTTGGGGAAGATTGGTTTTTCTTAACTCAGGAAGAAGATCAAAGTTTTTTAAATTAGCCTTACAATCAATGTCCAAGCCATTGACACTAAGTTTTCCTGTACCTGTTTTATGGCTATATTCAACAGGAACACCAAATCTCTCTGCTACCGCGCCTGCTAGATAAAGACCGTGATAATTTTCCGCCATAAGGTCAATATCGCTTTCACGTGTATGTTCTTTGCCCCAGTATTCATCTCTGCAAAATCCACCTACTGCAAATGCAATGAATCCTAAAGAATGCGTAATTTCGTCTATTCCGTTTAGCACAGAATAAACAACTGCTTCCTCTTGGCTTTTTGGCTTTTTATTTATTGGCATTCATATCACCTATTTAGAGCCTCTAACAATACCTTTTTTATCCAAAGCTTCGTTTGCCCAATCTCTAATAGTGCCATTGTTTAAATGATTTACAAGCTCCATTGCATTAAATCGTTTCATTACAAGTGGAACGTTACACATTAAAGCTTCTCTAAATATGTCGTCCTTCGGCTCGCATCCTGATATAAATACAGCCTTGTGACTCAAACCCATTTTATGTAATTCGTTATATACATCTATGCCACTTATTCCATTGAGATAGAGATCAATTATATAATAATCTACCAAAGGTTCGAATCTACCATCTTGAACTGTCTTCAATGCTTCTTGAGCACTGCTTACAAATTCAGTCTCATGACCCAGCGCTTTAAACATTTCGGACAATGTAAAAGCTGTCAGTTCGTGATCATCTATGATGCATACTTTTAGCACAATTCACTCTCCATTAATCCTTGTTAATCCTTATACTAAAGACTGTGTTTCCAGGCTCACTACTCTCTAGATTTAGTTCCATATTGGCATTAGAAGCAAATACCTTGCTCAAATATAATCCTAAGCCTGTACCTGGAACTTCTCTAAAAGGTCTAAAAAAAGGATTAAACAAACGGTATTGAAGATTTGATGGGATGCCTCTACCATTATCCCTAACTTGAATTAAGTAATAATCTTCATTCTCTACAACATCAACTACTATCTTGCCTTCCTTTCTACTATACGCCTTATCTTTATAGCTTGCAATAGCCTTTCTTGCATTGCTCAGCAAATTGATAACAACCTGTCTTAATATGTTATTTGCAGCAATTGCTCTAATTGAAGCAGGACCATTATATAATATCTTGATTTGGTTTTCTTTATAATCGGAACTTAGACAATATGTTTTAATAGTTTCCTGTAGTAAAACCGCTAAGTCTACTTCTTTTGTGTCACCTATTATAGCTTGTATTATATCTTCTTCAGTATTGTAACCCCGAATACTTCCAAAGCTCATAATGTTGCCTACAATTGTTTCAATAGAATTTGCCGATTGTTTGATTGCTTGCAGGTATTCTAATTTCTTATCCGCTTCTAGGTCAATCAGTCCTTTGACATTACCTATTAAAAGATCAGCAGCGTTATCTATTGCCTGAACTGGTGATCTTGTTTCATGAGTAATGCCAGAGATGAATGAATTAATAGCAGTAATTGTAAACTTTTGCATCTCTAAACCAAGAGTATCCTTGAACTCGTTTAATTCTTGAACTGGATTTCTTATGGCTAATCCAGCAATATATATATCTCCTCTATAGCAATTAAAAGGGAATTTGAATACGAGCCAACTAACCATGTCTCCTGTAGCATCTGGAACTTCTTCAAACAACTCTACGGGAACGTTTCCCTTAAGCATCATTTTGTCATGTTCTACTAATTCGGCTGCTACACTTTTAGGGAATAAATCAAAATCGGTTTTACCAATTACTTCCTCTACTGAACTTCGTGCAAGTTCAGCAAATCTCTTATTGACATAAATGTACTCACCTTTGCTATTTTTCATAAAAGCTATTGCTGGACTGTTTTCCATAAAGCTTTCAAACAAAGATTGACTTCTTCTTAATTCAAGATCGGCTTTAACTCGTTGTGTAATATCTTGGATAAAACGATAATGACCTTGAAAGACCATATCCTCATTATAGCATGCTACAATAACTAGGCGTTTATAATATACTTCACCGTCCTTTTTGACGCCCTTTAGTTCTAATTCGGTTTTACCATCTTGCAGCATCTTTTCAATAGCGCTATTGGCTTCATTATGACAATCTGGATGAATCGTGGTCGTCCATGGCTTACCAATTAACTCATTCATATCATAACCACATATATTCGCGTAGGACATATTCAAGGAAATGTATTCTCCCTCAGCATTAATCAATGCTATTCCATCCAATGCGTGCATCATAATATTATTGAATTGATAAAGACCCTCATTCTTATCCATTTTACTCTTAGTGTGGTCCTCCTGTATATCCAGTTACGTTTTCTCCACCAATGATGTCGCTTTCAACGTCTCTGTTGTGAGACCAACTTCCAGGATTACCCTTAGAATAATCTGTTTTAGGATTAAATCTAGGCTGTCTACGTATGCGTCCATCATACTTAGGATTACCCTTGCTATGGACTTCTTCTTTTTCTATCTTTCCTGTGCCATCGCAAACTTCGCATTGTGGGTTCATTCCATAGCAGCGTTTGCATGGCTTTTCTACCTTGATTTTACGGGAGCCATTAGGCTTTGTGCCTTTATCTGTTCCGTGCTCTTCTGTCATAGAGGGTTGAAGTTTTTGTTTATAGTTAATTACTCTCTCAGTGTCATATTCTGGATCGCTGCCAAAAGTATTATTCTCAGACCAAGGCGTAGCAATGCCTTGCCCATTATATTGAGCTTCAATTTGGTTTGCTATTATTTGAAATGCTTTTTTAAGACCCATTTATTCCCCCATGAACATAGGCATACGGCTGGTGATATTGTTTTCATAACCAGTAAGGTTTACCCTATATTTTTCATTATGTCTCAAAAAGTCCATTACAGACATCAAGTTACCGAATTTAATTGGCTTATCTGGTCTATCATAAGCTCTCATCATATAATTTCCAGATTGTTCATCTTGATAAAAATACAACATTCTTCTATGACCTTTATCAATGTTTTCTGGACGCTCTCTGCCAGAGTCCATATCAATCTCAAATTTGAATTTATAATTCGGGTATTCCTTATCGTGTAATTGGTCCAAATTTTGATGATTATTATTTCCTGGGGTCAACCTACTTGGATCAGCATCAGGAATTGGCTCAGGACTAATTGGATATAGAGAATTCATTAGCTGTGCTGATTTAACGCTTGCGTAATAATCTCTCATAGGTTCTGCTGGATTAATATTGCCATGCATAGAAGATGGATTAGGGGTAAGCACAATGGATTTACGTGGTCGGTCTTTTGGTTGATCTTTAACCTGACCTTTGCCGCCTCCAAGATTAACCTCATTAGCTTTATCATCAGAATTCCATCTATTTGATCTTGGCTGAGTTTTCATTACAGGATAAATATCTTTAGCAATCTTTCTAAACATAGAAGTCATAGACGCGAGAGTATTCTTAGATGCTTCTTGCTTAATAAAGCTGGCTGCTTCTTCTTTTGAATTAACTCTTTTTTGCATCTGCGCCCTCACAAGGTTACTAATAAGTGTGTTCATCCAAGCTCCAGGTTTAATGTCTGGATTTACTTCTTTAACGATATTAAGAATTTCGTTTCCATTTAATAATGGTGTAATTACTTGTTTTCCTTCATCTTTAATATTGCGATAGTTAGAGTACAACACCTCTTCAACTGCGCCTTTATCTACAGCAATAGCAGGATTGACCAAGATAGGCAGAATAGACAGAAGCCAACTACCTGCTGGCTTGCCTGTAATTTCTGCTGCCAGCGCTAATTTCTTCACTATATCGAAAGCTTGATTTCTGCTTGTAATTTTCTGGTCAATTTGCAAATCAACAAGCTGTTTGTTTAGTAACCCAATCCATCTCAAATCCTTCGAAATCATGCTTCCAAATAGGGTCATTATTTCATTGCCATTGATAAATGGAGTCAATCTGCCTTGAATTCTCTGGAGACCGCCATTCTCATCCTGCTGTAAATGCTGTAGTGCAGCAACAAGATAATCATCTGTATTTCCAGGCTCTTTATGAGCGCGTCTATCAGCCATAGCTAACATAAGAAGATCAAAGATTTCATCATTCATCTTTTTGCCATATGCGCCCTTCATTGTAATCAATAGTCTTCCAAGCTGCGACTCAAGTTGAGTAGGGTCATTGATGACTTTATCAAGTCCTAGAACCTCATCATGCATTTTTACCAATGTGCTAATATTGGTAATTTCTTCCGTTGAGAATTTTAAACGCTGCAAATTAGCAAGAGTCTGCTCTGTCGATATTTCAGGGTGCCCAAAGTATCTTCTTTTTGAGACATTGCCTTCGCCATCGAACTCTTCCTGATAGCCTTTATCACCTTTAAACAATTTGCCTACATCATGAAATAATGCAGCCATATTGAGAGTAAATAACTTTTGAGGGTCTTTCACTCCATGTTGTTGTACCACTTGCTGCAAATGACTCATAACAGTCATTGTATGATCCCAAATGGATTCGTAGTGGTGTGGGTTCAAATGATCCATATCCCAGTTCTGCTCTGCCTGAACGGGAAGCTTTAACACAAATTGAAGGAGTCCACATTCCTTCATGAGCTTCAGGCTTTGTGCTGCGTTCGGAAGACTCATAATTTTTCTGAATTCTTCAGCTACTCTTTCGGCAGAAAGCTTTGGAGTATAATCATATTTCCAAAATTCAGAGTCTAATTCGTCGCCTTTTACGCCAATTAGATGTGGATTTTGTTTTATATAATCTACAATTGGGCTATCGATTTTAAAATCATGCTGGGCTGCTTGCCTAATTGCACGTAAAATACGAAGCGGGTCATCTTGAAAAATAGTATCAATGGCGCTTGGGTCAGTGATTCTGATTGTTTTTTCCTGCACGTCTTGTAGCCCATGTCCTGTTGGATCATGAAGCGCACCCTCTATATCGCCTTGAATATATTTATCGAGATCAAGGAACATAGCATTCATGCCAAAATCTCTGCGATTGGCATCCTCTTGAAAATTACCCATCTCTGTTCTTGGTTTGCGGCTTCCAGGTTCATATCTTTCTGTGCGAGGATATGCAATTTCCACCTCTCCAATTGGAGTAGGGACAGCATAAATACCGAAGGCTTCGCCTCTAGGAATTTGCCTTCCAAATTGCTTTGCTAATAATAAGCTGGGATTTATCGATGTTTCGAATGGGGCATTAGATATTAGCTGTGGTTTCTTTTTAGAATTATCCATATAATCAATATCGGCGGTAATTCTAAAAAACTCTGATCTATAGTCAGATTGTTCTAAATTAAAGCTATTAACACGAACGAGCTTCTTTGCGCCCTCAAGATTATTTTGTATAAAACTCATTGGATCGCGCTGTGCTTCATCAATGAATGGCTGAATCTGTCTCATGTAAGTCTCAGTATCAGCTACATCCACCATAATATCTAAATCTTTTGGAGATTTTTTGCCAACCAATAAATCACGAACAAATCCGCCAGTAGCATATGGAACTAGTCCAACGGCACGAGACTTCTCAACAATATCTGATATCACCTCCATATACTCTTGAGGAATGCTTATTTGTCTATTGTAAGCCTGTGCAAAATTAAACAGGTATCTTGCAAATGATCCTGTTTTTTTCATGTTTTTTGCACCAGCCATCCATACCCAATCAGGTCCATATTCTTGATCCATATCCGCTACAAACCCACCAAGCTCCTCTGCTTCTTCAGGAGTAACTGTGGGTTTTTTATTTGGTAAGCCAACACTCAACGAAAGCTCTTTTTTAGCATAATCAATAATAAAATCATACATAGATTGTGGTATGACATCACTGAAAATTTCATTCTTACTATATTCGCTCGCATTTGATAAGGAAGCTGGAGGATCAAACATATACATTAATAAATCTGGCAATGTAAAAATCTGCCTAGGAACATTGGAATTCTTATGCAAGTATATTGAGATAGAGTCTCGCATACCGCCTTGAACAAATTGATCCACTTTGACTTTAATCCCATTGACCATTTGCTGGAAATCAGGTCTTTTCTGAACATTAGATATAAATTCATCCCTAGTATTAGGGAGAGTTAACATCGTATTTTCTTCTGGTGGGATAACCTTGTTTGGAAACGTTACGAGTTTTTTGCCTTGATCAAACTCTAGCCTTTCCTGAGTTTTAGACTTAAGATACTGCTGCATAAAATATTTAGCAAACATATGCGTTAGATTCTGAATTTGCTGTTCTCTAGGAACTTTTTTTCCTGATTCAAATACGCTCTGCTCATATTCTACAAGCATCTCTCCCACAGTTTCCATCGCTGCTTCTCTATTCATTCCTTGAAACTCGATAGGGAAATTTTCGATAAGTTCAGATTTTATTTGCTCATTCATTCCTGCCGTAATTCGTGCATCAAAAGGGAATTGAGAATTGAAGAAAGCATATAACCTTTGTTTCATATGCTGAAGATTACCGTATTGAAACGCTAAAAGCTCAGTTGGCTCCGTTATCCATCCTCCAGCGGTTTGATAGTTACTGCTATCATCAATACCCACTCCAGTTAAATGGTGACTAACCTCATGCCATAAAGTATTTTCTTCTGAAAACGAAATGGTTTTGTCTTCTGGCTTAATACCTAAAAATTTCTCAAGATTTTCAGCAGCATTTACCATGTCGTTTTCAGTTACGTCGCCTTTGGTAAAAACGAAAATTGTTGGATTGTCAGCGATCCCATATGATGGAGAATAAAACCCATTCATTTGGTATGGGCTATATCCCGCGTTTGCTAAATCTTCTGCTCCGAAGTGGCTAATAAATTTTTGACTGTCAACTAGATAAATATCCAATTCTTCAAGCTTGTTCATAGCAATTTCATAAGCTTTCTTATAATTACGTTTCCCATCATCATCGCGCCCAGTAAATACTTCTTCAGTATTATCTGTATATCTTTGTAGAAATGTTTTACAATACTCCATCAATTCAGGGAAGTCACTTACTTTCTTTTTGACCACGCCATTTTCCGCTGCTAAATATGATTTCATTCCTTCTCGCACATCGTTTTTTGCTTTGGCGGTTTGGTGTCTTATTTCAGCACGAAGAGTATTTAAAAACTCTTGATCATTCTCATCTCTAGTTGTAATTGCAGAAATGACCTTTAGTGCATCTGTCATATATCTTTTGGTGGTCTCGTAGACTACTTCGGGTGAAAATAACCCTGAACACAAAACAAACCACACCTGAGAGGCTTTTGCCATTGAGTCAATAATTTTAGGCGGAAATGCTGCCATGATTTCCATGGTTGCATTAAAATCACTATCTAGTGGTCTGCTCCAATGTGGTGGATTATCAGGATCATAATCTTCTTCCTTGGTTGGATTATTGCCACTTATAATCATGGAAGCCAAGAAGCTGCCTGCACTCTGAGTATATTTCCGAATTATAGCATGCTTAGACATGTCTATATAAAAATTTTCCACTGCCAAATACTCGCCAGCGGCTTCTCTTGCCTTCGCAGTATCCAACTCTTTATAAAACCACTCTTTAAATGCTTGAGCTTTTTGCGGACCTGGAGCAAGACTACTATCTATCATTCTAGAGGCGGCAGATGCTTCAATAGCACTAAAAAAATATCTATCGTTTTCGAGTTTGGAATCATAAAAGTTAACATAATCTTCGTACATGTTTCCAAAAGGATGAATTTGCCTGTTGTCTTCATCAATTAAAACAAGATTACCCTTGTATTGTTGCGCCTCTTCAGTGCTCTTGGAGTATCTTTCAATCTCACTTTCAGAGCTAGTAATTGATAGGCTTGCATCCTCTGGATATACTGATACTGTTTCTTTTAATTTTGCAAGAGTTTCTTCCTTAAAATTTACGCCACAAACAATGAACATTTCCGCTTGGATTGTATTATTGACATCTTTGTAATAATGAGACTTTGTTTCAGGATCGTGGAATTCTACTAATCCCTGTTGCTTGGCATTAAATAACCCATCTATAATTGAAATTATTTCTTGTGGCGTTTTTGAATAGAAAGGATAGCCTGCGCCTAATTTCTCTTCTCCAACTCTTTGAAGTACCTTATGTTCAAAAGAACCATAGTTATATATGGCAGGAAGAATACTAGAATGGAAATCTCGTATTTTTTTATTCTCTCCCTTGTCACGCTCGCCTATCGGATATCCATCACTGTGCTTATACCCGATTCTCAGAGATTCTGTAAGCTCCATCAGCGCTTCAGGAGTAGGGAAGCTGAAGACGCGCTGCATTAAATCATATTTGGAATTAGCATCAGTAGAAAATATGGAATTCCATATTTCAGGATGGCGTTGACTCAATTCATCAACCATCCATTTTGGATATCTATTAATACTCGAAAATACTCCGATGGCTGACTTGGGAGAAATCTCTAGCGTCATTATGTCTTTATATATATCATCTGTAAGACTATTAGGTATATCGGTTTTCCATTTTCCATTCCTATACATCTTGGAGGCATCTTCGTCGTGCACTTTAAACAACGACCATAAAGTAAACGCTTCTTGTTCTGGCGTACCCTTAGTTCTTCCTAGATATTTTTGAGCCAAATCCCAGTAATACCAGCCACCAAGAACATCTCTTTCCATAGCCAAACTTAACTTGTACTGACTAAAATAATAATGATTGGGATATTTTTGAAAAAGAATACAGTCTATAACAGTATTTGTATGGGAATCTAAACCGAACTTTGTCACTGTAGATAAAATCTCTGGTGGAGCAGTATTTTCATCATACTTCATATACTCTTCTGCATCAAACGACTGAACACCGCGAAAGAAATCATCCGCGCCTGCGAGCATGATCATTTTATTGAAAATATTATTAGATTTTCCCATGATGAATAAGTGTACCTCAATTAATTTCCTTGTTCATTGTATACGAATCTTATCTTATTTTTCTTTAAAAGATTCTTGATTGGATCAATTGCGATACCAACACTTATTCCTTGTGAGTCGGTGTTTTTAGAGTTAAGCACAGCTACAGCTATGCCTATAACAGCTTGCTTTTCTAGAGAATATATCAAACCACCAGAATTTCCAGGATTAGTTCTTAAATCCAGCAAGAAATAATTATCACTTTGACCATCTTGTGCCATGTTGGTGTTAGAAACAATTCCATAAGAAACTGTATTCTTATAACCCAAAGGGCTTCCTACAGAAACTACTGCTTCTCCCTCTTGGATTGTTCCGCTATTACCAAGATTTAGAAAGTAAGTATTAACTTGAGAAGGAGCATTAACATATACAATTGCAACATCCATATTAAGATCATAGTCTACAACTTGGGCATAAAATCTCCCGCCATCAGTTGTGTTTACGACTATGGATTTAATATCAGGATTTGGTTGCTGTGGGGTTATTCCCAAAACATGAGCACATGTAATAACAATTCTAGGGGCGACAAAAAAGCCTGCCCCTATATCTCCTGCATTTGAAGCCATATGGACTTCAATCATTACACTGGAGCTTTTGATTTGACTTACATAGTCACTCATTTTTTGAGCGGTCTTTAAAGCCATTATCTCTTTCCTTTGGACTTCCTAACTTTCATGGTATCCCATTCGTTTGGAGATTTTTCCTTACGCTTAGAGTCGTTAGTGACTTTGTAAGTAGTAGGAATTGGGGAGCCGCTATTGTTTTCTAATGAAGAGTTATTAATTTGCTGCATAATTGGACTGTTTTGATCAACAGGTAATGGCTGGGTTTTCCCGTGCATTTGCTGTTCAATCGTAGGTGGATCGCCGCCCAAACTTTTACCCTCATCTCCAGGAGCAGGCTCAATAGCCTCATTTGTATCTTTGAATGTAGGCTGAAAGGTTGTTCTTTCAGTTGTTTCATTAAGAGGCTCGACATTGGGAGCAATAGGAGCAGGATTCTGAGGTTGATTTCTCTGCTTTGGTGGCAAAATGCTCTTAATATCGTGTTGCGCACTAAGATTTTCTTCAGTGCCTCTCAAGCCATCTGGCTGATTAATATAACCTGGGGTCTTGTCTGGAGTATAAGCAATAGTAATATTCTTATCTTTAAGAGTCTTAAAGAATGCCTCTTTAGTCATTCCGATATAATCATCGTCGCCTGATGCGCCTTTAATAAACATTAGTTTCCTCTTTTTGATCTAAGATTATTTTTCCAAGAAGCACTCACAGTACCCTTTCCGCCTTCAGTTCTCTCTGGATTATCTTTATAAAATGCTAGATTAGCTCTTGCATTTTCTTTTTGGCGGTTGTTAATCTCACGATAAATCTTAATATCATCACCCTGCCACGTTCCTTCTTTGCGAGAACCTACGGAAGGGGCGGTGGCATCATCAAGCTGACCTTCAGTTAGAATCATTACTTCTTCATCAACCTGAGCTTCCGCTAGCTGGCGTTCCGTAATTTCTTCCACATCGCCTTCGCGATTGTTCTTACTCTTGTCCAATTGATTTTCTGTAAGCTCATTGCATTCATGATCCTTATGACCGACATCAACCACATCATGCTTTTTAACATCACTTAACTGCTTTTCAGTTAAATCCAAAGCGCTATCATCAACCTTCTTATCGGCAATCGCTAGATTATACCAAGTCTTCTTATTCTTTTTTGTGGCATCAATGGCTGAGGCTGTAATAAGCATAGCTTTTCCAGCGACTTTGCTAGGAAACAGTTTTTGCTTTCTTGTTAAGACTTCTTCACCTTTAATCTGCTTAATGTTGCGCACCAATTGTGCATAAGCAGCTTCAACATCCTTAAACATTTTGTAAGGCATGTTACCAGCAGCTAATGCTGCCTGTGCTCTCGATAGTAGATTTTTACCTGATTCAAGAAACTGATTCAAGTCATCTCCTTGCATCCAATTCTTATAAAGAGTATCTTCTTTATTGATTCTCTCTAGTTCGAAAAGTAATTGATTCGCATCCATTTTGCCTCCTGTTAAGCGCCACCATTATATGAATTAAAGTTATTCATTCTCTGAAATATAGATTGCCCAGCTCCGCCGCGATTTCCTGCACCATTTCCAGAAATGCTTGGGAATTGATTTCCACCCAAAGGAAGATTCATAACTCTAGATGTTAAAGCCTTTCTTGAGGTTCTTTCAGTACTTAAAAAACATGCTCCTGCAAAGCAGTCAGCGACATCCTTAGTTTTAACTACTCCTGCATGATTCGCAACAATATTTGGTCCTCTAGCTGTTCGCTTAACTCTTAAGTTCTGCAATTCAACCTTTAATTGTAAATCATTTTGACAAGCAATTACTCGCCCATCCAACATAATTGTTCTTAGGTTGTCATATATCTCACGAGCTTTATTACCATTGAATGATAGCAATCTTACAGGCAGTCCTCTTCTTCTAAAAAAGCTTATAGATTCAGTACTTTGCATACCATCATAAGAGAATGAAACTACTCTGAACTTCCTTGCTACATCAGCAATGTAATGAAGTATCTCATTAATTGTATACTCCTTACCTGTCTCATTATCCACAAAATGTTCTGGATTTCTTTTGGATGGAGTCCAGAAAAAACTATCATCCTCGATATAGAAATTTTCATATTGATTAGTTTTAGGATTAAATCTATACTCGTAATGGATAATACAATAAGCGTAATTACAAGTTTTAAAAGCGCAGTCGATATGCATATAATATTTAATCATTGCATTTTCAGGACCAGGTTTCTTAGCGATATTTTCTGGATTAGCAAATGCGTATTCCACAGCAGTTTCTGGAAGATAAACATCTGCACCTTCGTCTACAAACTGAGCACCAAATAGCTTATCGAATGATAAACCTTCAGCATCCTCTTCGTAGATCATATCGCTTTCTAAGAATTCCTTGGTCATGTCATTTCTCCACTCCCAAGTAGGCATCTGAATTACTAAAAAGTTATCAGCCTGAGGAAGTCTACCTTGATCAAAGTTCGTCCAAAACTTCCCTTCTTTTTTATTAGGCATTGATGTCATCATAACTCTACCAGCCTCTGGATGAAGAGCACGGTAGGTTGTCGTCTGCGCCAAGATAGCTTCCAAGAGCTTTGTATCGTTATCTTTTCCGTCTGTATTAAAAAGCGCAAACTCATCGAAATAAGCGAGAATGGTAGCAGTTCCGTGGAGGGCTGCTGAATTAGAGTGAATAGCTGCAACTTCAATAGAACCCTTCAGTTGAACGTTATGCATCCCCATTGCTTTTTGTCTTTTGTATCTCTGCTCATCAAATTCAGTCCTATAGAATACGGTTTCTTCTTCTGGAGTATATCTAGCTTCTAGCAAAGGACTTTCCATTGCACGTTCCTTGTGCATTTTAAGACCAGTGTTTTTAGCCTGCGTTAAACTCGTTGCTGCTATAAATATACGAAGTGGCTCTGCTCCGCGCACGCCCAAATATCCTTGAGGATGATTTAAGCATTTAGAACCACAATCAGGACAAAGCTCTCCGCTTTGCACCGGCTTCATGTCCTTACATTTAGGACATACTATCATAGTAATAAGTTTATATACCTCATAAGCTGTTATAGCGCTACTAAGGAAGGTCTTTCCTGAACGACGCCCTAGTGCCATAACTAAATACTGAAATGGTTTTGTGATCTCTCCGCTTTGTACCTTTTTAGCCTTAGCCAAAAGCCAAGGATTGCCTTGACCATAATTATCAATCTTCTCAATAAGCTCAAGGTCTTCGTCAGTAATTTTTATACTTTCGTTGCCAGGAGTATTGATATAAAATAATTTAAGAATTAGTTTAGCGTATGGGAAAACACCAAAATCTAAACCTAAGTCTTCCACAAACTGCAATATACTCATCAAGCCTGATGACGATGAACTCTTTTTCTCGTATAGCTTTTTCTTTACCATGTCCGCAAGCATTTGATCTAAATCAATTACTTCGGACTTATTTTTAGCTGCCATTTATATCACCCTTTTAAATTTAACTATCCACTTCGTCGTCAGGATTGTTATTTACTGAATTAAACGCTTCTAGGAATTTGATCTGGTCTTCTGGAGATAACTTACTCAGCACCATTTCCAATTTCTTCTGGAATATTTTGTTAAGTGTCTGTTTTGATTCTTCTGAAGACTGATCCATTCCAAGCATCTTTAATTTGAAATCTTGTATTTTAACAACGGCATCACTTAGGTTTTTTAAAACCTTAGATATTGCCAAATTCTGATCGATATTTTTAGGATTACTGTATACAACAAGCTCTTCTGCCTTTTGCATTAGAATTTCTTCCAACTCCATCAGTCTGTTAGGGAGTGTAGACTTCTCGCGCTCTCTGATGGCTTCCCGTAACTCTGTAAGTTTTTCTTTTCTCTTATAATCAACTTCTCTATAAATGGGCATAAAGTGTTGATCCATATGGTTCTTAACCTGATCCCACCTAATTTCTTTTCCGTATTTCTCAAATATATACTTCTTGACTTCAGTAGGACTATATCTAGTCATTAAATAAATCTTATGGATTTGAGGATCATCAATTGCCAATTGACACACACGACAGTTAGACCTGAATGAAAAACCATGTTCTCCCTCTTCAGCCTTTTTTGTTCTAATGGTATCAATTTCTCGCTCTAAAGATTCAATCTCTCTAGTAGAGACCTTTTGTGGATTAAGATCAACATAGTCTTCATAATTCTTAACTATATCTTCTCCCATACTTTCTCTAAGAACGTCTAAATCGTCATTATTAACCACTTTGTGGGGAGTGATTTCTCTTGGTTCAAATTCTTCTTTATTATCTTCAAATTCATTAAATTCGTCATCTAAATTTGGCATCGCAAAACTTTCTCCTGTTCAGGTCATTTCCATATATTGATATAACTTTGATTATTTACCTTTTTTGGAGCCTGACAACATAGCAAGAAAAGCAATATAGCCTAATGCATCTAGATATGCCAAATTAAAACCATGGTAAAAAGTAGCTACTATCTAAATTAAAAAGAAATTGGGTATAAAAAATGGGGATCGTTTTCAAAGCGATCCCCATTGGTAACTAATTTATTTTTTAAATTTGCAAAACTTATGCGATTCGCCTGAAGCAGTTCTTATCTCATTATAAAATGGACATTTGGAAGCCCTGCAAACACTATGCACATTGATTTCTGTATCATATTTAGGACAATACGTGTATTCACTTCCATCTTCATATACTTCAGCTATAATCTCATTACCTTCAGTTGCTGCTTTTTTAGTAAAGGCTTTCTGAGTTTCAGGAAGCCAAATACCAAACCACTCATACCATTGATCCCAAGTTTGGCGTTCAAGCTCTGAAGAGGCGTAGGTAAATAAACTCTCTTCCTGTGCCGCTAATGAAAGATTTATAACCATATTCTCAACAAAAGGGGATAATGATTTATGAATCTCTTCGAGTACAGCTTCACTTCTTTGAGATTGTATATAAGCGATGCAAGCTTCTAATCCCAACTTATCAGCAGTAGATACTGGCATAATCTGACCAAGGCTTGTAGTGCATGTTAATGCTTTAACTACCTTCCTTGGGGGTTCACTGTACAGTGTTGCTTGTATAATGTGTCTAATATCATCGTAGCTTTCTGGAGGTCGCTCGTCAGCTAAATTGCTATCAAAAGCCACCTTAATGGCAGCTTCAACAACATCATAATTGTGCCCCTCGGTTAGCAATCTATGGGTAATTTGCTCAGCATTATAATCAACTTGTAGCTCTTTTACCTTAGCCACAACAGAGCGAACCATATCTTGCTTCCTTTTCGAGAGTACTTTCATTAATTGTTCGTACATAGCAGTTTACGTCTTTAAGCTTCAGTTTAGTAAGCTTGGGCACCAAGTCCTATAATCTGATCTTGATTCAACTGCGCCTCATATACAAACCCGCCTTTAGCTCTTCCAAGGCGATCTTGAGTAATACCCACAAGCAATCCGTTTCTGTTCGCTTTAACAACTGTGCCTCTTACAGGCATTCCATCTGCTTCGTACCATTCGAGGTTGCTACCAATAGTGATATCCAAGCCTCTAGCATCTTTATACGACAATTTAGATATATCTATGTAATCATCTTCTGTTTGCCATTCAATTGAGCAATTTTCATTACGAGCAAACTTAATTAAGGGATCATTTGGATTAACTGTTGCCACTGTGCCAATTCCGCCTTCAGGTGTCCACTCATACATGATGACATCATTTCTAGTAAAATTACCTGAAGCTGCAACTACAGCGTTCCAGGCGCTTCCATCCTCTAGATTGCCTTTAAGGGACGCATATACAGTTCCCTTATTATGCCAAATTCCGCCCTCTTCGCTAAGGTTCATACCTTTGTTTTTAATATATTCATATGTATTGGCAATGACATGCTGAAGCAATTCCTGAGAAACAAATCTGGAAGAACCACACTCGCAAGTAAATCCCTTTTGGAGATTTGCACGCTTGTAGTTATCTCCGCAACCTGCGCATTCAAACAATTTATCATTCTTATCTTCGTGAGCGCGTTTAATTTCATCTGTTGCAGTTACGGCAGTGCCACAATGATCGCATAGACCTTGACACTGATTAATTAAATAATCTTTAGTAAACATTTTACTGCAAGCTTCGCAAACGAAATCTGCATACTTAGACATCTCCGCTCTACTTTGCATCAAATTGGCTTCTCTGCGCTTATTAGCAAGCTTCTCGGTTAAGTCATTCAACCATGACCTGTCACCATCACGCTTATTTACAAGGCTATAATCATGGTGTTCCATAGATTTTTCCTCCAGGTTTTTATGCAATAAATCTTCAAATGATTTTTACTAAAGTCCTTTTATTAGTATTAAAATTCATTATCATACAATGCATTAGCTAAGTACTTATTTATAATCAACTTGGGCATTTCTGTTTCAATATGCCTTTTTATATTCTGTGAGAAGGTATAATTTCTAAGATCAGAGTTATATACACCGTCACAAAACAAAATATAGGAGTCATTTACCAAATCTTCAAAATAAGATTCGACTTCGAACTTTACCACATTAATCATAATTATCTTTTTAATGATTGGAAAATAATGATCCCACAGCTTATTAATCGCATTAGTATCATTATCTTCTTGAGCTAAATATACAAGATAATTAAGATTCTTCTGGGAAAGCATCCTTTACCACATCCTTAAGAGCTTGCAGGTCTATGGAGCCATATCTCTTTATTCCCCAAAATAATAAGCCTAGTGCATCGGCTTCATCTTCGCTCTCAATTTTCTTATTAAAATTAGTCTTTGCAGCCGCAATCATATCTTGCTTAGAAGCGCCACCATCTCCTGTTGCAGACAATTTAATTGTTGTTGGAGATATTCCCTGATATAAAATATTATTAACTGTACAGAATCGTTTTACAATCCCTTGAAGTTCACCTTGCACTATTAGTGCACGAGACTGGGTTTTACTTCCCTTACTTCGAGCGCATTCAAATAAAACCAGATCAATGCCTAGCTCCAGCATTTCGTTAAGGTTAGCTTCCATTCTAAGAAGGCGCATGTCCTTACTTTCATCTAATTTTATCTTACCGCAATCCCACGCTCCGCTTTTGACTTTCTTAGGACTAGCTGAATCCCAATATGCCCAACCCGTGGTCGATGCAACATCTAAACATAGAAGCTTCAATATAATATCCCTCACTAATAGTGTATATAGATATTATACTATATTTTTACTGCATTAGACCTATTTGATTAATCTTCTGGCTCTTTAACTCTGAGTGTCCATTTATAAATCGAGCCATAATCACAGGTATCGCATCCATGACTATGTTCTCTATCAGGCTCTTCAAAATCGGCAGTTTTAAATAACTGCGATAATGCAATAATTGTTTTTGTCTTAAGCGGACAATATTCATACATTCTTTGTGCAGATATTGTTACATAACCATTATCTCTAATAATTTTTAATTCGGTGGATTCAATGTCGTAACTATGTAAACCGTCAAAAATGATATTTTTTATTTGTTCGTCAGTAATCATCTTATTTCTTTCTAATTTAATAATAGAGAATGCTGTTGTTGACCATAAAACATAAACAAAAACTCAAGCAATAACTGATATCGGCGTTCATTGGAAAGATTTTCTTTTCTTCCTAAAAGCTGAGCGTCACCCAAAAACCTATACATTAAGACAAGTTGATCCATTTGCTTTGATCTAGCCACGTTGCACGCAATTTTTAACACAAAAGGGTGGGGTGGGGTGATTCCTTCCTGCCCATATTCAATTGCATCTTGCTTTATTGCATCTCTAATTGAAGTTGCGTCATGATATCCAATATCCATATACTTCTTCATTAAAATCCATGTTCTAGCCTTGATTAATAAATTATGAAATATTAACTCTGGATGGACTTCACGCTCTCGAATTAGAGCATTTAAAATTGTTAGACTTTTGTTGAAATTACCGTCCTCAAGAGAGGAGATGAAACTAAAAATAGAAACGTCAGAAACGTCAGGAATCAGAATTTCAACATCAGAAACTGAGATGGGTCTAGATACGGAATTATAACATAGCCTTAATTTTTCTAATTCTGAAACCAGTACGCCTATATTATATTTACAGCGTCTCAATAAAAAAGATACAACTATATTACTCTCAAACACAATCCCTAAATTATTAATTCTGTCACCAACCCATGACTCGGCAAAATCGACAGCTTCTCCATTTAGTTTTCCATACTCATTTATTGGAGAAACACATTCTATAGATTGTCCTTCTTTATTGAAAGCCTTATAGAACTTCGTAGTTTTTTCAACTGAATCAGAACTAACTATAAAATATAGATTCTTATTTTTAGAGATGGTTTCAAGCGCTTTTACTATTAGTTCTTTTTGAGAAGAAGTAGGATTGGAAAGAAGCACAATCCTCTTTCCTCCCAATCCCATAGATCGAAATAAGTTGATTAATATTTCATCTTCTATTTCTTTACCTTCAATTCTTCTCTTTACAAGATTGTTATCTCCAGATAAATTTTTAATTAAATCATCCTTACAAACTTGCATCAACAGCGGATCGCCATGAACTAAAAAATAGTTTTTAGTTCCATGTTCCATATGGTTCAATACCAACCTCTACTAACTTGCGGTGCTGAATCCAGCCACCTGAAAAGTTTCCTGATTTCGTATCTTCAGTATAAGCCATTGCTTGATGCTCAAATGGTGAAGCATGCTGGGGTTCACTAGCCATAAGGCGCTTGCAGATATTTAAGTCTTGTTCCCATTTAGAGCGTTGTCCGTCATGATAATAATAAGATACTCTAGCACATCTACCAGCACTGATTCTCACTTTCTCAATCACTTCTAATTCTTCTTCATCAGGCAAAATGTAAGGAATATGCCACTCTCCAGGATGAAGCACCTGAGGAACACTTTGATCATACAAGATATGCATTTTACGAGCAATATCACTTATCTCTGGCTGTGCATCAGCATGATCTCTTAGCTTAAAAAAGTTTTCAAAATCAGTAGCAGTTACTACGACATTAGCTGCAAGCCAAGGTTCGATCAATCTATTGCATACTTGTTTATGCAATCCAATTTTCTCTAAAGTCCAATGACTTAAACATACTGCCCTAGAGGTTAGTTTCCAGATAAGCTTTGCAATAATTAAGTGGATTCCACTCAACTCTTCTTGCGCCTGCATACCCTTTTGGTTCTTACCCCAATGAACAGGCATAAAAGGCGTTTTAAGCACCATTTCTCGCATCTTCTTAGCTGGAACGGCTCTAGAGCTTGCTGCGTTTCTAGAAAACTGTCTATGCGTATTCCATTCAGCAAGTAAAAGCTTCCAAAGACTCACCTGAAAGGTGGTGATTCTTTTGCCAGTGACTGAATTAATTGAGTCACAAATAATTTTAACGTCATCAAAATCCAAACTAATATTCTCCTATCTTGTATACATGTATATAACTTATTTATTTGACATATCTTGCTTGAAGTCTTTTATTAAATTCAAAAAGCAATCACCATAGCTAGGCTCTTTGTCATAATCATCGCCTTCGTGATTTGTAATATATGGTTCAATTTGAGAATCCTCGTACCATTCATTATAACTTGTTACGAGAAGAACCTTTTGGTTTCCATAAAAGAATTGTTTTGCCCATTGGTAGTAAGATTTAAAAAATTCACCATCTTCAGCGGCTATAGGATAATGATTTTTAATGCTGCGGACAGCCGAATCATCATACCTCGGCATAATCGTAGGAGCTACAAGAGTCGCCGCATCTTTTGCCAATTGCAGAAAGTCTCTATATGGAGTATTTATAAATTCTAAATAGTTTTTACCAGTATAGAAATTATTTTCACAAACATCTCCAGGAATATACATATTATATCCATATATTGCATCTAGATTTAAAAGCCTGTTTAAGGCATTGGGTTTTTTGTCCCACCATATTTCATCTCCAAATATATATAAATCTGGTATTCCTGATTCTGCCGCTAGTTTTCTAATCGATACAACTTCTTCTAAGCTTCCTTGGATTGCCCTTGATGCATAGAAAAATATCACAGGCTTCTCATCCATCCTAAACCATATGCTATCTCCCAAGAGAGGAGATAAAAATCTAAAGGCTTTCTTAAAATGTTCATAGAAATTATTATTAACGTTTACGGGATCGCCAAATACGTTTGTAAGTTCATAATGAACGCAAATTTTAAAATCTTTTTTCTTGGCGGCAGCAGCCATGACACTTAAAAAGTAATTACTGTATTCTGAACCATCATATGATACAATAAAGAAGTTAATTCCAGAACTAGAAGCCTGATCAATATGAGCTTCAATCGTGCGCTCATCAAGACTGCGATACCAACCTAATTCTGGACTCCCTCCATACTTCTTATACCTTGCACACGAAGCTCTCCAATCATTTTCCTTATACCAGCCGTAGTAAAAAGCGCCAACAAGATTCCCTGTTGGCGCTTCACTAAAATCTTCACGTACTCGTCTGGTTCGATAGAGATATTTTACTTTAACGCTTCGTTGCAAGGCGTCATTAAATACGCCTAAATGATTTTGTAGTACATTAATTCCATTTATATGCACACCATATACATCTATGTGAATTCTGTCAAAAGTAGAAGATTTAAAATGGGATAGTGGAATTTCACTCCAACTATTAGTTTCACGCATATGAATACCAATGTGATAACTATTTTTGTTAGATATATGCATCACAGGTTCGTTATGTTCGTTTAGAAGATATACTATTGGATCATCATGAGAAGTGTCCACAGTCTCATAAGCGAATCCAGAAAACATATCAACTTCTTTATATGAGTTTTCCACTGGCAACTTGTATCCTTCCATGCCTCCCACATCTGCATGAGTTACTTTTAAATTCATTAACCCATACAACTTAAAACCTTTATCTCTTGCCGATTGAGAGAAAGCTATTCCATCTGGAATGTCTTCATCAGCTTCAAAATAATTACATCCTGCTTCGATTACTTCTCGCTTACAAAAGAAAGCTCCATCAACACAAGAAAGCTCTAAGATAGAATCATTTGGATTTTTTTCAGCAAGCTCTTTGAAATTCAAACCTTCATGTCCGCTGGTGAGGTCATATAGAACATCATTTGGAAGATAGGTAGGTGCCATCATAATATGCTTATCATGAGATAAAGCAACATTAATGAAATCTTGTGGAATTTCAGTAAAATCACTATCTATAATCCAATAGTAATCTTCGTAGCCGTAATGATTACTCATTACATGCTGGCGCAACGTCTTAAACGCTTTGCATCTCTCTGCCTGAACCTCTGGAATATGGCGCTTCTCATGAAGAAGGTGAAAGCCGATGTCTTTCTTTTCAAATACAACTCGCTTATATCCCTTGAGAGAAGGTAATATATCTGAGACAATATACTCATATGATCCATCAACGCTATCGTTTTCCAATATGGATAAAGATATTAATTGTCTTGGATAGTCAAGTTTATTAATTTGATCAAATAAATTACGAAGATATTTTTTGGTATTCTTTACCTGAACACAAATAAATACTGTTTTGCCCGACATTTACTAAGCCTCGCTTAAAAGTCCTACTAAACTGGCGAATGAATTATCCATAATGATTTTAAGAGGAGCTTCGCCATTTAAATCAAAGAATATTTCTACGTCTTCGCCTTCAACATTGTTTAACACATCAAGAATATATTGGGTATTAGTAGCAAAACTAGCTGTTCCGTTTATGCTCGCTGGAATCATCTCGTCGCCGCCTCCAACTGCTCCATAATCACCGAAACGAGCATCTGATCCAAGAGAAAGAGTTTGTTCATCTCCATTGAAAATCCATGAAGAAACAGGGGAAGAGTTCATGGTATTCTTTAGTGCAGATACAAGATCATCTTTGTTGACTGTAGCTCCGTTTGCGTACTCTCTATTGATATTAGTTTTCCAGTCAGGATAATTGGCAGCTAACTGGCGAGAATAAAACTTCATCATGGACTGCTTTACCATAATAATTTTTCCATCAGTAGCTATTTCTAAAGGGTTAATATCATCAAGCAGAGATATCATTTCTTTTGCCCAAGCATTAAAGAAATAAAATACTCCATCTCCTTCCAAATAGCCAGGGGTGCCAATAGTGAAAGCAATTCTCTCTTCGTCACTTCCTACAGCGCATAATTCTCCATTAAAAGATTCAATTTTAATATTAGTTAACTCTAACTGATCTTGTTGCTTATAGGTAGCAAACTCGGTTTTCTTAATTACCTTTTTAAAAAAAGAAGGCTCCATCTTTACGACTTTAATTTCATCGGAGAATCTAAAATCCCCCATTAAGAAACCCTCTACATTACTGCAAGGAACCCAATAAGAAAGCTTCCTGCCATTACCTTTAGCAGCCTCAAGAACAAAGCGCTGGCTTATCAATTCCCCTTGTTGCTTCTCTTCAGCAAGAGAAACTTCAATGTTGGTATCGGGATAGCCTTTTATAAGATCAACCAGCTTTTGTCCCAAAACGCAACAAGAACCATTTTCCTCAATGGTAAGATAATTACCTATAGGTATAGTATAGTCTATCTTAATGTTCATATCGGTTGCTACCATGCGAAGACCTTCTGCGGTAGCTTCATGATAGATAAACCTGTAAATGCTATCTTCAGTACGGTGGAGTGCTCGACGCATTTTGTCGAGCACTCCACTATATACTGACTTATCAATGATAAACCGCATTACTCACCCACATCAATTTGAACACTTGCCATCTGGAAAACGTTCGTTAAGTATTCAATTCTATCCTCTACTGCACTAATGGTCTCATTAAGAACAGAGGGATCAAAGTTTGGTTCTATTTCAACATCATTAATAGGCTCATTGCTAAAAGAATCGTAATAATCATTTCGAACCCTCTTGAGGCGCGAAATAAAAGCAATATTAGCATCTAGCGTAAGCTTAACTTCTTTTAATGTTACTCTCTTAGCTTCACCATCGTTAGCATCTTCAATATCTACAAGGTTGGACAATAAGGCTCGCTCAGCAAGAACGAGTAAATCTGTCTTTTCTTTTGAAAGTTCTAAATACTCACCCTGTAAATCCTCAAAGCTAATTTCTGGATTGCTTCCCTTAGCTACAAACGCCAGTTTGTCTGCGACATAGGTATTATCTGCTATTTTATCTTCTATATTTTGCAGTCTAATATAAAGTTGATTTAAAGTCATTTTACTGTTCACCAATTTTTGTAATTTGTTTATCGATGAGCTTGTATTCTACGGCGTCCAAACTACTTAACCAATAATCTCTTTCACAGTCGGCATGAATTTTTTCATAAGGCTGACCGCTGTGATGAGACATAATCTGATAAAGACGTTCTTTAAGTCTAAGCATTTCTTTCAAATCAATTTCTGCATCTGTGGCAACGCCTCTAAAGCCGCCGCGAGGCTGATGGATCATAATTCTGCTGTTCGGCATTCCGAACCTTTTGCCAGCAGCACCAGCCGATAGCAATACCGCAGCCATAGAAGCAGCCTGACCGATACATACAGTAGATACATCTGATTTAATAGCCTGCATTACATCATAAATAGCAAGACCTGCGGTAATCACACCACCTGGACTATTAATGTATAGATAAATATCTTTTCCTGGAGCATCTGCATCTAAGAAAAGCAACTGTGCTACAATAGAATTTGCTAGATGATCATCGATAGGATCGCTTAACATAATGATTCTATCTTTTAAAAGTCTGCTATAAATGTCATAGCTACGCTCAGAGCGTTCAGTTTTTTCAATTACGAAAGGAATTGCGTTTCTCACTATATCCCACTTCTATCTGTTTAAATAATCATGAACCTGTCTCTCGAAAGTAGAAAGCTCATATTGTTCTACCTCGTTCAGTGCTACTAAATTCAATTCTTTTCTCAAAGAATTAATAATATCAGCTAATTTGATATTTGTAGATTTAAAGCCAGCGGCTCCACGGTGTCCTCCACCGCCCATTCTAGTAGCGAATTTAGCTAAGTCCAGATCGTCGAGAGAAGTTTTTAGCGAAATATTACCACTTTTATGATAGTATATAATAGCAGAGCAATAGTTGGATAAAACGGAAACTAAATGTTGACTATCTAACTTATAAGTTGGATCATAAGCCACACATATTTGACTATCATTATCCCAATAAACCTTCACGTTCTTAAATGCGTCCCATTCTTTTTTGGAACCCTGAACAGCAGTTTGCGTTACCAAATATTGAAGGCGTTCGTTCGTTATATCAACTTGGGATATCGCTTGGGCTGATTCTAATCCCCAATATTGCAATCCAAGCGTATCTTTAATTATTCCTAATGCAAGTACATCATTTTTTAGTCTAAAGCTATTTACTAAAATAGAGCAGGTTGAGCCTGCTAATTCGAGATGCGTAGTGTGGTTAGGATTTCCCATTCTTATTACTGGGCTGGATGTGGTAACATCTGGGAAAGTTTCCCTAATCCTATGAATATGATGATCGATATTATATACGAAATGCCTATTTAAATCAATAGGGAAACCTGTCCTATTAGGAGAAGGCTCACAATCTACTACATACAACAACTTTACTGATTGACAAAATGGATGTTTAGGCGTGGTGATAATTAAATCTTTATTTTCATCAACTAAAAAAGCAAGGTTCTTAGGGTGGTTAGGAAGAAAAATATATGCTTTCTTGCCTTGGGATATTAGATGTTTCGCAATTGCAATTGATGAACATAAGCAATCTGCATCAGGAGATAAATGACCCATGATTAGCGCATCATCTTCCTTTAAATCGTACTTATAAAAACTCATTAAACTTCCTATTCTGGCAAGATCACCTGCATGCCGAATCGTAGCAACTTTTCATCAGAAATTCGATTACCTCCACAAACCCACTCGCCTTGGAGTCTGCCGCATTTATCACAATGGTTTCTCAATCCCATTTTCTGTCCACTGCTAGCCATCTTGCTCAAAAATTGAGATTGTTGAAATGTAAATTTTCTGGCTTCCAAATCTGCCGTAATTAAATTAGTGACCTTTTTAACAACTTCTCTAACATCAAAATCACCATCAAACTCATCCAGAGCGTCTGCTAAAGTGTATTCTTCGCCGTTGATATCGATGCTAATTTCAGCTAATTGATCTTCAATTATTTTACCAATCTGCTGGGATAAGCGCTTCATGTATTACAAGCCTCTAATATTAATTTTAAGCTTACCATCCTGGGCATCCCCAAGTAATCTGGTAAGATTAATAGGTTGCTTTCTGGCTTTTTCTTCTGCCTCTGCATCTCTAACAACTACTCTATTAGTCGTCTCAGGAGCAACTGGATTACCTTCCATAGCCTGCTTTTCAAGCTCTGCTGTAATAGCGTCTTTCTTTACAACCACTACCGTTCCTGAACGGTTGCACTGACAACAGAAAATCTCTCTTCTTGGTCTCAAATTAACTGGTGTGCCGCCGCTATCTGTTTTAATGATGGTGTGAATTTCGAATTCCACGCTACCATTCCCACAATGCTGGCAATAATATTCATCTTGGCTTCCGAGAATTGGAATAGACATTTGTTGCTCCTATATATTATTTCTTTGTCTTGCTTTGTTTTACTACATCTTTTGTATACTCTTTTTTTAGTTGAGCAGCAGACTTTTTTGTTTTCTTTTTATCAATCTTAACTGGAGGAGGCGTTTCTATAATATTTCTACCGACAAGTTCCTCTTTGACCTTATCTACTTTTTTCTTGGCTCTTTGAATAGCATTATCTACGCTTTTGTTTTCAATATTAAGAGTTTCGGAGATTTCGTCATAAGACATATTTTCCAAATATAATTCAAAGACTTCTTTTTCCATTTTGGTTAAATGATTAAAGAAAACTGCTTTGATATACTCAGCATATTGTCTATCTTCGATCTTTTTAGCGACAGAAAAATCACTTCCAAATGACGCAATCTTCTCGTGCTTATCACACTCATTGCCATCTTCATCGTAAAGCAAACTATCAATTGAAGAGGCATCATTTAGCATTCTATGCTTTTGACGACGACTTTCGTCCATCAAAGAAATAACTCTACGTCTAAAGAATATAAAAGCGAAGTATCTAAAAGTGGTGTTTGGTCGATAGTCGAATTTCTCGATTGCCTTCATTAGCATGATGGAGCATTCACTTTTAATATCATCTTCATCATAGCCTCTAACCCACCATCTGTACTGGGTGTGGATTTTCTTAATATCAGGCTCAACTAAATTAAGAAGAAATTCGAAGGCATCGCTATCTCCAGCTTTCGCTAGTGTAACGTACCTTCGAATTTCTTCTTCTTTCGCCGTCATTTTCGGCGCTTCATTAAAATCTGGTTCCATACTATGGTATCATGTGAGTTTGCCTTTAGGTATGATACATAGTCATTGCCTTTTGCAGTGCAACATCTACAAATATTCTAGGGTTTTGGTTATATACCAAATCTTTTGTAGAGCTACTTAATGTATATATAGTTCCAGCTAATCGCTGACTATCAAAACATTGGCTCAAAGTCATTAGTTCATTTGCTTGCTCTTCGGATTGGTAATTTGGCAACACATTTACATCACCAGTTACTTTATAAGCATAAATACCATACAGGTTTTCAATTACTTCATCGAGTATATTGGCTGCATTTATTGACGCCTTTTCTAATCCGTTGGTTATTTTCAATACCTTGCCCATATCTCGCTCAAGCAAAGCATAGAGTATGTGAATGATAAATCTATAATCAAACGAGTTTGTGATACTTGAAGCTACCTCTTTTACTATCCTTCCAGAGCCTGCTAAAATAGCCTTCTCTAGCAAGGATAGGGCATCCCTCATCCCTCCTTTAGCGTTTTTGCTTATCAGGCGTAGAGCGACTTCTTCATACTCTATTCCTTCAGTTTTACATACGCTTTTTAGTCGGTCAAGTATTTGTTCTGAGGTAAACTTGCTAAATTCAAAAGAAATACATCTACTAAGGATGGTTTCTGGTATTCGATCTGATCCAGTAGTGCATAAAACTATATAAGTGTGAGGAGGAGGTTCCTCTAAAAACTTCAGCAAGGCACCAAAAGCGTCGTTTGAGAGGTTTTGAAACTCGTCAATGATAAGAACCCTATTTCTAACACTAAAAGACGCATAATTGGCGCTCTGCTTTAGTTTCTTAATATCATCGATGCCTCTGTTTGAGGCAGCATCTATTTCTATGACACCATCACAAGTACCACGCTCTATAGATATGCAAGCATTACACTGCAAACACGGACTGCTAGTGCTTGTTTTTACGGTCTCGCAATTAAGGCACTTGGCAATAATTCTTGCGGAACTAGTCTTACCTGTTCCTTTTGGACCTCTCAGCATAGTGCAAAACGGTACTTGGTTATTATCGGCGGCGTACACCAAAGAACTCACATTTAAGTATTGCCCTATAATTTCTTTAAGAGTCCTTGGTCTGTACTTATTCGGTAGATTCAGTGCCACCTTTTTTCCTTTCAAGGAAGGCTTTATATTCTTGGATTAAGCTTGAAGCACCTTCGTAATCCTTTTCTTGCAGCTTTGCTCTAATTAATGAAGAGTACGGCTGTGTATCTCCGATAATTTTAGCGCAACTCTGAGGATTTAGAGCTTTGTGAGCCTTGGCTTTTCTGCCTCTTACGTGATGATACTTAGCCTTTTCTTCAATAAACTGCCAGTAATCAAGATGTTCACGTAATTTAACGCAGTTCTGTGACCATGCTACTGTCATTTCAAGCATAAATTCCATCTTGCATACAAAGAAATCAATCAATTCTTCACAGCTTTTAAAAGAGGGGAAATTATCTTGTTTATATGCGTTTATAAAGTCATCCAACTCTTGCTCTTCTATAAATATAGAAGGGTCTTCTTCATTTTCTGAATTATCATCTATTCCCTTATGCTCTTCGAACATCAAGGTGATTTTTGTCCATACCATCTCGTCTGCCAAAATATACAAACCTTCGTCAGTAAAGTTTGACAGACTGGTTAAAACGCGAGAAGGAATATTTTCTGTAGACAGATTGTTTATGTTGTCTATGAACCATTTTCCAGCCAACGTATTATACACACTTTTCATAAGAGCCTCAAGAACTAGTTTTTATAGTGCTAAGCACTATCTTCTTTAAGAAAATTTCGTGCAAATTCCTTTGCATCCTCTTGTAAATCAACAATTGTGGAGTTGTTATCCACACTATGATTAACACGAGAGTCTGAAATTAGCATGCCTGATTTTTCGCTTATATGACCATCAGTATTGGCTATTTCCGCTTCTTTTCTATATATGTCTACCAAATAATCCAAAAAATTAGTCTCATTAGGATATCTAATATCAGGAACAAGAACTACCAATTTATGCTGTGGATACTTTTGACTTAACGTATTTAATTCTTTAATGGCGTTCATTCTCAAGGAATTGACCCATATATCAAAGTCAAATCCCTCTCTCATGACTTCAGTACCAAAATACTGAAGAATGTCTCTTGCTGTCATTTTGCCTTGTTTGCCGTACTTATTATCGGCTTTCCAATCCCACAGTGTTGGGGATTCTTTTTGTGCTTGAGTACCATACATCTGTTCATCAGACAGACCAAATATGCACTTTGCAGCGGATTTTAATGGATCAGCTAGGGACATTTTAGTAGCATGAATACCATGTTCAAATCGATCTACATTATTGATCTCTTCAATAAAAGCATCAGCCCATGTATCTTTGCCACTGCGCTTGCCGCTCTTTCGAGCGGCAACCCCAATGTACGTAATTTCTTTATGCAACTTCACAACTTCTTTCTTGAGACGCAAACACAACTTTGTCATCTTCTAAGTCTGCGATCACTAGTCTCTTCTCTAAACTCTCATCCAAGTCCAAAAGGAATTCGGATAGAGGGTCCAATACTACAGTTTGGAAAATTCTCTTTAAAGGTCTGAATCCATACTCTTCATCATAACCTTCTTTAATCAACTTATCTTTAATTGATTGAGTTAATTCAAGATGAAGATTCTGTTCGCCAAGATTCTTGGAATTATACTTATTAATATGGATATCCAATATTTCGTAGCAATCTTCTTTGCTTAGATGACGGAATACGTGAATTCCATCTAATCTGTTAAGAAATTCTGCTCTAAACTGCTTTTTAGCAGCTTCCATATAGCGCTCTTTTTCGCGTTCTGCATTTTCTTCAACGCCATTATTTTGAACAAGACCAACTACTTTATTCTTAACCTTTTTCGAACCTACATTTGAGGTCATGATAATAACAGCGTTCTTGAATGAGATAACATTCTTTTTACTGTCAGTGATCCGACCTTCTTCTAGAATTTGAAGGAAAGCCATCAGTACATCAGGATGAGCTTTTTCAATTTCATCTACAAGAATAACTGTATATGGACGACGACGAAGCGGTTCAAAGACACCAGCGTTATCATGACCAATATATCCTGGAGCAGCACCTGTAAGCCTTGCTGCATCATGACGTTCCTGGTATTCCGACATATCAAGGGTGAGAAGTGCGTTTTCGTCACCGAATACATAATCAGCAAGAGCCTTTGCAAGTTCAGTCTTTCCGACGCCTGTTGGACCTAGGAATAAGAAGCTTCCCATAGGCTTGTTAGGCTCTTTTAGACCTGTGCGACTTCTCTTCATTGCTCTCGAAAGGGCAGCAATTGCCTCTTTCTGAGAAACGACGCGCTTGGCTAATTCTGCGTCCATATTTTTATACTTAGCTTTATCTTCTTCGCTACGAAGCTTTGTAAGAGGAACGCTGGTCATTGTAGATACTACTTGTAAAACTTCATCTGTTTCTACCAGATATGACTTTTCTTTAACTTTGTTAAGCCACTCTTTATTTTCTTTGCGCAGAATAATTTCCAAATCAGTTTTACGCTGATCAAGCTCTTCGCATTTTTCAAATGCTTCCTCTAGAACCAAAGCATTCCACTTGGTATCAAGTTCAGCAATTTCTTCTTCAATCTTGATAATATTTTCTGGCTTATCAAGAATGCGAAGCTTAGCGCGTGCGCCTACTTCATCAATAATATCAATTGCTTTATCGGGGAAATTTCTATCTGGAATATACTTATCAGCAAGTCTAACAGCTTCAAGAAGCGCGGAGTCCTGATATGTAACTCCGTGGAAATCCTCATACTTAGGTTTTAGACCTTTAAGAATTTCCAAAGTCTGATCACGATTAGTAGCATTCACAACGATTGGCTGAAATCTTCTATCTAGAGCACGATCTTTCTCGATAAACTTACGATATTCCTCAGTTGTTGTCAAACCGATGAGGCGGAGGGTTCCACGAGCCAACGGCTGCTTAATCATGTTAGAAGCGTCTATAGAACCTTCAGCAGCGCCAGCGCCAGCCAGTGTATGCATTTCATCTACAACAGCGATGATATTAGGATCATCTTCTAACTCTTTAATAAGCTGCTTTAATCTCTCTTCAAACTGACCACGATATTTTGTACCAGCAACAAGAGAGCCTAAATCTACCGAACATAGACGCTTATCTCTTAATGACTCAGGGGCATCCTGCGAAACAATTTTGAGAGCCAAACCTTCAACAATGGCACTCTTTCCTGTTCCTGATTCACCAATCAAAACAGGGTTATTTTTGCTTTTGCGTGCAAGAATCTGTAGCAAACGTTGTAATTCTGCCTCTCTTCCAATCATTGGATCGAGCTTACCCTGTTTTGCTCTTTCGGTTAAATCAACACAGTATGCATCAATAGCACTTCCCTTAGGAGCCTTCTTATTAGAAGTGCGTGAATTCGCGGACGGTGTAGCAAGACCAGCTTCGCGGCTTGGAGTTTCAACTATTCTATCAGAAATAGTTCCCGCATTATTAATTATATCAATGTACTGCTGACGAGCAATCTCAAACGTTAGTCCAAATTTGGCTAAAATATCAGAAGCTCTGGAATCGCCCCGCAGTACTGCTAGTAAGAAGTGCCCAGTGCAAGTAAGGTCATGTTGTAAATCTCGTGAAATTTTCTCAGAATCTTCAAGAACAAAGATAAGCTCTTTGGTAAAAGCAGGCTGTGAAATAACAGCTTCCATTAATTCATTTTTGCTAATTTTGGCGAATGTTCCATAAAGCTCTTTGCGAAGAGCCTTAATTGAGGTATCGCATTCTTGAAGAAGTGTATAACCAACACCAGCTTTCAAGTCAATCATTGCGACAAGAAAATGCTCAATCGTAATGTTATCACTGCTATTATTCTTTGCAAGCTTACTTGCCAAGATATTGCAGTCCATAAACTTATTCGAAGGTTCTCTTGGTTCTCTCATATATTATGTTTCCCAATTACATATTTGGTTTAACTGCGTGAGCAAACTTGCTCAATGCGCTGTTCTGGTAAAACGGCTTGGGAACGATATACTTCTTTTCCATTCTTCTGTATTACAAATAGTGGAACATCGTCTTCGTTTTTTACACCGTATGATTTGATTACATTTAAATGCTTGCTATTATTCACGTCATACAGTTCATAATTGTATTTATCTGCTATTAAAAATATTTGCATCTTACAACGATGGCAATGACCGTTACTAATTATGATAATTTTAATATTTTCAGGGATCATTACTAACCTCTTAAATATTTTAATTTGCTATTAAAAGTTTCGATTACATCAATAAAATCTTTTGGTAAATATTCTTTTACTTTATCTGTTGTCTCGGAATCAATATCACCATAATATGCTTCTGCAATATTGCCTGCAATGCATGCCATAGTATCTGTATCGCCATTTAAACACACAGCCTTACGAATAGCATCTTCTACAGATTCAGATTCTAAAAACGCAATAATCGATTCAGGTACACTTTCTTGACAAGAAACTCTAAATCCATAGTTACCCTTAATATCATCATAACTTCTCGATAGATCATATCCAATAACGTGCTCTATCACTTCTTTAATATGATCTTTAGGAACATGTTGCTTTGCTAAGAAGATTGCGCCAGCGGTAGCCTTTGCCCCCTTGATGCCCTCTGGGTGATTATGAGTAATGCTTGCGCTTGCTTCCGCTTCTATCATACAAAACTCCCAAGATTTAGCCGCATAACCAACAGCAGCCACCCTCATAGCAGAACCGTTACCATAACTATTATAAGGTTCTGAGCGTGATGCTTGAACCCATTTTACAAAGTTTCCACCGTAGCCTGCACTTGGATATTTATGAGCATATTCTTTTGCCTTTTCAGCCCACGAATATTTATTATTAATACTATCTGCTTGGGCTACCATTAAAACTGTATCGTCTGTGAAAGTACATCCTTCTGCAAACAATTCAAAATCATAAGGAATAGAGGCTGTCTTCTTCTGCCAAGCACTTCTTTCAAATCTGGAGCCTACGATATCTCCTAAAATCCCACCGTATAACATATATTTTCCTTTAAAATAAAAAAATGGCGCATACTTATGTATACGCCAAACTTTAATTAATATTCTTCCTCACTATGTCTACCATCTAGTGCCGCTACATGAAACCCAATCAATGGCTCTTCAGCCTCAACGTCTTCACTATACTCACATTCATGAGGATCATTCTCATATATATAATCCACTTGCTCTTGCGTTAATTCCACATTAGATGCAATAATCATATAGTATGCGCCTTTTGAATCAGCAGCGCCTGTATCAATAGCCGTTACAAACTTCTCCCCAAATGTCTGGAGCAATAGTTTTATTTTTTCCACATCATGATGCAGAACATTTAAAACAAGTATTCTTTTCATATTTTTCTTTCTATAAAAGAAAAGCCTCTCTCATCAAAAATAGTGAGAGAGGCTCTGTTAATTTACATGCACTTAGAAGCACCGCAGTTTTTACAAACTTGACACCCGTTCTCACGAATAATAGCATCTTGCTTACATTCAGCGCAAGTGGTTCCACTTACTTCACTGCCATCAGCGATGTATTTCTTTAAGGTGCGAGCAAGCACCTTAGAAAAGCTCTGCAAATCACCGCGGGTTTTTTCAAGCTGCGCTACTACGAAATTACAATCAGCGCCATGACGAAGTGCTGTTGAAATCATACGTGTCAGAGCATCTTTTTCATCGTTATGTCTAGATGTTAAAGAATACGTTTGATCTCCAGAAACTAACTCATATCTGCCACGAGCACGTTTAACCACTACACCTTCGGTTACTGTCTTCGGAATAATAATTTCTCCCTCAGAATCGTGATTCATATCTGCAAATATTTCATACGGATCGCCATCAAGCAAGCCAACTGCAACATAATAACGAATCCCTTTAGCTGTTGCATGATGCACTTCAGCAGGCATTGACTCTTTACGCTTTGGAGCTTTTGTCTTAGTGATCTTGTCTTCGGAAACTACAGCAACAGCTTTGGAAGTGTCAACTAACACACCATCTCTACAGCCAGAACGATATACAGTTATACCCTTGAGACCCGATTTCCACGCTGCTTCATAAATCTCAGCAACCTTTTCTACAGTAACGTTATTAGGTAGATTAATAGTGCTTGAAATTGCGTGACAAACATGCTTTTGAGCAGCAGCTTGAAGTTTTACGCGATTTACCCAATCAATATCCTCTGCACAGCAGCCTGCCCATGGAGATTTGGATTCATCATCATTGCCCGTAATATCCATCCACATTTTAACTTTAGGATGATATACTTTAAACTCTTGCCAAGCATCACCAGTTTTATCAATAAAGTCAATTCTAACATTCTTATCGCTAGGATTAACCTTTTTGCGTCTGGTGTAGCCCATCATAAATACAGGCTCAATTCCAGAAGATGTCTGCGTCTCAATAGAAACACTTCCAGCAGGAGCAGTTGTCAAAAGAGCGATATTGCGACGACCATATTTTTGCATGTCGGCAAATAACTCAGGGTCTTCTTCAGCAATTCTTTGTATATATTCGCAATTCTTTTCAGCTTCAGCGCTATATACCTTAAATGATCCAAGCTCCATTGCCATATCAACAGATGAACGATAAGCGCCAAGCTTTAAGGTCTTATAAATCTTCTCCGTCATCTCAATACTATCATCAGAACCATATCTTACGCCACAGGCAGCAACAGCATCGCCTAGAGCGGTAATTCCAGTTCCAGTTCTACGACCTTCAACACAGAAACGAAGCACATCATGCCACATTCTTAGTTCACGATGTTTCGTGTCTGCATCTTCTGGATCGTTTTCAACTTTTTTGATAATAGCTTCAATCTTTTCAGCTTCAAGATCAACCAGATCATCCATGAGTCTCTGAGCAATCTTGGAATCTTCATAGAAGCGCTCATAATCAAAATAAGCTTTTTCTGCGAATGGATTGACTACATAACTAAATAAATTTAGAAGAAGTAGACGACAGCTATCAAGAGGAGATAAGTTAATCTCGCTACAAGGATTAGTTCCACGACTTCTGTATTCCTCATAATAATCAGCAGGGGTATTCTTGGTTACGTTATCCCAAAAAAGAAGACCTGGCTCTGCCATTTCATGAGCATTTTTAATTATCTCAATCCATACTTCTCTTGCGCGTACCATCTGAGAAACTACTGGCTTTTCTCCTGGCTTTAAAACAACAGGAAAACGTAGTTCGTACTCTTCATCATTTTGAACAGCGTTTAAGAATTCATCAGTTAAACGTAATGAAATGTTAGCTCCTGTTACCTTAGTGCGATCATTCTTAATTCTAGTAAAATCTAAAACCTGAGGATGATGCACAGACAATGTGAGCATTAATGCGCCACGTCTTCCAGCCTGCCCAACTTCTCGAATGGAATTTGAATAACGCTCCATAAAAGGCAAAATGCCAGTACTCGTTCTTGAAGAGTTCTTGGTCGGCATGCCTGCTGGTCTGATTTCTGACAAATCAACACCTGTGCCGCCACGACGCTTTGAAATCTGAACAAGCTGCTCATCAACCTTCATCACGCCGCCATAAGAATCTTCTGGAACATCCAAAAGGTAACAGTTACTTAAGCTGATTGTTTGATATGTATTACCGATACCATACATTGGGCTTCCCTGAGGAACAATGTATTTAAATCTATCCAAAAGATTAAATATATACTCTTCTGATAAGGGTTTTTTAAACTTACCCTTTTCGATTCTAGCAAATTCCTTCGCGATACGCCTGTGCATATCCGCAGGTGTTAATTCAACCAGATTTAACTCCGCGTCTCTTAAAGCATACTTATCCACAAATACTTTTGCAGCGAGTTCATCTCCGCCAAAGTATTCTAAAGATGCTTCAAACGCTTCTTGATCTGAGTAAATCTTCTTTTCCATTCTTATATTTCTCCTACTTATTCCGCATACTTAAACTTATTATCATCAAAAAACTTTCCATCTTTATAATTCTCATCAAAGGGATTAATACCACTATCCTGTTGTGGAATAGCACCTTCGTAGTTTTGAAGAGTTAATTTAAAACCTCTTCCACTAACTACTCTGCCATTCATTAATGCCGCTGTACGAGACATTTCTTCTGCTATGTCCATACCTGTCTCAAACTTAAAGACCTCGGCGGTCAATGGAACTCTAACCTTCTTTTGGTTTTGTTCACAAATTCCGTCAATTAAAATAACTGGATTCCCAGTGTTATCAAACTGCGCATTTTCAACAATAATTGTATAAGTATTGTAGCCTTTCATATTCATAATTCACCTCTATTGTATACATCTGTGCAATGTATATATTTACATATAAAAACAAGATAGAAGATTATCCATCTACTATCTTGTCTAGATTCTTCTTAATGATATTTTCCAAGAAATCCTGCTTCTGATCATCGGTCCATTTGGTTCTTGCTCTCACCAAAAATTCCACAGCCTCTTCTCCTACGATAAACAAAAGCACGTAAATATGAAAAGCCAAATAACTAGAATTCTGCTCGTCTTTAGTGATGTCATATTCTAGAAAATTTGATTCGATTCTAGCTAACTTCTTGTAAATTGAATTAAGATCAATATTGTTGCTCTCAACAGCTAGATTTTTACACTGTTTATAAATAAGGTTCTTAATATCAAAATCTTGCGCTAAACGTGCATTAATTTTTTCAGGGTTAAAATCTGTACCGAACAGTTCATCAATATAAGCGTTCTGCTTTTCCTGATCGACAGCATCTTTCTCAACTTCAATTTCACGCATAATTGGTGTTCCGTCAATGCCTTTAAGACCTGTCTCAACCTTTTCTTTCACCACTTGTTTAGAAATAAAACGCTCTGCGGTTACTTCTGCAACCCACGTCTTAGCACGATCTATCCATTCATCATCAGGAATCATGCCGTAAGTACGGCAATTTGTCCATCTGTGACTATAGATGCTGCATGCATTAGTTTCCTGATCTAAAAGGACGCATGGCTTGGAATGATTATTATTTAGCACAGCTTCGTAGCACTTAAAAATCATTTCTTTTACGCGATCCTTCTTCCACGTTTGAAGGATGTGCTGATATGCATGAATAAATTCTACGAAGTATAGCGGGGGCGATGCCTTACGACAGCATTCAGCCACGACTTCATGACCGACACCACCTTTAATGGGACACCCAAGACACTTACTAAGAGGCACCTTTTCGTGTACCTGAGTTTTTAATGCAGCAGAATGAGACATAAGCCTCATTTCTTGCATATTTACTTTATTGATATCAAACAAGTCTTTAATTCCTTTGCGCATTTTTGGTTAATAAAGCTATATGTAATATATGCGTCTATACTTCTTATAGTAGCATAGTAGCATTTTTATGCTAATAAAAATTAAAAAAAACCAAGAGTATATATTATACCCTTGGTTTCAATCTAATAACTAAGTGTTATTAATAGTTTCTGTTGCTAGAACGATCAGCACGAAACTTAGGCACAAATGAGATTTTATCTCTATTGAACCCAATAACAGGAATGCCGTTAAGACGACACATATTAATCGTTTCCTTGCCAAGAGGAGTTTCTACAGGCTTTGGGCGTAGACGATCCTTTAGACGATCTAGACGATCCTTCTTAGGTCTCTTTTTAGGAACCGACTTTTCACGTTCATTCCAGTTTAAATTATCCTTACTCATATAAGAACTTTCTCCATTATGGATGTAATACTATTATTATACGCAAAAATAGACACCCAAATATAAGGTGTCTATTTTCTTTTAAATTTATTAATTTTATTCATCAAGTGGAAGAATTCTCACTTGTGAACCCCTAATTGATTGCTTAAGCAATTTTATCTCACGACGCTGATACATAAACGCAATTAAACCAAAAGCTGCCAAAATGACGACAACGTATCCTATAGGATTATTATAGCTTGTAACTTGCTTAGAATTATTATCTCTGCCAGCGTTACTTTCCATTTTTGTTTCAATATTTCTTTGGAGCGCCGAAAAATTATTCTCCATTGTACTTACGACATTAGCGGTATTGTTGATTGCAACTGTTAATGTGGTTAAAACTTCAGCTTGGGCTGTGGCAGTTGCGTTTAAATGTTTTATGGCATTTGCTTGCACGTCCATATTTGCTTGCACATTAGCTTCCATTCCTGTTAATCTGCCATTGATTCCGATCAATCCGTTTTGCTGCGCCTGAAAAGCCTCTTGCGTGTTCTTTAAAGCCTTTTTAATGCTTCCAATGTCTTCACTATAGTCAGTGGTATCAATTCCGTTTGTTGGGGCTTCTGTGAAGATTGGCGGGGTGGGCTGAAAATTGTTTGTCTGCTCTTTGGGAGCCATAGTAGCGCAAGCGGTCATACTAAGAAGACCTAGTATGACCGCTGCATTTTTAACTATTTGTTTAATGTTGATTCTCATGGTTGTTAGCGGATGATAAAATCCGCCTGCTTTCCACCAGGAATATTTACAACAGAGCCTTCGATCTGAGGCATAGGTGCACCATCTTTAGCAATAACAACAGCGCGAAAATGCTGTGTGTCAGTTGTTGCTGTATCTACTTTTGATAGAGTTGTTGCATACTTTTCGGTTTCATAGCTTACAGAATTGTAGCCAAATTTTGCTCCCTTTGCATACTGGCAACCTGCAACAGCCAAAACAGTAATAGCAAGAGTAATTGCGCAAAAAATCTTTTTCATATAATTCTCCTTAATATGTTTTTGGTTCGGGGTTAGGTGTAGGTGTAGGAGTGGGAATTGGAGCAGGGGTTGGAATAGGCTCTGCAACAGGAACGGGCTTCTGGGATTGAGTCTGAAATACAGCATCTCCAGTATTATTAACCACTTTGCCTAGACCGTCTCCAATAGAATCAGCACCAGCCACCACAGCAGGTGCCCACATGTTGCCTGTGACTATACCAGCGGAAGTTGATCCAATAACTTTTATCGACCTTATATCAGGCTTACTAACGTTAGAAATTTCAACACCATCTTGCTTTAAAGTACTAGTATTCTCTACAAGAAAATATACACCGCCACCTTTCGATGTTTGAAAGGCACATCCTGTAAACAATACACTTATCAAAATAAGCGCTGAGAATTTTTTCATTAGTCCCCTCGTTCACGATAGATTGAATCAACTACATCTTGGTAAGTTTTATCCTCATAGCGACGAGCACGCTTTTCTTCTTCCAATGCTCGCTCTGCTATAGTTTTTCTTACCGATTCACCACGACAGCTTGTGCAAGTCTGGATTTTCTTTCCTTGAGAATTCATACCGCTAACCTCATGGAGAGTAATTGTGTTGCACTTGGAACAGCTTGTATAATGTGTCATTTTTTCACCGCCTTTTCATAATCATAAATATTGTCTTCTTTATAGCGTTAATTTTTCCTCTACAAAGAGTACCAATATCTTTGATCTTTTGTTGTTATTTTAACTGAGCATTTTTGTTTATGACTGTTGCATAAATAAACTTCCGCCTTAAGAACATCTTTAATTAAAGGCAAGCTAGAACTACAGCCTGCGGATATGATTCCAGAGAATAACTGCTCTAAATTAGAGACAGGTAATGCTCTAAGCATCTGTTCGCCGCATTCTAGGCAGGAAGGATTTGCAGTATAATTTTTCATTAGAATCTTCTATGCTTGTGCTTTTGACTATAAAGAATATTATTCCAATGATCTACCATTGTTTCGACGAAACATAAATTTCTAATATAATCTAAAGGGGTATATCCAGCGTAAATCATGTTTTCTATATGACTATCATCAAAAAACTTACCTGCGCCTTTGCGATCAAGTGACCTCATTCCAGTATCTATAACTTCTCCAACGGTTGCCTCTCCTGTTTTTATCGCCAAAACTTTTTCACGAAGCTTCCAATTGAGGAGATAGTCATAATTATTGAATGTAAGATGACAATCTGGACATACATAAGTAACGGTTGTGTACTCTTCATCTACATTATGTGATTCTATATTAAAACTAAAACATTTAGGACACATTAAAACACTTGGCTTGTTATTAATCTTCTTCATTATATTCAATCCTTATAATTGTATCGTAAATTACTTTTAGTAATCTTTCTAGTTTCACTCTGCTTCTTAGGTTTCTTCCAGTGGCTCTGAATCTCGCTGCGTCTTGCGCACCAATGCCAGGAAAGTCGGCTGAAGATATAATTCCCATATCACTTAAATTGATATGCAAAAATGTAGGACCATCTGGATCAAGCAAATAACTGGCTGGATTTTCTTCCGTTTCAGGGGTATAGCCAAAATGAATTGGAGATGTAAACGCATCAATCAAGTCAAATCTTCTGTTCCGAAGAGCTTCTTCAATTGTATATTCTTGATCAGCCACAATTAGCTTGGTGTTTTCTCCATGCAAGTTGTTTATATATGCTAATGCTCTGGAAATTATAACTGCTTCATCCATTAGAGTTTCCTCATTTTAGGAAGTGTATTAAACTTCTTTATATTATCTGCATCAATCCAATCCATTCGGTTCAACTGTTTACACTCAGGACAAGCATAAGTGATTGACCCTTCTTTAAAGGAAAGTCTTACTGGCACTATGTTGGTGTTATTTTCATCGCCAACAAGACCTGTATCCATTGTGGAAAAGCTATGATTACATTCGGCGCACTCAAATACGAAAGCAGCTATATATGCCATAAATTAACTCCTAAAGTCTCTTGATGGTCTTAGTCCGAAATTACGCGCCTTACTTTGATCACTGGCGCTCATTCCATCCCACTGTGCGTTAGGAACAACAGTTCCTCCTCGTGACTGGACGCCAACTTGATCAGCAGCTTCTTTAGTGCTGAGACCCATGCTACGCCTCTTGGCTCGGTCTTCACGCATCTTTTCCATCATCTTCTTATGCTTGCCCTGATACTTCATTCCTTTATTATCTTTGGTAAACCATCCCTGACCTTTAAAGATAATCTGTGGAGCATAAATAACCCTTTCTATTTCGCCGCAATCATCCTTCAGACAATCTTCAGAAAAAGACTGTGCACCGTCTTCAAATAACAGATGTTCTCCACCAGCTATTTGTAAATCGGAAGCATCTTCATTGGCTAAATGATATTCAATTAACTCTTTCATTTCATTAAACTTAACAGCCATGGGATGATCTATCTGATAGATATTACCATGCTTTTTGCAGCAGTATGCATATTTCATTTGTTTTCTTCTCCTAATATGAATCCTGTAGAGAAAGGGCGTCTAGGTTGATATTGACCACACCACTTTACCTCTGTGCCAATCACTACATTTGTATCTAGAAACTTTAATATTACATCATCTAGGGCATCCAGTATTGGACAATCATCCTTATGTATGCATTCGTGCTGAGTACCTACGCCACAATGAGAAGTAACAATCACTGCCGAGGGCTGAGAGTTATCATGACGCATATGTGCTTCAGTAGCATCAGGCATTGTTTCTGTCTTGATAACAATCTCTTTCTCAGGAGCCACAGTTGGCTCTAAAGCAGGAGGAAGTGGAACAGATTCTTCAATTAATGAAGAATCATTTTCCGAATAAACTTTTATTGGCTTATAATTATTGCGCTTCGCCATTTTCTACACTTCCCGCTTTGATGTTTCTTATTTCATCTCTGATCTGAGCAGCCAACTTATAATCTTTGTGGTAAATAGCTTCTTTTTTATCTTTTTCCAGCTTTGTCAAAATATCTTCTGTTGTCAATCCAGAAGACGCCTTTGCCCTTTGGTCGGAAATATTCTTCCTCTTCTCTTGAAGAATATTTATATACTGTGAAATCTCATCTCTAAATTCATAAAAGCAAAATGCGCAACCTTGCATATCTTGTCTTAGAAATCTATCTAGTAAGATTCCACAACACCGACATCTTCCAGAGAGGACGTGAACCGAAAAAACATGCTCTGGATCAATTAGGATATCCATTTCCGAATCAAGCCCAGTATCATTGATTGAACTACGAACAAAAGATGGAAGCTGATCATATAAAAAGCTGTCCCTACGTGGAGATAGAGAAGTGATATTATCTACTTTGTTTCTGGTGACATACTCAATATCATCATATGATACTGAATTCTTTTCCATAACATCCCTTAACCAGTCCACCAATTCTCTGGAATCGGCTTTAAAGCCTTCTCTCATACTACCAAAACAAGCCTTACATAATGGAACAAAAGATATACGGCAGTCATCTTTAGCTGCATAGCTAATTTCTGCCGTTTTCTTATTGCATTTTGCACACATTGGTCGCTGCTTCTTATCCATTAACTAATCTCCATTATTTGTTTAAACTATTATACAGCTTTTCTGCTCTTTTTAAACCCAGAATACTGATAACTTTCTCTTTATTGTTTAATATATCTTGTTTATTACATATGCCTTCAGCATACAATCTTTCTGCGAACACTCTTCCAATTTCAGGCAAACTAACCAATGGGACATATTTTCTTTGAACGCCATATTGTAGTCTTAGGCGTAGAACATCCCACTCCATAGGGTCGTACTTCCAGCCAACCACTTGGCTAGATTTTGCTGCCATTGGTCTGCCGTACTTAATATGCATCAATTTCAACGTAGCAAATACACGCTCTAAATCAGATAATAACGCGAAGTGCAAGCTACGCAAACAATCGTCTGGATCAATGCCTTTCAGCATATACCAATAAACAGCAGCTACCTTAGTTTGCGGACCCATAAATCCAAGCCTTTTGGCAATGTCTGTCACCATAGAAGATTCTTTTTCAGCGTTTGATAAAAAGGCACCCGATTCAGGTTTATAACCAAAAACGTTTGCTAATGCCCAGCAAACCTTAATGTCATTTTCTTCCATACGATAATGATTATCACCAGTGGCTTTTATCCCAATATTTACTATTTCGGAGAAATTCGTAAACCAATCTGCCACATCAAGAGGGTCCATATACATTGCGCTTGTGATCGCTCCAAGCTGCGTGGTTTCCCACTTGTTCTCTTCTTCATTAAAGCGAATCATTCTCTTGTGACGCAAGAAGTTCAGAACCTGTTCGCAAGTCTCTTCTGTCAAAAGGTCATTTTGAACAGCAGCCAGAGAACGTTCATACCAAGTATAAAGGTCTTCCTTATTGCAAATCTTGCCTGAGTTAATTTCATTAACTACATGAAACATCAGTGTCTTTGGGTCATTGAGCTTTGATCTAATCTCAAAGCCGCCAGTAATTCTCTTTATCTCGTTAAATGATTTACTTGCAGGAATTAAGATATATGCATCGCCTTCCGTGTGGAACTTAATACGTCCTGCACGTCCGCATGCCTGTTCTATATCAGCAGTATCCATTTCTTCTAAGCCATATGAGGTATGCGCTAAAATGACTCTTCTAGCGTTTACGTTTACACCCCAAGCCAAAGTACTTGATGCTACTAATACTTGAATCTTTCCGCTATCAAAGTCATCTTGAATTTCTTTCTTTTTCGCTGGTGTAAGATCGGCGTTATGAAAATCTGAAGTAAAGCCTCTTCTATTGAGAATTTCTGCAAATTTCTTTCCCCAGTTTTTATTTCCAGCAAACACCAAAAATTGATCATTGGGAAAACGAGACACAATATCCAATGCTGCTTGCATCCGCATTACTTCCAAATCCTGATAGCGCTTCTTTTTATTTTCAGCCATGTCATTAAACTCAATAAAATGCTTATTAAGTTTACATGGTCTATAATCGGATTTAACGAGCACTGCATTACGGCGCGTCATTCTTTTTAGCCATACAACATAATCATTGGCATTTGGAACCGTCGCGCTCATTAATACAATTCTGCACTTTGGATTGTTTTCATTAAAGCGCATTAAAGCAGTCTCTAAGCGAGGACCGCGACCTTTGGAGCCAATTAGGTGTGATTCATCAACTACAAGAACTCCAACGTCATGAAGCCACTTATTACTATGATAATTGCGGGTTTTGCTATCAAGCATTTCAGAAGTACATACAACAATATGAGAATCATGCAGTTGCGCAGCTTTTTGCGCATTCATCTGATGATCTCCAGTCAGTACCGCAATTTTAAGATTACCAAAAGAATGGCGCTCTTCTGACCAATCATGAAGCTTTTCTTCAGCCAAAGCCTTCATTGGAGCAAGGTATATGGCTCTCTTCTTATATTCTCCAGAACGTATATTTTGAGCAATAGCTAATTCTGCCACTACAGTCTTGCCTGCGCAAGTTGGAGCAAGAACAACCACATGATTATCTTCTTTATCTACTTCTGCCGCAAATTTGCTTTGAAATGGATTAAGGTGACTAAAATCATACTTAACCAAATGGGATACGCAAGAAGTTCTAACGCATTCCGATTGCGGATTATGTGCTCCTAAAGGCTGTATTTTATCTGTAATAATTTCCATTTATACTCACATAATACGCTTGAAATTAGAAAGAAAATCATTTCTCTCTAATTTCAAGCACAAGATTTAAACCTGAATAATTCCCTGGGATTCTAAGTCATCTGTTATAACCGAAATAGAATCATCAACAGTAGGATAAATAGAAATAATAATACCAGTTCTTGTAATGCCTGCAATAATGGGTCTTGGCTCCATAAACACAGCATCAAAATGAACCTTTATACCGTCTTGCTCAAGAATATCAGTAGCGCAGATCAGCCCCTTCATTCCTTGCCAAGTTGGACCATGCAGAACACAATGCAATTCGCAGTATCCGAATTCTTTTATATTCCCCACGATAGTCTTTGCTAATCTCTTAGGCGGAGTGTCTGCGGCGACCATTAACTTGGGACTGTCGGGTTTGGTTCTTTTAAAACCTTCCTCATCAAGCTTTATAGTATCCAATTCGATGGTATTTTTCTTTATGTCTTCCATTTTATATTTACCTTTCTTTAAGGATGTATATATGTATATATCATGCTACTAATTTTGGTACAAATTATATGGTTATATATTCAAGTGGAGCTTTATCTCTTTGCAGCTTTTCAACTTACTTAACCAAAACTTAACTTCGTCTTCTTCATAATTAAAAAATTTACTTAAATCAGCAGAAGTATATCCACTAAATACAAGAGGAAGAATGTTTTCGAAGAACTTAATTAAGCCTGCTTTATCCTTGGTATGCTTGAAAAACTTTCTCTTTCTGTACCCCAAATATTTAGAGTGCAATACTTCTGAGAATTTAGCCGAGTATTCCTTGCACATATCTGTTAAAGCTAGACTCATGCTCTCTGGAACAAAACAAGAAGTGTCTTCCCCGATATCAGAGATATAATATCCTTTCATCATTAGAGATGGCTGTCTTTTATCTATGATGATATTTGCGTAATCCTCTCCAGTAGTAGCATCTACATCATAAATATAAATATTAGGAGAAGCAATATCAGCGTTAGGAAACATATGCCTATAGGAGTTTACGATTACGGATTTAATTGCCGCTCTCTGTCTCGTACTATATTCATTGCCTTCCCAAGCAAACTTGCCTTTTTCAGCAGGCTCTTCCCAAGAGTCAAATTCTTCTTTGCCTATTTCGCCAATAATGTGATTATGAAGATGAGAATGTCCTGGAAATCCTGGCAGGGCTTTAGACTTATTTTGAAGCAAATGAATTCGAGTAATTGCCCCAACGTATCTCCCGCAAAGTTGGCATTGAACGCCATTGGCTTTACTAGCTCTAGAGTTTTTTCTTTCAAAATCTTCAAATCTACACTTAACATTATTGGTTAAGTATGTATGAAACTTACTGTCTTCTCCATTATATGTCATTACAGATACAAAGAATCTGTGCAGAAGATCGGCATACATATCATCGGTATCTTCAATATGAAAATTACAACATTGTTTATAAAGCCAATCTTCATATTTAAAGAACAACTCATTAAACTCTACTGTGTCAAAGCGACCTTTATCAGTCACAAAGTTTTCAATAAACTTATTACATGTGGGACATTTGATCTTTAGTACTATTTTGCCTCTTGGGTCTTTTGGATGATCATCATACAGCATTTCATAATTACATACTGTGCACTGCCATTTTCCTCCTGACCTGTATTCTTCATACTGTTGCTTGACCTTAGCTATTAATTGTTTTTCATATACATTTTTTTTAGTCATCGTAATCTAACCTCTTGTCAATCTTAATATACAACTTGTTCATTCTTTCATCTCCACCCATCTCTTCATATTGTTCAGGAAAGCAATTGTGCATAAAAGGGCAAGGTGGAAACTTTACGCTCCCTTGTGGGGCTGGGTAGCCTTGGCAGCTAAACTTCAAATCCCTATAACCGTAGGGTAATATTTCTGGAATCATAGACTCAGGGATATCTGGAACAGTGCCTTCCCTATAACACTTAATTCCCAATGCTGCTCTTTTCTTAACTTCTTCAATGATTTCATTATCTTGAACAAGTAGAAATTCTTTAATTTCCATGCTGTTCTTATTTTCATAGAACAAGAAGGCGGCAGGCACACCTAAAATATACATGTAGATATTGACCTGAAACACATGAGCTTCCAATGGCTCATTTCTGCGATTAAGCTCATCATATACTGATTTACTGCATGTTTTAAAATCGATAACAAAAAGATTACCATTTAATGCCAAAACGCCATCAGTATGACCATGAAGTTCCATTTCTTCATCATCTACAGATAGCTCTTTATATTCAAAAATAGACTTAGGACCAGCAACAATATTTCCAACATCATCAACTACGGCAGATGTCTTTTTAGCATTGTTGCAATTGGGACATTCAGAAGGCTTTAGTACGCCAATCTTTGAGTCGTTTCCGATTACAAATTCACAATTAGAGCAAATCCAACGACCATAAAGGAAGCCCATATCACCAAAATGGGATTGAAGTCTAGCATGAGTGCTATGACCATTTTCAAACGTTCTCTGCATCTTAGGAATTGTATAGAATTTGCCTTCATGCCCTAGACGCATTTTTACCGCTTTACGTATGCAGTAACCCATATCTGAGGGATGGAATTTTCTATACGATCTAAACTGAGAATTAACATGATCGTGGGTCAACCAATCATCATACTTCTTGGTTATCACGTCAGTTACTCTCACATTTTTATAAATATCAAGGCTCATTTTAATTCGTCACTTTCAACAAAGAACTTAATCTTTGTCTTTGTCTTTCTTCGAAGCTGGTGCTTTTATCCTTTAAAATTTGATCAATTCTGTCTTTTATTGGTTGTGCGCCGTATTGCATTACAAATTGATGAGGATCGTATCCATCTGGTAATAAAACATAATCGGAGTCAAAAGTTATGTCATGTTTTGCCCTATTTAAAAACTTCAGTCCGGCTGAATCATGATCAAAAAGAAAGATTGCCAGATCACAATATCTCAATAATTTATTAACGTGATGTTCAGTAAGTGCTGATCCCAGTACTCCCACGACATTTTTAATACCGTGCTGGTATAAAATAGCAACGTCAAATTGACCTTCCGCTATGATTACATAGTTTTCTTTGATGATGTGCTTTTTAGCCACGTTAAGTCCGAATAAGAAGCTACTCTTAATAAATGAGCTATGAAGTTTGGATTTATGATAGTCTTTCTTTTCAGAACCGTCTGCCGACCTCCAAGAAACAATTCTGTTTGTCTCTGTTTCTAGAACGTATTTATTACCTATTGCGTCTTGGTAATCATAAGTTATCATTCTTCCAGAAAGAGCCACAGGAACATTGTATTCATCTATGAGAGGAAATATAATCCTGCGCTCCCATCTCTTATCCTTATAACCGTCTTCTCCTGTAATAGGACCAAGACACCATCCCACTCTATAATCTGAGATGGTGTCTTGACTAATACCGCGAGAAGCTAGATAATCTCTTGCTACTAAGCCATCTTCCGACTGAAGTTGATATTGAAAAGATTCAACTAATTTAGCAAGATTTTCCATTTACTATTCTTCAATTCCTAGAAGTCTATTTCTTTCTTTTTCAATAATTACTTCCAGCTTATCCATAGAAAATGTCTCTGGAAGCAATTCTTCTTTAAGCTCTTGTGCAGCTTGCATCAGAAAGATACGACTTGCCATTTCGCCAACTAAGTCACCAAGGGTTGCTTGCTTAACAAAGTCTTCAAATGATGGATAAGTCAGTTTATCATCATCTAATGTCTTGTAGATGATTTCACCCTTATATATTCTCCAAATACCAGCTTTTTTAGCTTTCCCTATTACTTCCATAATCATATCAGGATCATCGAAGTACAACTCAAACACGCCTGCTCTCATTGGGGGTGCGAATTTATTTTTGATAAACTTTACAACTACATATTGACCAATAACATTTTCTTGAGTATCGTATATATTGTAAGATTTTTCTTTTTCGTCGTAATGCTTACGAACGTCACAGCGAACCTGAGCAAAGAACTTAAGTGCACGTCCGCCTGGAGTATCGTCAGGGTTAGCAAACTTAGAAGCATTCATCTTGGTTCTTAACTGATTAATCAACACTACCGCTGTCTGGAATTGGCGGCAAAGTGGAGCCAATTTAGAAAGTGCACGTGTCAGAAGTTTAGCAATAGGAGCATAGTTCTGATCTTCTAAGCTGGATTCCATTTCAACCTTAGGCTGCAAGGCGGCTACGGAGTCGATAACCACAATAGAGATTAAACCTTGCTTGATAAGCTCATATATCTTTTCAAATAGGTCTTCTCCCATACAAGGCTCAATCTTAATTAATTGTGCCGTATCGATACCAATTTTTTGCATGCGCTCATTGGTTGTTCCACCTTCCAAGTCGCAATACACTGCGTACTTATCAGGAAATACTCTTTGCGCCATTGCTACCAAGCGCTGAGCCATATAAGATTTACCAGAGCTTTCTGGACCATACAATTCGATGATAGCATTATTAGGATAACCTCCAATGCCTGCCGCTGTATCCACCATTGGGAATCCACTTGGGATTGGAACAGTAGGATACCAACTTTCATCTGCAAAGCCAGCGCCTACACCAACCATTTCTTCATCTTTGTATGCTGTGTTTAATTTGGATAATACCTTCTTAATTTTTGCTTCTGTAGCTTTATCCTTAGAAGGTACAGGATCGCTAACTGAAAAAGAGGAGCCAGGAAGACCTGGCTCCTTATTAATATTTGTCATTTTACTACCTCAATTATTTAACTACTTGCTGCAAGCTTGCTAGCATGTCATCAACACTAGGAACGGCTGTATTTGCCATTGGAGCGGCTGCTTGTGGGGCGGCTGCTTGCTGAGGCTCATATACAGGTGTGATGGGAGCAGTCGGCTGAGATACATATGCGCCAGCGGCTGGCTCAGCTTGCATTGAAGCCTGAGGTGCCTGTTGTGGCTGATATATTGGCTGCTGTTGAACTACTTGAGCAGGTGCTTGCGGCTGAAAGGCTGGCTGTGCAGGAGCTACAGGTGCCTGTGGTTGGTAAGCTGGCTGTTGCTGTGGAATAACCACATTCGGAGCAGGAGCAGCGCTACCAGTGCGGAAACCACCAGCATTGCCGCCAAAACCACCAGCGGTATTGCCTCCGCTAGCAGCAGGAGCTTCAGGATTTAACACTGAGTTCTTGTTGATTAGCGGATTGTATTCATCAACTAGATTGTATACAAGGGGCTTATTTGTTCCACCACCGTTAAAGAGCATTTCATACTCTTGTTGAGAAATCGGCGCAGTGCCTGGATCACTCCAAGATGCTTCATAAATGATTTCTCTAGGCTCTGGCTTCTGACCAGCAGGCTTACGAGGATACTTAACTTCGATTGTGAAAACTGGACCATAAGTAGGGTCACTTGGATAATAGCCTGTCTGGTTATAGAAGTCTTCCAGCCATTTGTATACAGCGTAAGGAAATTCCATTACGCGAACATTTGGTGGGCTACCAGCGGCTTTAAGCTGATCGTTCTCATTCTGTTCGAGAACGTTAATCACAAATCGCTTACGGGATTCATCTGATTCGCACTTGTAGCAGTAAGTCTGCTCTGAAGTATAATCTACTAGATTTCCAGCGGCGTCGCGCTGCTTGTAGATATAGTCACCGCGCCTAATTGACCCATCTTCTGCGGTATAATCTGGATTGCGAATCTCTAGGGTCTTTGCGCAAATCTTACGCCCATCGGGATTCCAATGGAAGAGAAATGCGTGATATTCTCCAAGTAGTCTAACTCTATAGACTCCTGGTTCACTAATTTTAAGATACTTATCGTTCTTTCTTGCAGCACTAGCTGCTCTTACGCCTGTTCCAAACAACATTTTGTTGTCCTCCGTATGTTTAACTATATGATTTACGTTATTTAACACTCTTTGAGTGAAACGTTCGAAACATATATACAATTTGTATACAATTAACTAATGTATATATTTACTAACAATCCTATCTTTTTCTATCTACTTGAATAGAACGCCCAGGACTGAGATTCTCTCGATTTTGCCAGTAACCTAACACACGTGATAAGTCATCTCTAGCAGCTTCGACAGCCTCGCGTTTACCTTGCACATTAAAAAGCAAATCTTCATACACTTGCTTTTTAAAGTAAATGTCTTGAAGCTTAACTACGACTTCTGCTTTCTTAATATCACCTGTCTTCTTCTTGTCGTTGGGACTATTTAACAAGATGAATGCAGATAATAAATCGTAGCATTTATCAATCCACTTCAAGTATGCCAATACTAGCTTCTCTTGCCGAATCAAGTAACTTCTAGCAGAGGAGGTTTCCAAAAAAGACTGATCAAATGAATGGTAATCAACACCTCTCACATCGAGTTGATACTCTTCACAATACTGAATGAGTTGCTTTTCATCAAATCGACAAACACTAGACAAAAGTTTGTCAACAATGATCTTTGCTTTCATAACTTGCTCTTCAGTTATTGGCTGACTATTCTCTAAAGCTTCGGCAATAATCTCTTTTTGCTTTTCAAAAGCTTCTAGAGGCGTTACATCTTTCTCTATAACTTCGTCTTCAACAAAAGGGGGTTCTTTTGAACCTTCTTCGATATCATCAGTTGATAAATCTTCATTTTCTTCCGTCATGGAAACACCATATTCCTTGTTGAATTTTAACCAATGTCAGGTATTCTGTTCATGACGCCATGTACTGGCAAATTTGCTTCAATTTCTAAAGCTGGATCAGAAACTTCACCATACTTTATCATCTGAGACAGATCATTTGGTACACTATTATTATTCTGAATTGGAAGTGGGATTCCTTCTTCCTGAGAATAATTAGGTTGATTTAAATTATACTGCACATTATTGATATTATTAATGTTATCTGGTACATGACCCTGAATACTAGAAACAATATTGAAATCAATTTCTGGTAAATTTAACGATCTTAAAACATCCTGAGCATCACTAATACACTCTTGTTTTACCTGCTGAAAAACATCCTGATGAGCAGCGTGATCTGGTTGGTTAACATCAACTTTTGCTTCTGTCCAAACCTCAAACCACTCATATCTTCTTGGAGCTACACGAAGTCTAACTCCCTTTGTAATCTGCGCCATTTTTAATCCTCGTCTTTTGCTTCCATTGGGAATATTAAGATATTACCCTTGTGACCATCTCTAATTAAATGATCTATTAAATTTGCTTCACATTTCATCATAACTGATGCATGATCTGTTGCTCTGATTGGATTAGAACTAGGGACAGCATCTAAGTAGATAAAAGCCCAGCCATTTTCATCTCTCTTTATATCTTCCTTATTTCCTCTGATCTTAAATCCAAATTTCTCTGAGTGTGAATTGGCGTATTTTAGCGTCAATTTCATCAATTCATCGTCTGTCATTAAAATACACCTTTTAATCTTGGAATGGTCTTATTTTTAGATGGACCTTTACCCATTCTATCCTTAATACCTTGGCATCTAATGAACTCTGATTTTAATTCTGGTTCGCTCCCAAAGCAATTAAGTGCGCCTGCGTTAATAAGACATTCCACAACACTCTTAGAGACTTTATTACTAGTTGTTGCTCCAAGATAAAAATCTTGAAATGTATTATACGGCTGATTGGCACAAATTTCTCTCTGTGCTTCAGTGCCCACACCTTTAATACAACTTAAAGGCTTGCGAATTTTATCATCTTCGATAGTGTATACATTTTTGCTATGATTAATATCAACAGGAAGAAACTTGATGTTAAAATATCTTGTAGCTTCGCGCTCATAATACTCTAAGTTTTCATCACAGTCTGCACCACCGCTATTTAATTCCACAGTTAACAACGCGCTATAGAACTCTCTAGGAAACAAAGCTTTAAGAAATGCAGTTGCATAAGCCAAATAAGCATAAGCCGCTGAGTGAGCCTTATTAAAGCAATAATTACCAAACTTCTCAAACTGATCCCAAAGGTTCGACACTTCCGCATCTCCCATGAGACCTGTTTCTTTAGCTCTTGCCCTGAACTTAGCCGCCATTTCAGGAAGTTTTTTAACGTCCTTTTTACCAATAATTTTTCTGAATTCATCGGCTTCTGTCTTGGTAAATCCAGCCAGAATTTGACACGTCTTCATTAACTGTTCCTGATAAATAAACAATCCTAATGTGCTCTTTAGAATATCATATAGAGCAGGATGAGGATAATTAATAGCACTTGCATTACTCTTTCTTTCAATAAAGAAGTTATGATAGCCGTTTGCTAGCGGTCCTGGTCTATAAAGAGCCACACCAGCTACTAAATCATCAAAGCATGTGGGCTGTAATTCCATAAGGAACTTTGTAAAACCATATTTTTCAAACTGAAAAATACCTTTTGTAATTCCCTTGGCAATTAGATTAATAACACTAGGCGCAGTCTGTGTATCAAAAGGATTGAGATTCCAAATATCTATATCCTTGCCGTGACGCGCCTTAATCATATTAAGAGCCATATGAACAACCCTAAGCGTCTTTACGCCAAGAGTATCCATCTTCATACATCCAAGCTCTTCACAGTCATGCATATCGAATTGTGTGATATAAATAACTTTCTTGGTGTCTTCTTCTTTCGAAAAGTGAAGAGGAATTAATTCGGCAATTGGCTCGTCGGTAATAATAATTCCGCCTGCGTGCTTGCCTGTACTGGCTTTAATGCCAAATATCTTCTTAGCATCTACAAGAATGTTATCTAATTCAGGATGGGCTTGGCGATATGCGGCAAAATTAGCCTCATTAATAGCAGCGTCAAAGTCTTCGTTTAATCTGGTATCTACCAGCTTGGATAAGAATATAGCTGTATCAGAAATACTCATCACTTCACCATTTTCTGAGGGAAGCTGAAGACCATGATACTTAGATGCGTTTTGAAGAGCACCTTTTACTTTCCAGTTGCCAAATGTACCAATTGGAGCAACGTGATCAGCCCCGTATTTTTGAGTAATATATGCCTGAACTGGAGTAATGTCTTCAAAGTCAGTATCAATATCAGGAGGACTATATCTTACAAGATAATAATCATCTCTTAAATTAAGAGGTTTATCAAAATCACAACATACATCTGTTACTCCTATTAAATAGGACAAATAACAATTAGCTTTATTAACACTGCCTTTAAAGTTTTGATTTACTAGCTTTCCTAGCGTCCTATAAAGACTCGGATGCTGCTCAAAGAAGTCCATCTCCTCACGCAGTCTCATCATTTCGACTGAATTCGGGTCAGTGTTGGCTAATCTTGTTCTATCTATCAGACTAAATAATTTTTGTCTATCCATTTATATGCACCTAAAACTCCGTAGGCGGTAACGCCTTAACTTCTTCTTCTTTTTCTTCTAGTTTAACTAGGTTTAAGCCAATAGTTTTTGCTGCTTCTAACACTTTTTCGTCCACGCGATAAGCATTTCTAAAAAACACTGTCTTAATTCCAGAGTTAGCTATTAATTTAAAACATCCGTAGCAAGGAAATGCTGTTACGTACATTTCGGCACCTTCTATTTTGACGCCATTACGAGCGGCTTGAATTAAACTATTTGCTTCTGCATGGACAGTGCGGACGCAGTGCCCATCAACCATTTGGTGATCCGCATCATCGCAATGGGGCGTGCCTTTTATGCTACCATTATAGCCTGTAGATAAAATAGTTTTATCTCTTACAACCACAGCGCCAACATGAAGACGGTTACAGGTTGCTCTGGTGGAAACCTGTTCGGCAATCTGCATAAAATATTCATTCCAAGAAACTCTAGACATTCAAATTTACTCCAAAAAATTTCATAACTTTTCTTATCGAAATTTGAATTCTATAAGAAAATGAACGTTTTCTTTCATCCTCTTCAATTTGATCCAGAATCCTCTGATAAGCAGTGGCGCGGCTTCCTGGAAGAGTGAATTCGGGAATAATAATTATTGGCTTCATTCTACAAAGTCTCTCTCTTCCAAAACAAAGCCTTTTTCAGCAGCTAAGAAGCGCTCAAAGTCCAAGTCATACAAAATAGGATCGATATTAGTAATACCTAGGCAAAACAGCATTAAAGAGCCTGCACCAGAACCTCTTCCTGGTCCCACAAAGATGTTATTTTTCCAAGCCCACTGTATATAATCTCTAACCACAATAAAGTATTTGGAAAACTCTGTCTTTGTTACAACAGATAGCTCGTAAGTTAATCTATCCTTATATCTTTGGTCATTGTGGTATCCCTTTTGAATGAGACCTTTCCACGATAAGAATGTGAGATACTGACCGTTCTTGTCCAAATGTCCAATAGTAGCTTTCCACGCATCCCTAAATTTACAGAATGCTTCGTAATCATCTTGGGTCTCTAGGTCAAAGTTAGGCAAGCGAGCTTTTGCTCTTGCTCCCAAGGGAATATCTACATTACACTTTTCTGCAATCGCCATAGTTTCTTCAATTGCAAATTGCAAACCCCCGAAGGTGGAATAGATTTCATCTGGAGTCTTTAAATAAAACTCGTTAAAATCACCATCCCTGCCTTCATTATTGTTGGCTGTGGTTAGGTCTTTACCAAACTGGCGAGCCTTCTTAATCTGCTGAGCCTGAAAGTCATCCTTACAGATATAGTGAGTGTCGTTTGTTAGCACCGAGCGTATACCAAGCTCTTGAGAAAGTCTAATGGTATTTTCCAGCACCATGCGCTGCTTTACGGCAAAATCACCTTGACCGCCTTGCAGGACGCCTTGGTTGTCCATAGCATGAAACATTAACTCTAGGTAATAATCGTCCTTGAAACGTTCTTTATATTTAGAGGCAACCATTTTAGCCATATTATAGCCTTCGTTGCCCTGATGTTTCAAGAATGATTCCGCTATTTCTCCCTTAATGCAGGCAGAACTAACAATGAGACCATCGCCATATTTATCCAACAAATCAAAGTCTAGGCGTGGTCGCGCATAATAGCGCTCTTGCTCATAGGATACTGTGGCAAGTTTTTTAAGATTCTTCCAACCTTGATCATTTTTTGCTATTAATAGCAAATGGTTATTCGATCTCGAAGATTTATCGAGAGAATTATTGCACACATAAGCTTCCATGCCCAAGATAGGTTTAATACCTTCTTCTTGGCAAGCTTTATAGAATTTAATCGAACCAGATAGCGTTCCATGGTCTGTTAATGCCAAAGCTGGCATACCCATGTTTTTCGCTGTTTTTACAAAATCTTTAATTTTACACAATCCGTCAATCAATGAATATTCGGAATGATTGTGTAATGAAACGTACATCTTATCTGACATTTGTCACCTTGCATTATATAAAGGTGGGGATTTCTCCCCACCCATCTTTATTTATTAGATCACTAGATTGGGCTTGTCAGTAGGCTCTGGATTCTTACCAACCTCATGGAGAGTTTTGCCGTGGATATGATCGTATAGATGATGGATTACAATTGCACCCAAATCTGTAAATCTCTTCTCTCTCGTCTTGCCTTCCATGTCCTTATATGTAACTTTAATAACCAAACAACGCTTAGTCTTAAAGCTCAAATTAGGAATTGAAGGACAAGATTCCACTACTTCTCTTGTATACTTTGATGGTTTAATTTCTTTAATAGAGGGATTAACCATTAAAGTGGATTTAGGCTTGGTAGCAAGTAGAAACATTTGTAAGTCATGACCTACCTGCTGGGCTGAAACTCCGTAAGATTCACGCATGGCTAAATACTGTTCCATTTTACGCAAACAAATATCTGCTTCAGCCATATTTCCAGATGTTACGCGACGACCTTTAGTGGTCATGATCGGATCATCGTATTCTACAATTAACTTGGTTTCAAATGTCATTGATTCTGTAAGATCAATTTCTGAATCAATAACACTGGACAAATTCGCTAATGAGGAACCACTTGGCAAAATTGCATGATGATGGTGATCACAACCCTCTGAACAAGAGTGCGTATCGCTCATAATATTTCCTTATTCTTTGTATTTCTCGTCATCATGGTTGGAAACACCTGCTATAAAACTAGAAGCTTTATAACTGAACATTGTAAGATGAGGGGATGCTAAAAGGAATCCAAAAATTACTCTCTCGTCTTTAATCTCGTGTGTGGACGTGTATTTTTGTGAAAATCTACTGCTATCGGGATCGATAGATAGTTGAAATTCAAGCATCTGAAGATTAAGTTCATCTTTTGTAGGAGCAAAGAAAGTCTTTATAATCATTGGACTCAAATCTCTGCCCTTATTTGGTTTTAGAATTACGGCTCCAATATGGGCGGGACCAGCAAAATTACGAAGTCCATAACCACTCACATTGTTTCCCTTTCGAAAATGATACTGTTTTACAAGTTCATTTCCAATATTGAAAGCCTCATCTAAAATTGCCGAACCGTCACTATTTCTATTTAATTCCATAGGTGGAATTGTTTTCAAGAATCCTGGAGTGGATATAAATCCATTCTCTGTTATATAAGTATAATCAAAATCTGAATAGGTGTCTGTTGAGATAAACAGATCGATTGGGTCTAAACCCACTATTTTATTATAACCTACTTCTTGAGAATAGAATGAAGACGGACCAACGTAAAGTGATTCGTTCGTTTTCCAACTTATATTGGTTTCATCAATGCCAGTTAATTGATCTAATTTATGAAGCGGAACACCATTATTCATCAATAACCCTGCGCTACCACCGTCAGCTACCCTATGAAATACAGGAATAACCATAAATGGGAACGTAGCCCTGTGTTCAACTAAATTAATTATCTCTGCCATTAAATCTACCTACGAAAGTCTTTATTTGTTATATACATGAGAAGAGACTTTATTCTAATTTATTGGTAGCATCGACAATGTTTGTAGATAAAATCACTTAGCATGCTATTAAATGAATCTTTATCTTCAGAAGGACTATGGCTAAAATAAACCAAAGCCTCGTGTTTCCCAATTTTGTGTGGTCTATTTCTCCCGACAAAGCTGGCACAATCTATGTTTTCATTTTCGATGAAGTATTTAATGGTCTGTGATCCAATTAGCATAATTGCATCAGGTTTTAGAATTTCAATCCGCTTATTAAGCCATTTGTTTTTACAAAGAATAGCCTCTTTGAATGGATTATTTTGATTGGAATAACAATTAAATATATAATCTATCCAAACATTTTCTTTTTCAATGCCTGACTTGGAAAGATAGTCAATTAACTCTTCCCTGCCTTTGCCTCCCATCCCCAAAGCATCTTCTTCTGAGAGCGGAGAATCAAGCACAAACATAACATTAGATACATGGCTACCAAAGCCCGTTACTACACTCTTGCATCCGTAACGAAGACTACAATCGGTACATGTTTTATTATCTAATCGAAGCTCTTCTATAGTCTTTTTTTTCTCATCCAAAGCTGATTCCAGAGTCTTGATGCTGGGCAATATTTCATTTTTAATTCTAGAAAGTTGCCTTTGATCCTGATCTACAATCGCTTGATCTAATACTTGATATATACGCCCTATCATGGCATCGATCTTAGGGGAGTTAAATTTTCTAGAAATTCTTTTTCCCTCAACCGAAACTAGATAATTAATATTGTTAGCATCAGGTTCACTATAGTCGTTAAGACACAAGGTTCTCAAAAAATCTTCGTATGCCATTTCTGACAAAGAGACATTTGAAATGTCGTTTTTTAATCCTAATTTTGCTGCAAAAAAACCTACAGCTTGACCCCACGTGCTAAAGCCTTTATACTCTTTGGCAAATGCAATTACATCCCCGCCTCTATGACACTGACCAAAACAATACCAAGATTGGTCATATGTATAAACACGAAAACTAGGAGTGTTTTCTTTATGAAGCGGACAGCAGCAAGAGAGCATTTCTGCTCCAGACTTATATCCCGCACTAGATAAATGAACACCTTCTTGTTGAAGAAAGTCTACAAGCGAAACGCGCTTGCGGATTTCGTCCGCAAGCCGTTTCGCCTCTATGTAGTGAAGTTTATTTTCCTGCATTTATTGAGCCATCTAAATTAATGAGAGCATCTAAGTTTAAAGAGTTTACGTTATTCTGAGCAATATCGGAATAAATTCCTTCTCTGTCAGCCGCCAAGACAGGAACTTCCGCCTCACCGCCTATACGGGCAGCGCCTCTTCCAGCGTTCCACGGAACCATAATTGTATCTCCATTGTTTTGCCGCACTGGAGAACCCTGCATATTTGCAGCTTCGTCAGCAATGCCGCCAATGGGAGCAAATCCAACAGTATTTTGTGGGTCTTCAAACTTACACAAGTCTCCAAGGAATATTAAATCAACTCTCCAGTCCTTAGAACCGTTTCTCTGTTTTACCAATCCAATAGTAACACTGTTTGAATCATCTGGGTTAATCTTAATCGTGATAACCGCATCAGCATCCTGACCTGGCTGGTTAGAGCCTTCGAGGTTTTCTAGTCCCAATTCAGTTTCCTTTTTGTTTCTAACCCATCTTACAGAGTTTCTATTAGCCTGAGCCAATAGAATAGCAGCATGATCCCAGCGCTTTGCCAAATCACGGATTTCCTTAGCAATATCTCCTAGGTCCGTGCTTCTATTATCTCTTCTAACGTTTGGGGGTTTAATAAGCCCAAGGTGATCCCAAATAATAATATCTGGTGGGTCATTCTTGTAGTGCTTCTCTAGCTTGGCTTCGATTTGAGATACTGTAAATTTACCTGCCTGAACTTCGATGACTCTAAAGTAAGAACCATCTCCACCATCTTTTTTTCTAGACTTTAAGCGGTTTCTCCACTCATCGATCTTAGCAATATCTACATCTTTTAATTCGCCGTTAATCCATGCGTTATGCGAAATACCGCATTCAGCAGAAGCGATCTTGCGCATAAAATCTTCACGGGATTCTTCGCATGAGATCACCAATATTTTGGCTTTATACTGAAGCTGAATTTTCCTAGCTACACATCTAGCAAATGAGGTTTTACCAGAAGAAGACATACCCATAATGATGGACATTTTCTTCTTTTCAAAACCATTAAACTTCTTATCAATGATGCCATATCCAGTTTTGTATCCTGTATACATGTCTGGATTTTCTTTTCTGCGTACAGCATCATCAAATATTAAATCCACACCATCGTCTTCAAGATCAGACATCTTGTAAGACTCTTCTTCTGCGTATACTTCTTCAATTCTATGGAGCTTATGAAGAAGAGATGTGTAGGCATCCTTAATATCAGCGCCTTTAATATCTTCATTGTATTTTCTATAAGCTTCAAGAATACTATACCCAGCCACAGTATGTTGCCACTGCTCGAACTTAACTGGAAAATCATCTTCTTGATATTCATAAGAAAGAAGATTATCATAGAATTCTTCGTATGGAGCTATTAAGGGATTATTAATTCCTTGAAGTCTGAATGAAGTTATGATGCGCTCAATAAATTGAGCTTTTGTAATAACAGCATCATGCTTCTCAAAGCACTCTACAACTCTTCTGAAAAAAAGTTGACAGTCTTCATTGAGAAACCAGTTTGGGTCTACTCCACGGTCTAGCGTGTAGCGAATATATTTTTTATCTTTAATCAAAAATGAGAGAATAACTAATTCTAACTCATTCTCAACTACTGATATTTGATCTAATTGTCCTATTGACATTAATTGCTCCTAATTTTATGAGAGATAACGGTATTCTTGCTGGAAGACTTGTAATAAAAAGTCTAATTCAGCCGCCGTGTAATTGGGCTTATCGTTTCTCTTCTGCTTTAGGAACGCGACGAGAGCATCGATATTATAAGTAATATCTGCTCTATTATCCTGCTCGTGAATAATCTCACAGGAAATTATAAACTCATCGAAATAACTAATTAAAGATTCAGAATACTGGGTAGATAAAACCCTTGGGTCTACGTAGGCAGAAAATATCGTTGGCTTATTTTCTTTTCTTCTCTCTAAAACCACATCCGCAAACCCATTGCAGACTTTGCTTGTTCTTAAGCATTTTGGAGAAACGCTATCAAGCATAAGAAAATCTACATTATGGTAGCGCTCTCTTACTTCAGCGTCACCATCCCAATCTAAATTCTCACAAAAAGTTGGAAAGCTTTCAAACATAGCTGTGTAACCGTATTCGATAGCTGCCCTCAGAATCAAAGTTCCAAGAAGACTCATTCCAAGCTTTTGGTTAGGCAGACCGTAAAGATATATGCCTTTGCCGCTCTCTCTATTTTTATGTATATTCAAAATATATTGGCGCGTCGTTTGAAGCGCGTTTTCTTTAGAAGGATTAACTTTGCCTCGAAGTGTGGCAACGTTATAGAATTTTGTTCCTTCTTTTCCCGTGAGGGAATAATCTAAAAATTCTGGCGGAATACCAGAACTTTTAATTTTGTTTTTGACATTTTCGTGATATACCTTTTGCAGATACTCTTTATAATTGTCGTCCAAGTTTTCCATATTGGAAACTCCTTAAAATTCTTTCTTTTTGGACTTAAACACTTTTAAGCAATTGGCGTAATTTCTTTTAACTGTAGCCGTATCTCTCCACCATGGCTGTTCAGTATACTTAAAGAATTCAATCGCCTTTCTAAGGGCAGATTCACGCCAATTAATAGCCTTCCATGGGTATGGCTCCCACGCTATGGATGATTTAATGATTCTTTCAAATCTAGGTGCAGCAGAAACAGGGCTGCGTGAGGTATCTTCTCTGATAACTACGTCCACCTTGTTTAAAATAAGTCTAGAGATAGAATCAATCTCCATGCCTTCTTGAACTTCCAAGTAATATGCTACCATTGGAATTCCAAACTGCATGAGCAGTCTTACATTAAAATCAACAACTTGCTTATCATCATTTCTTTCCATGTAATTACGGAAGGCAATGCGTAAGTCTTTTGGGTCAATGACCAGATCGCGGCTTGGAATTCTGCTTGTCGAATCAGCAATCTTCTTTACCGAGATCACATTCATATAATACTCTTTTAAATCTTCTTTTAGAGAAGAAGACAAATAAATCTGTCCTGTTGATTTAGCCCAAGGCATTCTTGTTTTTGCAGCCCAGTCAATAAAATCAACAATTTCAGAATTAGACATTTCTAATTCTTGTCTGCCACAAGTTAAAATAGCTCCAAATGCTTGATTATCAAGTCTAATTTTACCTGGGTACATATGCCCATATACTTTTCTAAACATGCGAGCAAAGTGACATCTGTAGTGAAGTGCATTCCAAGCATCTACAGGAAGACTCATATCAAGAGTAGCATCTCCACCACTTGCCCATACCTGCTGCTGCACTTCAGAAATCTTAGGAGGAGCTTCAGTATGCTTTTCATTACCATCGCTACTAGCAACAGGTTTAGGTGTTATAGATATCTGCATTGCCACTTGAAAAGGATCAAAGGGTTTTTGATCAGTAGTTGCACTCATTCATTTCTCCGTTATATCAAGACGTTATAGTTATGTTTTCTTAGCTGCTAAGATTTAAGCCTCTAAAGAAAATTTTTGATTTTTCAATCACTTTGATTTTACTCAACTTGAATGATAATAAAAGGGGAAAGAAGGTTTAAAACTTCTCTCCCTCTTTGTTTATGGGGGGGTTTCATACAGCTTAATAATAAGGCATTGATTTACGGCTTTGTAGCAATTCTGTGCGATACAGCAAATCAACTCACTTGTTAGGTCAGCTATTTCGTATACTTGGATTTGTTAGCATTTATTCAATATCACGTATACATCATTTTTCTTTATATTGTTTGTTTTGAAGAATGATTTTAAAACTTGTGTATAAAAATTTGAACTTGTTTTGAAGACCTGTTTGAAGAGTGATCAATCTAAGTTCGAAGCGTTTCAGAAAATTCCTCGTTCCCTTCGCTCCGCTCAGTCACTTCGGGCGTGACCATCTTTCGCTTCGCTCAAGTGGTCCTTTAACTCGCTGCGACTGCGCTACGCTTGTCTTTGCTCGTCGTACTGCCTTGTAAGGCTTTTACACCCCCTTCCCCCCTTGTTAGGGGGCTTATTAATTCGAAAGATTTTATGTTGTTACTTTTTCGTTTATATTATAATATATATAAAAAGACGCTGAGCAGCGTCCAATTCAAAACGAACACTGCACAGTGTAGAAACTAATGTTTGAAACTCTGTTGTCTAGAAAATCAAAATGTTTTAATTGGATTCCTTTAATAGCATTTTATACACAGGCTGTGAATAAACAATTAACTCAAGTGATAAGGGAGATATACACATGCGAAAGGTGTATATAAATTAATACTGGCTCAGGAGAGCATATGAGCACTAAAGAATGGAGACTTGACGAAGTTGAGTCTTTGATTGAATTAAAAAGCCGTGAACTCAGCGATAGTGATATTTCTGCTATCCTGAATCGCTCCAGAGATTCCATCCGAAAGAAGTGGAAGAGAGTTAAAGAAAATCCTCCTGTTGCGTTTGATAATAGTGTTGTAGTGGATTTTAAAACAGAAGAAGAAACCGTAAATCCGCATGAATATCTAGCCTCTAAGATTAAGTCGTTAAAAAGTGACCTTGTTCGCAAAGATGATCTAAAGACTTTTAGTGATTTGCTAAAGAGCAAGGCTTCCTATGAAATCCTTGGCGATAAGCTAGTTACTGCCGTTGAATCGTTGCCGCCTGTATCTCCACGTAAGCTAACCGTTCCTAAACCGACCACGAGTAGTTCTGAAGAAGTAGCAGTTCTCGTAATTTCCGATTGGCATGTAGGTCTGCTTGTAGACCCTGATGAGAATTATAATCTCGGCAATTTTAATATAGACATCTTTAGACAGCGTTGCAAAGAGATGACTCAGAGAGTCATAGATATTATTACTTTGCATCGTAAAATGTATCCAGTAACAAAGCTAGTAATATTCTGCCTTGGAGATTTGGTTCAAGGTATGAATCGTGTAGGAAAATGGACTCCTGTTCATATGGAGCAGGACATCTTAACTCAGGTATTCTCCTGTTTGGAAGAGCTTGAGATTATGATTGCAAAGTTCGTACAGTTCTTTGCGAACGTAGAATTCCATGGTGTAGTTGGAAATCATGGCAGAATGGCTGAAAAGGGCTTTGAGAAGGATTATGTAAACTGGGACTACCTAGCTTACATTTATCTACAAAAAGGCTTGCAGCATCAAGATAATCTATTATTTAATATCGGCAAGAGCTTGATTCAAATCGCTCAGGTTCAGAATACTAAATTCTTACTCACTCATGGTGACGAGTTTAGAGGCGATGCAGGACTTCTTCGCGGAGAAATGAGATATAGAGGCTTGATTTCTCAGTTTAAGAATCAAGATGAGGGCTTAAGACTACTTGCTCCATTTATTGAGCGTGTAGAGAAAAGTCCAAACAATATGGCTCTTCAAACAGAATTAGTATCTGCTGCTCTTCAGTATGCCAAAGCTTTCGATCACATGGTTGTTGGACACATGCATATTGCTGGAGTAATGCCGACAACCGCAGGCAATAAGATTATTCGTAATGGAACCTTAATTGGTGGTGATAACTACTCAATTAGAAATATTCAGAGTGCATCTGTGCCGACGCAGAAGTTATTTGGTGTAAACCATAAAAGAATTACATGGCAGTATGACTTGGAACTTGATTAATAAAGAATAATGACATATATCGCTTGTATACATTTTAGAGGTTATTTCTCATAGAAACCGTATATGTATTGTATACATCCTCGGAGGAAAATGAAAATGGCAATGATTAAGCGTAGCGCGATCAAGAAAGAGAACATTCAGGACATTAAAGTATCTGACGTTCAAAATGAAAATGTAAAACAAGGTTCTAACTGCTGTGACGGAAGCTGCAAGTGTAATTGTAAAGATAAGAATAGGTAATGTAAAGAGTCAAATTCTTTATGATCCAGCAACTTATGGAGAGTATTTCCAAAGCTGTATGGATGCAATTGACAATCATACCACAGTAGTTGTAAAAGATCACGAGATGACCCCTGCCTTCCAGAAGGGTTATTGGGATGGTATGATACACTTGTTTAATTCATGCACCATGAATAAGAATAATCTTGGTGCCTTTGAGTTTTACACGGGAAAATTAAGAACCGTACTCGAAATCCTTCGCCGTTTCGGGTATACTGTAGAATTTATTGATAATCGGTATAGACCCGAAACGGGAAGAATCGAATATGAATGGAATGAAAAATTCCCACCCTATGACTTCCAAGAAGAAATTATAAATACTGCCGTAGCAAAAAATAGAGGCATTATTAAATTGGCAACTGGCGGGGGTAAAACCAACGTTGCTGCTGGGGTAATCCAAAAACTTGGCGTAGCTCCCTTTATATTTTTTGTAACCACCAAAGACCTTATGGATCAGGCATATAAGCGTTTTAAAAGCCTATTAAAAACCGATAAGATTGGCAGAATTGGTGATGGTCATTGTGAAATTTACGATGTAAACGTTTGTACGATCCAGACATGCGTAATGGCGTTTGGGAAAGAAGAAGAATATCTTGCTCAGCAAAAGAAAATGAGTTCTCTTCTTGAAGGCGGCAAGACATCTAAAGAAAAATTAGTTAGTGCAGAACGCTATCAAGACATTAGAGACTTGGTAATAAATGCAGAAGGCATTATATTTGACGAAATTCACCATGCAGCAAGTGATACTTGTCGTATGATTCTAGAGTTCTGTGATAAAGCTTTATTTAGATACGGTCTTGGAGCCACTGTGGAACGAGATGATGGTTTAGATAAAGTTATCGAAGCCCTATTTGGTGACTATATTTGCAATATATCTTTATCATATTTGATTAAGCGTGGGTTCTTAATCCCGCCAACCATATTTATGGTTCCTCAAAAAGATGACTTAGGAATGTGTGAGAATTATCAAACAGAATACAAAACATACGTTACAGAAAATCACACAAGAAATCAAAAAATAGCCCAATGCGCTGCTGCTGCAATTGGTGGCGGTCTTCAAACCTTAGTTCTAGTAAGGTATATTCCCCACGGGGAAAAATTAGAGAAGATGATTAATAATATTGCAGGAGAAGGTTCTGCTATATTATTGCATGGAACTTTATCAAGCGCAAAACGAAAAGAATTAATTGGTAAAATGCAGTCCAAAGAGTTGAAGTGCATTATTGCTACATCTTTAGCAGATGAAGGACTTGATATTCAGTGCTTACAATGCTTAGTGCTTGCTGGATCAGGGAAATCCTTTGTAAAAACAATTCAAAGGATTGGACGTGTAATTCGTCTTGATCCAGATAATCCCAATAAAGTGGCTATTGTATATGATTTTATGGATTTAGCTTCAAAGATTCTAAAGAAGCATTCATTACGACGCATGGCAATTTATTTGGAAGAAGAAATGTTTAAAGTTATTGATATGCGCAAACAAGCGATAAAATCGCGTAAGGTATTTTAAGAGAGGTAAGAACATGGACTTTTACGAAATACTTGGCGTGACTCCAGAATCTTCTGAAGAAGAAATTAAAAAAGCTTACAGAAGTCTGAGTAAAAAATATCATCCTGATTTAAATCCTAATAATCCAGAAGCTGAAGCTAAGATGAAAGAAATTTCTGAAGCATATACTGTGCTATCTAATCCTGATAAGCGCAGAGAATATGATATGCGCGGCAATGGTGGATTTGATTTTAGAGGAGGTAATCCATTTACTTCCGGCTTTGCAGACTTTTTTGATCTAAATGATATTATGAACCAAGCTTACAGTAATGTAAGGAGACAGCAAGCTGCCGTATTCCCAGTCACATTAACATTCAATGAAACGTTCTTTGGTACAACGAAAAAAATTGCTTTAAAAAATATCAAAGCAAAATGTCATGCTTGCAATGGTCTTGGAACTGCTGATGGCAGTAATCCTAAATGCGTAAAGTGTAGCGGCACAGGACAGGTTAGGAAGCTTCAGCGAAATGCTATGATGCAAGTGGTTACATCTGTTGCGTGTGACGATTGCCAAGGGAAAGGCGTTGGGAAAATCGATCACCCGTGCTCTGATTGTACTGGCAATGGGTATCTTCTAACAAATCACGAAATTCATGTGGAATTCCCTTCAGGGACAAAGGTTGGTGATAAGTTAGTCCTGAATGGAAGAGGTCATTATGACAGATCGGGATTTACTAATGATTTAGTAATAGCTGTTACAGAGGTTATTAACGATACTCCGTATTCAAGATATAGAGAAGATTTGTTTTTAGAGGTTTCTTTGCCACTTCATGAGGTAATTGGTAAAGAATTTATTGAAGTGTCTCACTTAGATGGAAAGAAATACCAAATATCTCCAAATAGCGGAAATGATGTATCGCAGTTTTCAGGACAGGGATTTGGTGGCAGACATCCTGGAATTAAGGGTAATTTCGTAGTAAAATTAAATATTAAAATGCCTAAGAATATCGAAGCTGAAAAGCTTAATAAGCTTAAGCAATTACTGAATGATGCTGAGTATTAATGGATATCGTTTACGATTCTCAAACCAAAAGAATTCTTAATTATTACAACACTAGCGGAGAAGTCAATAGAAACGGTTCCGTAAAGCGCGTTACTGTTTTTAGAGACATGGCTAAGTTTATTCCTCAAGAAAGAACTGTGGTATGGTCATGGATAACTGCCGAAGAGCAAGTTCGTATACCAGCGCATTTTTATAGCAATTTTAGGAACTACTTCATCGTAGAGGATGAAAATCTCCACACTCCCGTAGCAATTAGGTTGAATAATATTATTTATCCTGTAAAACAAGCGGTTCGGGCAGATCATGATCTGCCCATAATTTGGCATGGGTTATTTTACGATAGTGTTAGTTATTCTTTAATTAACAGAAAAATGGCTTTTTCATTAGCTGATAGAGGGTACAATCTTCAAGTATTTCCGATTAAAAGAAGTCCAGATCGTAATGAATTATCTAAAGAAGACTTAGAGAAGCTAATTGAATTAGGCGCGAATAAGCCAAACCTTGCAGAAAGAGATTGTATTAGACTACACTGTTACCTTCCCACAGATAGAACACCACCAGCTAAATTTAATATTGCCTATACTATGATGGAGAGTCATGGGGTTAGACCTTTTTATATAAGCGCCCTTAACAGTGATTATAATGAATCATGGTTTCCTTGCTTTGTAGAAGGCACCAATATTTTGTTAAAGAATGATATAGAAAAAATTGAAAATGTTAAGGTGGCTAAGAGAGCTTATACCAAGCAGGGCAATTATAATAGAGTAATGGTAACAAGTGTAAAGCCATACTCAGGCGAATTAGTTTCTGTAGATACTGCTCTAATGGATCAAAATCTACTTGGAACTGCTGACCATCCTACTTTTTGTGTTAGTTTTTCTTCGAGTGGAGAAATAATAAGAGATGGAATTAAGCCATTAAAAGAATTAACCCAACAGGACTGGCTTATGTATCCAAGAGAGAAGATAAATTATTCTCTTGAAGAATTCTCTTTGAGCGATATGTTGAAAAAGAATTTAGGTCGATCCAAAACCGTTGAAACTTATAGAGACAAGATTGTAATTACATGTAAAGATTATGTTTATAATCACATGTTGGAAGAGTTGACTAAGTATCCATTTTTAATGAGTGGATCGAATATTATTAATGATAAAATGATTGTTAATGATGAGTTTATTCAACTTTTAGCAATGGTATTTGAAATTAGTTTTGATCAGACTAAAAAAGGCACTTTCGTATTTACGTTCAAAAAAAGCGAAAGCGAGATGGCTCAGCAAATGAGCCAACTTATAACTAATTGTTTTGGGATTCTTAATAAAGTTAAACCGTTCAAAAGTCAGTACTTGGTTTTTGTTTATTCGGAAGTATTTATTGAAATCATGAGTTGCCTCTTGATGGCTCTTGATGAAAAAGCTAAATTTGATATCTTTGGTCAGCTTAATGAAAGGCAGTTAAAATTATTTTTAGATACTCTATTTTCTACACAAAGCAAAACTGCTAAAGGGAAAGTTAAATATTTAGGCTCCAAATATAGAATTAATTATCTTACAAGGATTCTTCTTAATTTAGGTATATTTCCTACAATCAGCAGAACAGAAGTTGATAATATGAATCAATTGGAATTATCGTGGGATCAAAGTTCTTTATTAGTAAAGGAGAATCCTGAAAATTCCCGTTCTGCGCACCATGTAGCTACGGATGAATATGTGTACTTTAAGGTGATCGGGAAAAAGACACTATCTGTAAAAGATTTTCCTGTATATAATCTGGAAGTTAAAAAAGACAATACCTATATCGCCAATTTTGTGTCTGTGCATAACTGTAATTTTAATATCAAGGGCTTTGTTGACGCTGGCTTACAAAAACCTACCCAACACATGCCTTTGGCAATAGATCATAAAAAGTTTGTCCCTGGATTAGAGCGCGTAGAGGATGTAAATTTTCATATCTTGAATCCGAAGCCTGATAGATTTCCAGCAAGACCTCAAGGGTTTAAGTTTTTAGCCATTTTTAGGTACTCTTATAGAAAGGGACCAGACCTACTAATAAAAGCCTTTAGAAAGGCGTTTAAAGCCACTGATGATGTATCCTTGATCATCTTTAGCCGATCATATTTAGGAAACGTAGAAAACGACTCTATAAATACGACAGAAGCAACTTTAGCTGATTTATCTAAGTGGGTGGCTGAAGATGAAAATTCTGCCCCAATATATTGGTGTAGAGATTATTTACCTGATGAATTAATGCCAAATCTTTACGGATGGGCAGACTGTTTTGTTAGCACTTCTCGCGGAGAGGGCTTTGGACTTCCTCCAATTGAAGCTGCTGCTTGCAAGATTCCTGTTATTGCTCCTAATCATTCCGCTATGGGAGATTATATGAATAATGAAAATGGCTATGTAATAGAATTAGATGGATTACAATCTTGCGGAATGATGGTAAAAGATGGGAATAAATTAAAATACCAAGGTCCAGACCCAAATTGGGCTGGGTGGATAACCCCAGGATATGTAAATCAGGAATTTCCAATATGGGGAGAATCTGCTGTAAAACAAACCGCTGAGCTTATGCAGAGTGTAATTGAAAACCCAGCAGAAGCTCAGCGAAGAGCAGAAATTTTTTATCAATTTGTATTGGATAATTATACTTGGGAAAAGGCGATTGATAGAATTGGAAACAGACTTAATGAGATTAAGAAGAAAATCTAGCTATTGCTTCTGTTGTAATATCTGAATTCACCATTTGCTCTACAAGTTGTTTAAAGGTGAATTCGGGTTGCCATCCAAGCTTTTGTCTAATTTTGGTACTATCCCCAACAAGTAAATCTACTTCTGCGGGACGCATAAACTTTGCATCTTGTTTTACAAATCTTTCCCAGTTAGGCTCATCAATACACTCAAAAGCCACTTGTAGAAAATCGCGCACAGAATGAGTTTCACCTGTGGCTACTACGTAATCATCTGGCTCATCGCATTCAAGCATCATTATCATTGCGCGGCAATAATCTTGAGCATGACCCCAATCCCGTTTAGCATCTAAATTACCCAGAGTAATTGTTTGCTTTCGATCATAATAAATCTTTGCAATAGCTTTCGTGATTTTTCGGGTTACGAATTCTTCACCTCTTGTTGGTGATTCATGATTAAATAGAATCCCGTTACTAGCGAACATACCATAGCTTTCACGATAGTTAACAGTCATGTTGTAACCAAAGCATTTTGCCACTCCGTAAGGGCTTCTTGGATAAAATGGAGTTTGTTCTGTTTGTGGAACTTCTCTAACTTTTCCAAACATCTCTGAAGAGCTAGCCTGATAGAATTTAATCTTCTTGTTGAGAATTCGAATAGCTTCTAAGCAATTAAGTGTTCCCATGCTAACCACATTTGATGTTAGGATAGGTTGATTCCATGATTCTCCAACAAAAGATTGTGCCGCCAAATTATAAAAATGATCAGGATTCGCTGTTTCAATAGCATTGATGATTGAACTCTGATCGGTAACATCTCCGTAAAGAAGATGGAAATTTTCATTTGTCATCAAGTCTTGAATCCTTTGAAGATTATGGTTCGCTGTTCTTCTGGAGATTCCATATACTGTATAGCCCTTAGCTAAGAGTAGTCTTGACAAAATGCTTCCATCCATGCCAGTAACGCCAGTAATTAAGGCTGTCTTATTCATTATTTATTCTTTCTAATAAAGAAGTCATATCCATCAACTTCTCTATGTTCACCAATTTTGTTTTTTAATTCTTCTAAACTGTAGGAATTTATCCACCAGTTAGCTTCCCTATTATTAGGATGTTTGTCTTTAGTGTTATAGGAACATATAAGTAAGTTACATGTGTCTAAATGGTTGTCTAAAAATTCTGTTGCATTTATGTATTCTAAAATTCCAAGACCGATAATTATGTCAGCATTTTTTAATACAAGTTTATTTATGTCTATGTTTACATCTGGATCACCAATTAAGTCATATCCTGTATAACTTCTATGGGGTAAAATTTCTTTTAATTTTTTGGTTCCGCATCCGATATCAGATACATCTCCAATATAATTACCCATAATATCTTTATACAGCTTTTTTAGAGCAATGGCTCTATCGTAGAATCCATTATTCCAGCCACTATGTTGTTTCCAGCTTTCTAATTTTTTCATTCAATATTTCTCTCATTAAATCAATATTATTAATGTGCCTACTTTCTTGAAAATCATCACATTTAAATCTATAATTGAAAGACTCGTAGCTTTTACCTGACTTGAAAGCCGCGATAGTGGAATGAAGCTTCATTGTAAACATAAAATTAACATTTTCTTTTATAAAACGTACATATTCTGGATAAGGTAGAACATCTAGACATGGCGCATTCGGAAAATCTTTTTTCATTAAAATTTTATCTTCTGGACAAACAGGCATAAGAATCAACGACTCTCCATTTGTCATTTGATAAATACGATCCTTTATTGCTTTTGTATCATATCTTCCAGGACTCTCTCCATAACTTGCAGCATAGTTAAATTTACCATACTCGCCATACTTTGTTGCTCCTAATAATAAATCATCAGCTAAAGCCGAATCTCCAGAAATTGATCCAAATTTTATTTTTTCTAAAGTTTTAATTCCTCTAACAAAAAAATCTTCTTCTTTAAAATACTCTGGTATAAGTGGAATCCAATTATAATTTTCAGTGCAGTCTATCTCATCATAACCGACGCCGAATGCAAATGTACTTTTGATATTATTGACTTTTATATTCTCAACAAAATATTTGAAAGCATTTTCCTTCTGATTGGTTATAAGACTTCCCCCTCCCAGTACAGCTAACTTACATCCCTTCGGGTTTGTTGTTATATATTTTCTATAGTTTGGAGATAGTGACAAAACGAATGATCTAAAAACTGCATCATCCCCCATATTATGCCCAGTAGGATATCCGTGATAATAAATCATACTACTCTGGCTTCTTTAAGAAAAATATGCACGAAGTAAATTGGAAGTTTCCAATGTTGTGTTTATCGCAATTATTGAAGTCAAATGAGGTCTCTCCTATTAACTCACATCCAGAAGGATCAATTAATCTTTCCTTTAGTGATGCGTTGTCGTAGAAATATCCCCCTCTCACCCAATTATGAGAGGCGCAAGCATCCGTTCCTATAATAATAGTTCCTCCAGGTTTACAGACTCTAGATGCCTCAATAATAGCTTTTGTGTCTCCTTGATGTATGTGTTCAATTGCAGAAAAGGAAACAACGATATCTGCTGAATCATCCGCATAAGTTAAACTTGTCATATCTTGAAATTCACACGTTAACCGCTCAGGATTAATGGCAGATTTTTTCCATAATTTAGTCCAATAATCTAAGTCTCCCAAATCTCCCCACCCAAGAAATACGTCACTTGCAAAAACCTTTGATGCGTCCTTGGTTAAGTAGGAACAGAAAAGGGAGTCTCTTGCTCCCAATTCATAAACTACCTTGTCTTTAAAGTCTACGTTATATAGAGAAACGGCGCAATCAAAACTGCGTCCATACTTATGCCATTTGGCATCTTCTAAGCAGAATTTTTTATAGGCATCTTCAATTTCTCGCACTTTAGGAAATTGAGAGTAGGTTGCTTCTTGGTTGTAATACTGATTGAGATGAATCATAACTAAATGTCCTTTATGCCGTTTAATATTGTTGTTGCCCAGTGGTCCCATGTAAGCTTGCTTAAGGCTGTTTTTCTTCCATGCTCTTTAATATCATTATAACTATTGTAATTAATAAGAATATTATCAAGTTGTTTAGCTGCTATTTCTGAATCCCAATCCAAAACAACACAGTCTTTTTGTAAGTCTAAAACTTTATCTAAATCCTTCACATGGTCTATCGCGAGTAGTCCGCCGCTTCCAAGAATTTGGCAAACCCTCTCATTGATGTACTGCGAGCCATCTGGTCTTACATGTGTGCAAATATTAATTTTGCTATTGTGAAAGACTTTGTTAGAATTCTCAAAACTAACCCAGCCTTTATAATTGTCAGGAAATATGTTTTTAAAACTTTCCGATCCGTAGATATTTACTTTTCTGTGAGGAAGAGCTTCTATGATCGATGTAAGGAGTTTTTTCCTATCATAATGATGATATTTAAAGAGGGGGTCTGTATATAAATTAGTACAAACAATACTTATATCACATGTATAGTCGTCATCTTTGGCTGGGAAATGGATTTCTGGATCAAACCCTGGAGGACAATAAAGTGCGTTGCATCCAAAATAATTATAACGACTTACCGAGTCAGCGCAACAACTAAATGCCATATCCAGTAAAGCACATTTTTCTGGCATCTCTTTATGAACCTGCCATTGAAATGGGTCATCCCAAGAGTAAAGTATATGCTTGCATTTAATATTTTTCTTTATATAAGACAACTGCTTTGCGCTAAGCGTTTCTGCTCTCCACCATAGAACTACATCAGGATTTTGAGACTTCAAATCTTTTAATATTTGAACATGATGAGTTTTGCCTATCTCAGTTCTATATTGATAAGCGGGAATAAAATCCACTTGCACCCCAAGCTTCTCAAGAGCCTTTGATGCTCCTAAGAAACCATCCGCCAAGTGAAAGGCTCCCACTAAACTTATCTTCATTAAATAGCTCCAGTTAATATTATAGTTTATATACGCTGTGGACGTATAATAATACCAGTGAGGTCAATCAAATGAAATTAACTTGCATAACTAATAAGGGCTGGAGCGGTGTAGTAGAAGCTCTTAATACCACAGTAAAAATTGTCGGCAGCGGCAGATGCTTGTGGGTTGATGATGATATAAGAAACAATTTTAGAATATTCAATATACTTAATGAGATCGAATCTGATATCATACTGGTTGGCGGTTATGGACCGATAATTAATGGTTTAATTAATACGGGAGCAAACAAGAAAAGCAAGGTTGTAGTGCTTTGGTGTAGTAACATTCTTCAGAGTGAACTGACTGGTGAAATGGATCAATTTAACATGATTTTATCAATGTTAAGAGCAAAAAGGATTCATTCATTGGCTTTTATTGAAAAAGAATCCTATGTAGCAATGAAGAATCTTTTTCCTAAAGAAAATTTTTCCTACATGCCTGTCGTTCCTATTGATAGGAACGTTGAAAATAAGGCTGTATTTCCAGATGATTCTTTTAACGTCGATGTTTTTTGCACGCCCGATGGTAGAAAAAATATCTATAATCAATTGCTTGCCTTGCACGATATCTCCAAAGTACATGTTAATTATAGTAAGCCAAGTTATGTAAACTTGGTAAAAAACTTTCCAGGTATTATTAACCACGGAAGAATGAGCCTTTCTGATTTGGACACTTATAGTGCTGGAATGAATCTATGTTCCCAAGTTAGTATGAATGAATCATTTAATTATGTTGCCGCTGATCATATGTACATGGGAGTTCCCGTATTGGCTTCTAGGTTTGTTCCAGCAGTGTTTGATACATCCAGCGAATTAATTCATAAACATCTTATTGTCAATAATCCTATGGATACTCAAGAGATTAAAGAGAAATCTTTATATATAAAAAACAACAAAGCTTTAAACAAAGAGTTAGGGGAAATTAGTAAGATTGAAATTCAAAAAATTCATGAAATAAGAAGAGCCGACTTATTAGAAAGCATTGCGTCCCTATGAAAATATTGTTTGTAGGAAGATTCTTTTATCCCGAATTCGGAGGCGGAGAATTTTACATAAAGAATGTGCTTAAGTATCTTGTTGATAAGGGTCATTATTGTACTGCTATGTGTTTTTATGACGGAAATACAAATCAAAAATTTACAAAATCGCAAGCACTAGTGGTTGATGGAATAAGGGTTCTTCAATCTCAGTGGTGTAATCCAATTCAAATTCAAAACGTATGCAAAGCCTCTGGCTGCGACGTAATGATTACCCAGTCTACAGATTCTATGATGTTTTTACAAGCCGCTAAGCAAGTTGGTGTAAAAACTGTATTTGGTATCCACTTCTATAATGAAATCTGCTCAATGACAAATGGTGGTCTTTATGTGAATGTTTTAAATGCTTTGCCAGAAGAAATTAAAATTGATCCAAATCAGCAAAAGCCATTTAGTTATTGTGATGAATTCTTTGTTAATTCAGATTATATGAGTCAGGTGGTTGAAAAATATGTAGGCAAAAAACCAAAACATGTTATTTATCCCCCAATTAATAAAGATTTTATTGCGCAAGAAAAAAAGCCCTCTCATGTGACGTATGTTAATCCATGCATAGGAAAGGGTATGGGTGTATTTTATAGCGTTGCTAAAAAGTTGCCAAATATACAATTTAAAATGCTGGGCGCTTTGGTAGATAAATCTCCCGTTAACATTAGAGTCTATGAAAATATAAAAAAGCTGCCCAATGTAGAAATTCTAGATACCGTTCAAGATATGGGCAATATCTATCGATCTACTAAAGTCTTAATGACTCCCTCATTAGTCGATGAAACCTTTTCTATGGTGACTCTAGAAGCTTTGATGAATGGAATTCCTGTAATTGCCTCTAAATTCGGCAATCTACCCTACTTGTTAGAAAAGGGCGGTTACTGTTTGGATGTAGACAACATTAATGAGTGGGTTGACAAAATTAATATTCTATTCAATAATCAAGACGAATACGACAAGGTTGTAAAAGAAGGAATGGAGCAAATAAAGAAATACGATTCGGAAGTCCAATGTGAAAAATTTCTTTCCATGCTAGAAGGCGTTGTAAGTGGGTAAAAAACTAACTGCCGTTGTTCATCATTATTATCCTGCCGTTGGCGGGGCAGAATTATCTTTACATAAAAATCTCTCCAACTTGGTTAAAAAGGGATATGAATGTAGAGTTTTGTGCTTTATGGATAATGATAGTAGACCTTTTTCTGAAAGAAGAGAGTTTAATATTGATGGTGTTGAAGTGATTCAATGCAAATTTCCTACCGAAAAAACATTCATTCAAGATAGTGTCAGAAATACAGATGTTATCATTACTATGCTTACGATGTCACCGATCATTGTGCCTTATTGTCGAGAAATGAAAAAACCTATAATCAACATAGCATGCGATGAGATTTGTTTTTCAAATGGCAATATTGTAAACTCACTTCTATACTCCAATATTGTGTTAGCAAACAGTGAATATACACAAAAAAGACTTAAAATAAAAGGTGTTGATAGTAGAATTTTTTTTCCTGATTTTAATCGATACACATCTAATGAAAAATGCAATAAAAAACATATTCTTTTCTTTAACCCTAGAAAACACAAGGGTCACGATATTGTAAAAGATTTAGTCTCACGGTTTGATAAATATAACTTTGTTATAGCTGGGTCAGATGGGTATGATGTTTGGACCAAGAAAAATGTAGAAAAATTAGAAGCAAATAACGTTCAGTATGTAGGTAATATTGAACGTGCTGAAGTTTTGGATAATTTGTATAGAGAGGCGATAGTAACATTGGTTCCCTCTCAAGTTCCAGAAACCTTTAGTATGGTTGCTGCGGAATCAATATGGAGAAATACTCCCGTTATAGCTTCCAGGTTTGGCGCTCTTCCTGATACTGTAGGCAAATGTGGCATAATTGTATCTGAATATACAAATCCATCAAGTTGGATGATTGCCCTCCATTCTTTTATGGAATCTAAGCCTACATATAATTTTGATGAGCAAAAGACTCAGCTAGATAAGTATTCTTCTTTGGAGATTTTGGAACAGTCTATCGAAGAAAGCATTAGGAATGAAAATAAAGTATAAAGCCCCTATTGAAGATAGGTCTGGATTAGGTGAGGCTAGTCGCCGTATATATAAGGCTTTATCCTTAGTGTTTGCAGAAATCGGAGTAGAGAAAATAGATATCTCTTCTGGTCCCGCTCACATAATTCCTCAAATACCTAATCCTCCCATCTATAACAGCATTGAAGATTATGATGCTGTGGTAATCTTCTGCCCTCCGTATCAATTCAATAGATTTATTGAAAACGGCAAAAGAAACATAGGATATACTATGTGGGAAACAGATAAAATAGATACGGGGGATTTTTGCAAAATAGATTTATTGCTTGTGCCAACTTACGACAATGCTAATGCTTTTATGAAGGTCCATAATAATGTCAAAGTTGCTGCTATTCCTCACAGTGATACCTTTAGCCATATTCCAAAAAATTCAAAGTATACATTCTATTCTATTTTTGATTGGACGGATAGAAAAAGCCCCATGGAAACTTTGGCTGCTTATTTTTTAGAGTTTCAAGACGATCCAGAAATATCTATGATTTTTAAAACAAACTCAAAGCCCAATATTGACATGCAGATCAATCGCCTAAAGCAAACTATGAAACTTTCTAATTTTCCTCATTGCGAGATTATTAGTGATAGTTGGTCTGAGTTTCAAATAAAAGAACTTCATCAAAAAAGCCATTGTTACGTTTCTCTCTCCAAAGGGGAAGGTTGTAATTTACCTCTTATGGATGCAGTATTTTATAGGAACCAAATTGTTTCTACCAACTGTGGATTTGTGGAATATCTAAGTAATCATTCCAATCTTTACGAAGTATCAGGAACAAAAGAGCCAGTGTTAGGAATGTCTTTCTTTCCTTATGTGGATGCCACTCACAACTGGGTCGTCCCATCTATTACGGATGCACGTAAGAAAATGAGATATGCTTACAGGCTTTTTAAAGGTAAAGCAATAGACGACAATTTATTAAAATATGAGACAGATAAATTGTATACAAAATTTAGTCCTCAAGCTATTGGCGATATAATCAAAGCATCAATTTGAATATAATCAAATCTGGATTGTTTATAAAGTAAATGATTTAGATGGTGATGAAGTGCCTGAACGTGCCGAAGTGGAAGTAACTAAAAATGATATATCAGCCATTACAAGCAACTGGCAACTCATTGGATACAAAATCTTATGCGATAAGATAAGTATTAATGAGTCTCAATTAGAAAATGCAATCCAATCTCACGATAATCACTTAGAGTGGAGTTGTTGGGGTAAGCGGATTGTGCTTCGCATTGGTGATTATGAAAATGCGCCTCATTTAATTTTTGGTTTAGGAATGACAGGCTCTTTTACAATTAAAGAAGCTGATTGGTACGATAAAAAACAACATCCTAGATTCTCTCTTATATATAGAGATGGTTCCAAAATTAAGCAGTTGGTATTTTGTGACGTGAGAAAATTTGGAAAGGTTTTCTTCCGAGATAAGGAAGATGATTTTCCTAAAATGTGGGTGTTTGATATTGGTCCTGGAAAGTATCCAGAAAATATCCGAATTGCAACTTTTGAGAAACTCTTAAATAGGTGTGTAATCACAAGAAGAGTTAATAAGCCTATCAAATCATTTCTTTTGGATCAGAATGAGTTTGGCGGATATGGAAACTACATGGCTTGCGAGGTTTTGTTTAGGGCAAATATTCATCCAGAAACCAAAGTCAGAGATTTGACTACAGAGAATATATCAAATATAAGAAAAGAAACTTTCGAGTTAATTGATGAAATGATTTCTCTTGGCGGAGTCACGCTTAAGGATTTTGTGCGACCAAACGGAAAATATGGCAAGGGCATAGAAAATTTAAAAGTATATGGCAGAAGAAATAAGCCATGTTTAAGATGCAATGATAGCATCGAGTATATAAAGCTGTCAGGCAGGGGTACTTTTTATTGTCCTTCATGTCAGCCTTCATTAATAACTATAGGTAAGTAACATATATGATAGACACATCTAAAGTAGCGGTGATTTCTCTTTACCGTGAAAATATCGTTAAGGCTAAGGATTTAGCCAAGAAGTTTGCCAAATTCGACAAATGGGGCAATACCAAGTGGGGGTATGGCTTATTGAATGAGGGCAAAGAAAAGAACCGTGCTGAGTTTGTAGGTATGTGCGGAGAATTAGCATTTTCGGATTTCACTTCTCTTCCTGTAGATGAAGAAGTAAAAGCTAAAGGCAATGATTATGACTTTGAAATTCCTAACTCAGGTTATAAGATTGATGTAAAAACTCATGCCAAAGATTATGGTTGGCATTTTATTAAAGCCGCCAATAAAGCTAACAGCGCACTTCTTCCATTGAAGTCCGACATCTATGTATTTGCAACAATTAAAAAAGAAGCAGATGCTGAAGTAATTGTAGAATTGAATGGCTGGATTACTAAAAAGACGATTGAAGATAATGCTGCTGACAGGCTTGGTCCTGCTATGAAGGGCGAACACATCAACTACTATATTCAAAAAGAAGAGTTGCAACCAATGAACCTACTCGTTGATCTTTTAAATAAGTACAGAGAAATTCAGGGTCTGTAAAAATCACACCGCTATAGTGAATAGCCCATGTAGCTAGTTGTACTCATAGGTAGAATAACGAAAAGGATTCTACAGTGAATATCAAAGAGCAAATTAAGGCAGACAGACTTCGTGCTAGAAAAGATCGTGACGAAGTAACTACAGGAACCTTAACATACATTATGGGACAGATTGAGCTACAGGAAAAAAGCCCTAATGCTCCCAAGGATGTTCCTGTAGCTGTGATAAAATCTCATATTAAGAGTGTTAAAGAGAATGTGGAAGCAATTGGCAAAGAGTCTGACCACGCTAAGGCTGCATTTGCTGAGATTGAGTTGCTTCAGAAATATTTGCCTGAGCAGATTACTGCTGAAGATATTAGAAAATTCTGTACGGGTATGTGTGGCGGCGGTGTCCGTAACAAGGGTGAAATTTTGAAAGCTATCAAAAACACCTATGGCGCTGCTGTTGATATGAAAGAGGCAAGTCAGATTGTCGCGGAGTTCGTCAATGGATAA